CATTGGCTCTTTCCTGACAGATCTCTTTCAGGTTCGCTAAGGCGGCGGCGGTAAGTGCGGCCTTATCACCATCACACCCACACCAAAACTTATCAAATATTTCTTGAATAAGGATGAAATTATTATATTTGCGACATGAAAACAAAGTCATTTAAAATACTTGATCAATACTTTCTTCGATTCTATAGATCTATTATGTCTAAGAACGGGAAAAGGAGGAAGCATACGATCGTGGATAAGAATGATATCCTTGAGTGCCAGTCGTTGATCTGGAAAGTCATACGTGACAAGTATCTGGATAATGAGGGTGGGGTTTATATAAACAACATCGGTTATCTGTGTCATAAGATCAATCCCAACCGTAAAATATATCTAAATAAGCTTACCGGTACTATTAACAGACGTGGAACTGGTGGATATTCTTATGTCCATACGTGTATTGATTTTATGCCTCGGAACAAGTATTTTCATCTCTATATTTCTCCGGCGTTGAATAAGGAGTGTAGATTGGCTATGGAATCAGGTAGGAGGTATAAGTTCTTGTACCGGGAGGTTGAGTCGGAGAGTAAGGTATTTGGAGTTAAATGGGTTTATAAGCTGTAGAAGTTTTTGTGATCCAGTTAGCACGTGAGGGTAGACTGGATTTTTTTGTATCAATGATTCAAATACATATCTTTGTGCAAAAGACTTAAATATGACTATAAAAGGGTTATTGGCCGAGATCAAGGCCGATTTACATAAATACGATGATAGCGGGGCTATAGATACCTCGTCTGTTTATAGGTGGGCTGAGATCGCCTTGAAAAGGTTCGGGGGTGTTATAGCGGTCATGTCCGAGGCGGTTGTCAAGACCAGTAATAAACAGGCGGTATTGCCTTCCGATTTTTTCGACATGCTTGACGCCTATAGGTGTGAGCCTCTTGTCTGTGAGATTCCGGGCGGCGACAAGGCTAAGGCTGACCTCCAACACGAGATCGGCTGGGTCGAGCGCACCGAGCGCGGTTTCCGTTGGAACTCCTGCACCGAGTGCTGTAAGGAGGAGTTTGAGAAGACGATCACGGAGAAGATATATATCGGGTCTCACGAGGTTCGCTTCCATTACCATCATCCCGTAAGGTTATCGATAGGTCGTGGGTTGAGGCGTGATTGCGCCGCTGACAAGTATCGGGATAAGTACGATTGGGATAATTATGATATAACTATATCCGGCAATACTATGTATACCGGGTTTGATGGATTTATTTACATCATATATCGTGCTACACCCAAGGATGATGACGGTCTCCCATATATACCTGAAACGGCGTTAGGATACCTTGAGGATTATGTCGAGACGTATATCAAGATGAAGATCTTCGAGAATGCCGCTGTGAATGGCTTGATACAAGGCGCTGGTGATGCTTATAAATTATATGCTCAGCAGGAGCCGGGTAAGTTCGCTAGGGCTATGAAAGAGCTTAAGATGTCGATGATTACCTTGAATGATTATCGGGAGCTGGCTGAGGATAATAGGAGGAGGATGCTGTCTCATGAGCGTATGTGGCCCAACGCTTTTGATAAGTATATCAAATTGGTTTAGTTGCGGGGGAGGGAATCGAACCCTCGATCTTTAGGTTATGAGCCTAATGAGATACCTCTTCTCCACCCCGCGATTATGACGCGAATATACGTTTTTAAAAAGAAAAAAAGATAATATGGCAAAGAAAAATGATTGGATACATTTAGATAAGACAAGTGGTACTGGTCCTGCTGAGGTTAAGGTTACCGCTGATATCAATGAGACTGGTGAGATACGTCAGGTAACGTATAAGGTTATAAAAGAGGGAACCAAGGAGGAGAAGACGTTCGTGTGCAGGCAGGAGTCCGTCCCGGTGGTGATCATCCCGGAGTTCGATTACCTTGTGCTTAGGTATATCTGGGCTGACGAGGACGGCATTGACTTTGACACGGCTACCGGTTTCGATAACACCGGCCTCCCGGACGTTGACGGCAAGCTGGTTGGTTGGAGTAAACAGTATCAGACCACGCAGGAACGGGTAGGTGATTATCTTATCCATGGTGGTGATAACATGGAATCAGGTAATGAGGCCGCTTTGATCCAGATGGGGCCGTTGTTGGATGGTGATAATTACGATAAATTACCTCTTGAGATCAGGTGCAGTATATACGGTAACTGGTATGGTGGTCGTGAGAAAGGTAATGTCACTATCAGATTCACGGCATATAAGGGAGGTTCTATGGAGAAACGTGGATATGATTTTGTCAATATCGGAGGCGAGGAGGTTTATACCGGTGATGCCCCTACCAATGTATCCGCCCACGGAGAGGATAATTGGCAGGATATAAGAACCCTGTATTCCAAGGTAGGTACGATGATCTACAATAAGGAGTCCCGTGATTGTATCGTGAGAATTGGAGAATAAATTTTTTAGCATGATAATAGCGAATTTTAGCTCTCTTGTCCGTGAGGATAGGAGAGTTTTTTTTATTTTTTTTTAATCCTTCACTTATGACATATTTGATCTTTTATTGCGCAGGAATAATCTAGCTTTGCCGAAAACTAGCATTATGGTCACATTGAATGATGTCAATAACGAACTCCATGTCCGGTTATATGTATTGGAGATGTTTAAGGATTATGTTCGGGATGATGATTTCGACGAGCTTTTAGATAAGGCGTTGGATTTTGTCATGGAAGGCGCTTCTATGCCTAAGGTGCCGGTAAGAGATACTACCATGAGCGACATATCAAGAAGTGTCATTGCCTTGGCCACGGGGATGGGGTTTGATAACAGGATAAACAAAAGTCCTCTGGAATTGGCTTATGACAGATGTAAGATGAGATACGTTTTCGATCCTCGGAATCGTGACATACATGGTGTTGTTGTTGGTTATTCCAATGACTTCAATAGTCTGGTAGCCGTGTGTGATGAGGGATCGAAGAGAGGGATAGACAAAGGATCTACTGATTTTGTGGATGTCAATGAGAGATACGTGACTAACGGGTTCTTCTACATATCCGTAGAGGATGCCGACAAGCAGTCAAGCTACATGGGTGGAAATTCGTAATTATTATGTTTTTTGTACTTTACCACGAGACGTTTTAAGTGTTTAGTCTTCCTCCTGACTTGTGAAAGTTAGGAGGATTTTTTTATATTCGCGTGATTTGAATGTTTTAGCATAATACGTACAGTTTTTGTTAAGATCCGGCGTGTAAGTGATTATCCGCCGGATTTGTTATCTTTGCGAAAAACATAACATCGTGCAGAACAATTCTAACATAGCGGTTCCCGACTCCGGGATGAATAGGGATAAGCATCCACAGGATCTATCCCCATCTGAGTACAGCTTTGCCTTGAACGCTACCATAGAGGGTGACGATGGAAGCCAGCTTAAGATCCAGAACGAGCCTAGTACCCTTTTATGTAAGCGATTTGATGGCTATAAGGTTATTGGGTATAAGAATGACATAGCTGGTGATAACACTTATTTCTTTCTATCCAATCCGGATGATAATACGTCTAAGATCACGTTCATGCGGTCATTGGATTATATCAAGACCGTGGAGGATCAATTATCCGGGTCTGATAAGGATATCCATCGTATCCTTGGCGAGAGGCTTGAGGAGTCGGATGGTCGTTTCGATGAGATATGTGATTTGATGGAGGTCCTGATAGAGGACGGGGTTGATGATCCTTGTCTTAACTTTTCCATTCATCACCCGATTTTCGACATAGAGATTAAGGATGAGAAATGCGGGAAGGTGATATACTGGACTGATGGATATAACCCCCAGCGATATGTTATGGTCGATAAGGCCCTTAACCCGGATGATGATGGTGACTTTTGGTATCATTACCATGGGTATAAGACATGTGGGGATGACAAGCCAATAGAGAGGTGTAGGCTGGCCTGCGAGAAGCTGCTGGTGTTCCCGTTGCTGACGGCCCCGTGCGTGGAGCCTGAGGTCGTGGAGTTCGGGGGGAGCCTGCGTGCCGGGACCTACCAGTTCTGCGTGGCGTTGTGCGATGAGTTCGGGATTGAGAAGACCGGATATTGCTCATTGACCAACCCAATCATGTTATTCGATCGCCAAGATATGGTTATCCGTGATGGTTTATGGGGTAAGTCAACCAATATGGGTATCCGCCTTACTGTATCCAATATAGATAAGCAGGTATCTCATTATAAGATAGGTGTTATACAGAACACGGTTGGGTTTAATGGTGAGCAAAGCCCGGTTCTTGAGTATTTCATAGAAGGTATACATCCGATAACGGAAAGGACCATCTATTACCTTACGGATCAGTATAGCGAGCGTACGACCATGGAGAAGTTATCCAAGGAAATACCGGTATATAAGACAGCCAGAGGCATGACGTCTGTCGGGAATCGTCTTCTTCAATACGGCTTGACCGTGGAGAACGAATGGAATCTACAACCGGTCGTCAACTTCTTGGGTCATTTCGTTAAATGGCAGACATCGATAGCCACGGAGAATCTGTATAAAGACGGTGTGGCTTGCTCTAAATACGTCTCTTTCATGCGTGACGAGGTATATCCGTTGGGTATAAGATTCTTTACCAATACAGGATACAGGACGGCTAGATTCCCGCTTATCCCTCGTCCGGCCACAAGGGAGGAGATGGAGGTTATCGTTGATGAGGACGGTAACTCTGACGACCTGTCGGCTGCGTCGGTACTGGAGAACAACCCGCAGTGCGCGGGGAATAGCCGCCGTCATCTTTGGCAGTTTAAGAATACGGCAAAGATCATAAACGACCCATCTTGGGGATTTGATGATTTTGGAGGAGAATGTAAGAATCAGTTAGATGTCAAGCAGCTCAGATATGTAGAGCAGGAATATGCCACGGTAGGAGAGACCCAATTCGTTATCAATACGATGGGGGAAGATGTTACGGTAGATGATGCTATTGATTATATCGCTGATAATATAGAGAACCTGTGTGATATCATAGAATCTAATGTAGGTATTACTGACGAGTTATGCGCTGCTATATCATTGCCGGAGGATCAAGACGGTATAAAGGCTCCCGATTTCCCTAGTGGATGTGATGATATCGAGAGGATAGAGACCAGGACTATATTGGATAAAAACTCTTTGGTGGATTCTAGGATTGATTTTACATATAAGCTGGCTAGTGATTATACGGAGACCGAGCCTACCACCTTAATACAAAGTAACGCCGAGTCACAAAGGAAATTCTCTGTATTGTGTGATTTCGATAATTATTCCAGTGGAGGTAAGAATATCATAGATCTGGTTCAAGAATGGCTGGATGGTCAGGATGAGGACAAATTCCCGTCTGACATAGATTCTTCAGCCTTGGTCTTGTGTCAGGATATGTCTAATGTCCGGCAGTTATATGATGAGGGTATATGTACTAATGGGTGTTCGGTAGGTGATCCTTACGTTAATCCTACTATTAACGATGTTCAACTTCCTACATTCCAAGGAGGTAGGTCATTGGGTAAGTGTACGTATTTGTACCAATATCCCGGATGGGAAGGTAAGCATCATACAGAGACGATGCTTGATCAGTTAATGGATACGATGGAAGAATACTTCCCTCAATACGAGAGTCAGTTTGGTATCGAGAACGCCATGTGTCTTTTTGGTGATGGTGATAACTCTAAGTTCAATACCGGCATATCTACTGATTGGGAAAGTCGTGTGTCTGTGCAGAATGATATTGACGCCAAGACCAATTGGTTCGGTAGAAGCAACTTGACTTATTTCAAGTTCTATCCACATGTATCCTCATACGCCAGATGGGTGGAGTTGGATTACGAGAAATACGTAAGCGGTTTATCCGATCCTGATAACGGTATTATGTACATAGAGATGATGGGTAACTATAATTATCCGATCGGTGACTCATCATCATACAACAAGGTTCGTATAACGTTTTTCTCGGACAAGGAAGGTACCGTGGCTCCTAATCCTTTGGCTAATGATGCCAAGAAAGGTGTTATAGTGAATTACGTGGATCATAAGATATTTATGATGCCAAAGTACTTGTTCTGGAATGATGACAAGACTACCTTCCATAAGATATATGTTTGCATCGAGCCTGCGGTATGCGTGTTCTTCACCGGTTTCGCCATGAGGCAGGACATGAAGGAGCTTGCCGGATTCTATACGGCCGGCACCGCCATCTTTCCCGCCCCGTTCTGTTTTGGCATTCGGCCGCTGGAGGTGAAATACGTGTTCTTCTTCACGAAAGAATTGAAATTAAGGAGATTTGTTACCTATGAGGCGAAATGTGTCTCATGTGGGGATAAACCCGCTGACTGCGCTCCCAGACCATATCAGTATGGTGATTTCGGATATTGGGAGTCTACCAATAAGTACCCGGCTAATTTTGAGTTGTATGATTCAAGTAAGATCGGGATATCATCGGGAGGATCAAAGAGGAAGGACATAATAGATTCTTTGACGAAATACTATGGGTCTCCTAAATCAGTTGGGGGTAAGTCTTATTTCACCGGTAATGGGGATAACGCTGAGTACCCCAATACGTCAACCACGTTTTGTCAGAGACCTATACGTCATTACAAGTTTCCGGATAACTCTGTCGCCCCTTTCATGGGTAATCCGTCTCAACTGACCGGTCAATATGGAGTTGACTCCTATATTTATCCTATGGGGGTGATGCTTGATGACGATATCGTTAATGAGTTTCTGGATATAGCGGTAGAGAACGGTCTTATAGATAAGGCTAGAAGAGATTCTATAATAGGATATGAGTTGTATAGGGGCGATAGGACGTTGGATAAGAGCGTTATCGGAACCGGTCTGGCTTATGATATGTTTAAGTACGATGATCCCGACGGATCGGCTAACCTTTATCCTAATTACCCTTACAACGATTTGTCTGATGATATGTATATCTATAAGGATATTAATCGTGAGAAATTTATAACGCATCCGTTTAACAGGAAGGGTAATATCTGGTATTCATTCTTAAGTCCTGATATTGCCTTTAACAAGCCTGACGCTCCCACCGAGTGCCTTGTTGATGGTTATCAATTAGGTAAATCCTCCGGTATATTCAGGGAGGTGGAGGATCACCCTAAATGGACGATATTAGGGAGCAAGGCTTATAGTATGGCAACGTCATTGGCTACGGTAGAGGCTATGGCTAATTTAATATCCGCTATAGCTGAGTATACATATCAGTCGGCTTCACAGCAATATGTCGGTGGAGGCGTGTTCTTTTTAGCCAACCCTGTCGGCATAGCGCTGACGGCTATCCGTCTGGCTACGGGTATCGCCAAGGCCACAGCCCAGTCCGTGGTGGATATAGGTAAGTACAGGTATCAGTGGTTAACGGCATTGATAGATAGGGGACCTAGATGGAACTACGCTTATTATTATACTTCTGTCGCCCATTATAATCTGTTTTACCAAAAAATGGGGGCGTCGGAGTTGCGTGGATTGTCAACGGCCAAATATATCAAGAGCGGGTTATATCCGGTAACAGACATCTCGTCACAAGGGGAAACCGTAGGCGGTAAGCCTATTATCATAAACAACCTCGATCGTGAGCATTCATTGTTCATGTCATTTGGTATGGATAAGTATATGCTTGAATATCCGGAGTTGGTTTCAAGTTACGATACCAGCCGTATTCAGGATGAGTGTAATATTCGTAACGATGAGGTGGCTGGTATGACGCCTCATTTTATGACACGTGAATCTTTCGTATCCTGTCCTTATATGAGGATAAAGAAATATTCTCCGGCTCAATACGGGCAGATAGAGGATATCAGGTGGGTATCGTTAGGCGGTTGCGGGTTGATGGATGAGGATAAGCGTAAACCTGTTTTTGGAGGAGATGTGTTTATATCAAGGTTCTCTCTTAAGAGGAAGATGCCTATGTTTTACTTGACTCAGTTCGGTCAAGGGGACATGATACCATTCCCTTATTACGATTATCGGAACATCGGGTATCCCCGTTATTTCGTTAATTATGACACCGGGGAGGATTATCTTAATAAGACCGATACGGATACCGGATCGCTATACTCTTTCCCTAGCCGGAAGAGCGCTTATGAGATGGTTTGCAAGACCGGAGATATGTATCTTAGCGGTCGTTTCTTCCTATACTTCTATGGTATACCTCAGTTCCTCGTGGAGTCTGAGATCAATTGCAATTTCCGTATAGCCGGGCCTGAGCCTTACGAGGGGTTCTATCCGGAGGTAGGGGATTATATATCATGGACTCAGGAGCGTAATGTCCCTATATCAAGGGATAATGTGTTTAAGATAAGTCCTGTGTATAAGAATCGTTTTACGCTAGGCGGAAGGTCATTACCAGAGACGTATGATAGCAATTTTTGGGACTGCGCTTACCAAAGACCCAACGGCGTCATATGGAGCACCGCCGACGTGTCGGAGAACGGCATGACCGATCCTTGGCTGTCGTACAAGCCTATGGATTACCATGAGTTCAAGACCTCTTTCGGGAAACTTATAAGCATGAAAGGGATAGAGTCGGATCAGATACTGGCTCGCTTCGAGAATCAGGTAGGGCTGTATAACGCCATAGACGTGTTGGCGGAGAGAATATCCCCGGAGAATAGCGAGCTAGGGACAGGTGGTCTTTTCGCCTCTCGTGGTATCGAGTATAATAATACGACGTTAGGATATTCCGGGACCCAGAGTCGGGATATGATCAGTTGCGAGTTTGGGCATTTTTGGGTCGATTTAAGGCGTGGTCAGGTGTTTAAGGTAGATTCTAATGGTAGGAATCTTACGGAGGTCACACCGGGGCTTAGAAACTGGTTTAAGGAGCATCTTCAGATGAAGATCATCCGTAGCCGGATATATAACGCTGATACGGACGCTGAGTTGTCTTATTATGATATTGATAACAAGTTTTTTGGTATAGGGTTGTCCATGGGTTGGGATAATAGGTTTAAGAGGGTTCTGATAACCAAGAAAGATTATATACCGGTGGGGAATCCGAGCGAGTACCAATTCCGTGGCGGCCGGTTCTACAGGAACGGACAGGCGGTGGAGTTGCAGGACACCAGCCATTTCACGGACGTCTCGTTCACCGTTGGGTATAACTGCCTGAAGGGTGAGTGGAAATCATATTTATCCTACACCCCTGATTATTATATCGAGCACCAGCATTATTTCCAGTCCGGAAAGAACTACTCAAGTGAAAGTCAGGAGATAGGTTTATGGTCTCATGGTTTGACCAACCAATCGTATCAAGTATTTTATGGTAAGCTATATCCGTTTGTTATAGAGGTTCCGGTACGTGAGCAGTACGTGAATAAGATCCTCACCAACTACCAATATCGGATGGATGCCAGAAGATATCAGGATGAGGTTAATTACCAAATTCTTAGGACTACTGGATTTAATAAGGCATGGTTTTATAATGATACCAACAACAGCGGTGAGCTTCGGATGGTTATCGCCGACAAGAACGATATGAGCCAGCGGTTAAGGTATCCTGTAACCAATGACGATAGCCGTGAGATACTGGTGACGGAGGTTGATCAGAAGATAAATATAAATGACTATTTTAACGAGGTCAAAGACGATACGAACAATCTTCCGATATGGGTTAAGGATGTGAATGACATTGGCCGGGAGATCGACCCCAGGGCTGTCGATTATCACCGGAGGTGGCGTGATCGTCTTCGTGGCGATTGGTTCTTGGCTAGGTTCGTGAATGACATTGAGAGTCGGTTCAAGATGATAGTTCGTTGGTTTAGCAATGAGGAGAAAGTTTATTGATTTATTAACATATAGGGGGGGGGGGTATTTTGCCGCCTCTCCCTTGTATATTAAAACGATATGGAGAATTTTATTGGTAAGTACGATGGTAATCAAATAGACAGTAGACTTGATAAGGTCAAGGATATGGTTGGCGCCACGGCGTCCGGGGCTGGCGCTGCGGGATTGGTGCCGGCTCCTGCTAAGGGGGATGAGGGTAGGTTCCTTTGTGGTGATGGTACGTGGAAGGACGCAGTAGCTAAAAGTGATGATGAGGATGCTTTTTTAGCTGTTATCTTACAGTTAATAGGAGATCAACCTTCTACTTTGTCTCAATCTCAATATAATACTATAAAGTCGTTGTTTAATGGTAGCTCTACGTCCAATATAAGGATAATAAGACCTAGTGATTCTTTTATGGAAACGATAGGTACGCCTGTCAATGATTTGGTGGTTATTAATGATCAAATGAGTGATTGTATCATTATTTATATCAGCGCTTCAAATAATTCACTTAATATGGGGTTTTTAGATATATCTATATCTGTTTGCTCTAATTTGAATGTTGAATATATTAATTCTTCTTTAAATATAGCATCATCAGATAACACCGAGATAGTTATTGTAAGGTCTTTTGGGAATACAGAAGATAATATAAATTTTGATAATCAGCTTCATCTTAAGTTGAAAGGGACTGGGAATAAAGCATTGATGGATAATGGGTTATATCAGGATATAAGAGGTATAGACATATCAAGTTATCTATTAGAACCTGGGACTATTAATATAGTATCATCTATAACCAAATCAAAATATGATGATATAAAAAGTTATATTCTAAATAATTATCATATGTATCTTTCACGAGTGATATCTGGCTCCGGTTTTACGGCGGCTTTTAATTCATATATCATAGCAAGTTATATTTATGATGCCGCTTATTTGGTATTTTTTGATCCGAATTCTTCAAAAATGAGTAAGATAAAAATTAATTATGATACTTATGAGGTAAGTACTATTGTAATTTAAATATTTGATGTTATGGCAACAGGAAAAGCTAGCGGTAAGAAGAAGGGCAAATGCCCGAAATCAGGATGTATCAAGAAAGTAGGGAGTGATTGGCGAGTGGTCAGTAACAAGACCGGTAAATTATGGCTGGCTAAGTACAAGTCTAAGGAGAAAGCTAAAGGAGCCTTGGCTGCTTATCACATGCATTAGCGTATAAACGGGTACATGATTTATTATGTGCCCGTTTCGTGTTTTTAGGCTTGTGATATTATGGTTATCTTTGTGAAAAACGTAATATATGTCTAAGAAGAATAAACCGGAGGAAATCCCATCGTGGATAAGGGATTTATATAAGGAGGATCTTGATCGTGTCGTAAGAGGCGAGCGTCCTATGTATTTCAGGGGTATGGATGATAGTCCTTTGAGAAACGTGTCCCCGGAGTTTGATATCCTTAGCGGAGGAGCCGCAGTTAAAGGCATGAATGGGATAAGAGGTGCGTTGTCCCCGTTGAATAATGGCATGGGTAATTATAATTTCAGTATCAGGGGTATAAATAAGAAGATCGGTGAGTTGGTTGATGAGGCGGGGCTATATTTACCTGAGAAATTAAGACCTGTATATCGGACTGTGGTGGATGCTATGTCGAGTTCCAAGGATAAGGGGTTGGGTCATATCACGCAGCCGTTGGCCAACGCCCTGTACCCAGCGGACGAGCGACGGGACCGGCGTCTGGAAGGGGAGCATCCCGTTGGTTATGTGGATGCCATAGACGGCATATGGCCTAGGAAGAAATATGGGCTATGGGGAGAAAAAATTGAGAGGAAGCAAGATGGAGGAGAAACAAGAGAGTCTGTTCTTGATAGACCTAGATTCGGGAGCAGGGTATTGGATAATTACGTAGCTTCTGCTCACCCGGTTTTGTCAATAATATATGATATCGCTAATTCAAGGTATACTGATGGCCCTACTCGCATAAATAAAGCTGCGTATTCATCAATAGATCCTATGGGGAAGAACCCGGAATGGTATGAGTATCCTGTTCATTTTATGAAGATGTTCGGGAAATATATATCTGGTGATTTTAATAACAAGTTATATAGCGATAGTGATAATGATGATTTAGGCACAAGAACTAGTGATGAGGCTTGGGCTAAATATAATAAACTCCCTTACGATGAGTCTGTATTGATAGATAATGGTGATGGTACGTATAGTATACGAAAGGAATTATCTAATAGGATGATACCTGATTCGTCTATCGTAAGGAATAGGATTGATGTGAATAGGAGTCTGTTTGATAAGGAAACTAAGGAATACAATGAAGGACTTATAAAAGCTTTAAGTGATGCCGATCCAGAGGAGTATGAGAGGATTCAGAGGGAATATAAGGATCTGAAAAGGGTAAGAGAGGGTGCCATATCAGCGGACGAGATGAATATAAAAGGGTTGAGGTCTCTTTATGATAAGGGGTATGGTGTCGTGAATGAGTATAATTATAGGGATCGTAGACTTGATAAGAACGAGACGGGTCCTCATAGTGTACTTGGTGATTATACGATATATCGTGACAAGGATATGGGCGGATACAGATATAGGGATGTATATGATTTCAATCCCGCTGTCCAGTTTCTTTTGAATGGGGATGTATTTAAGATAGATGGTAGTATTGATAAAAAGGATAGAGGAGGTTCGGTAAATACAGGGAGGGCTTATGGTTCTGGCAAGTATGTAATTGATCCTCGTAGATCAGAGGATAGTAAGATGGCTGTATATGACGAGATATGGGATTATCTGACCGACAAGAAGGGAATACCACAAACGCAAGCTATCGGTATCCTGTCGAACATCGCCGCCGAGTCCGGAGGGGACACCGAAGCCCTAGGAGCCGCCGGTGATTTTGGCATCCAACAATGGCTTGGACCGAGGAAGAAGGAGCTACAGCGCAGGTATGGTAAGAAACCGACATTGACCCAACAACTGGATTATCTTGTGGATGAGTATCAAGGTCGTGTACCGGGGCTAGGTTGGAACTACATGAACCAAGGCAAGTTCTTTGATAAGGACGCTCAAGGTAATGTATATAATTACTATATGTATTCGAAAGCTGATTTTGATAACGCCACGAATTATAAGGACGCTACCGTGGCATGGAATCAAGGATACGGTAGGCCTCTTGGATCGACCTTAAGAAATGAGAAGAGATTTGAGTTCGCTGATATGTTCGCTAATAGGTATGGTGTCCCGGAGAACGAGCCAATGAGATACGAGTTCGGACAGCGGGATTCGGGCACGGGGGACGGAGGTCAGCGGCCCGTACCTGAGACGGTAGCCCCTGCCGATCCTTCCTTGGCTTCCCGCTCTTCCATGGATAGCTGGTGGGAGAAGGAAGGTCAAGACCTGTTATATAAGATGCTAGCTCAATCAGGCGCCAACAAGAAAGCTATAGAGGATATCGCTAACAACATCAAGAACGATCCCCAATCAGAGGCACAGGTAGCGGAAGCTGAGCGTATGCGTAGAGAACAGGCAAAAAGGCAGCTGGTGCTTAATATGATACCGGGGTTAAGTCTTAACATAAAAGGTATGAGTAGAACTCGAAATTAATACTACATTTGTGAAATTATTAAATGTTTTAGATATGAAAAGATTGTTATTTTTATTTGCTATGTTATTGACGCCGTTCGCTTTGATGGCGCAAGAGGTAATCCCATCAGAAGGGGCTATCACTATTGATTTAACTACCTTCACCGGCATCATGGCTTTCGTCACGATGTCAGCTACGCAGTTAGCCAAGGTTGTGCCGTATATTGACACCCATAAGTGGGCTAAAGTCCTATCCGCCGTAGTCATAGGTATGCTGGTTTGTATATTAGCGTGGTTTCTAAAGGTGTCTCCATTGCTTATAGGGAGTGAATGGTGGGAGGCTCTATTATATGGAGTGGCTGTAGGTCTCAGTTCTGCCGGTTTCTATGATTTGGTTAAGGCTATAGGATCATTATTCATAAAAAGAATTTAATTCTGTACATAATAATAGCATTTGCTGAGAGACTCATCGTTGTGAAATGATGAGTCTCTGTTTTTTTAAATTATCTTTGTGTCAGAACGAAATTAATTTGATATGAGCAAGTATGTAATCAAGAGGAAGATACCTAAATATCAAGAGGCCGGGGAAGTCGGGTCGTATATGCTTGGTAATATGGACGGTATACAAGGGTTAGGTATAGAACCTTTGGTGAATACCAACCAAGGATTACCCGCTCCGGTCAATCCGCTAGGGATATATTCTTTGGATACTCCAGATCAGTTGAGGACTAAATATGCTAATGCTTTTGATCAGGATAATGTGTTTCCGGCTAGCTTCAAGGGTAGTTTACAGCGTATAGCTGAGAATTATCAGGACAATGGTATTACGCTTAATAACATAACTGTTAACGATGTTGATAAGTCTAAGACCGGTTCAGGCGAGACGGATGTTTTTGATTTTACCACCATCCCCTACTATGGCGCTGATGATATAGGGTCTAGATTCACTCAGATGGGTCGTGGTATAGGGCGTATGAGAAGCGAGGGATATGGTGATTTATCCACTGGGGCTAAAACAGCTAATACGATAACCACCATAGCCTCAGGAATTAGTGGTATCATGGGGTTGGCTCGTAATGTGGTTTCTGGGATAGCGTCAGAGAAAGGTACTCGTACCAATATCAGGTTAGCTCAGGAGCGTGAGGCCAGACAAAGAAGGCAATCCCAGATGCAGTACAAGGATGGTGGGGGTGTTTATCTAGGACCTAATAATAGGTTCGATAGCGGAAGCCTTACCGGTGAGTACCTGTATCCGTTACCTAAGTCGATGGAAGATCAAGCCAACGTAGAGGTCGAGAAGGGTGAGTACGTGACGCAGCCCGGAGAGGCGCCGATGGAGGCTATGGGGCAGAAGCACGCCGATGGTGGAACCCCCGTTTCCTTGGAGCAGGGGACGAAGGTTATTACCGACGACACAACCATAGAGCCGGATTTCGCCAAATACATCAGGGATACGTATGGGATCAAAGCCACGCCTAAGGATACGTATGCTACGTTAATGGACAGGTATAAGGCTAAGATCGGTCTTAAATCGGCTTACGATGACCAGAAGAAGGCATTGGAGAAGCTGGAGAAAAATAATAAGATAGATGATGAGAATACAAGGCGTTTGAACGCCTCCGTATTATCCAAGGCTATAAATGATAGCAACGATATCGTTAATGGATTAGAGGGAAGATTTACGGACTTCGCTAACGTCATATACAAGGAGCAGGAAGACCGGAAGATGAAGAAGGATGAGGATACGTATTTCGCTAAGGGTGGTGAGATAGATAACATCATATCCAGATCCATGAAAGAATACGGTCTTACGGAGGAGGATATAGCTGAGGCCAAGAAAGAGCTGCTTAAGAAAGTGGCTGGTATTCGCCAGAAGATGGAGAAAGGTGGTAGTTCTTTATTCGATTATCTACTTACTTTCCGTCCCGTAGAGAACAAGTATAATAATAAGGATAACACGTTTGGGTATCAGCGTCAAGGTCAGGATGGCTCTTATGGCGGTATTAATACCGATGAGAGACTGGAGTATTATAAGACGTTCATGCCTTTGGCTTATGATGCTTATATGAGCGCTCCGAAGGCTACTGCCGCCAAGGCTCTTCAGGATGCTATATACAGCACTACTGGTGGGTGGATGGGCTTGGCCACGGCGGAGAACCCGATCATCGCCAACGCAGAGGCGCTTCGGGATTATACGACACTCGTTTCCTTTGGAGGCGAGGATAGCCAAGGTAATTACCCGGAAGATAAGAAAGCCTCATATCATGATAGGATGAGAGACAATAAGTTTGGTCAATATTCCTCATCTCGTCCTATGATCGGTCTGGATGTTGTTACAGAGGAACAGCATAAAGCTCTTAACGACGCTGGTATCACTCATTTTAGCCAACTATTCTCTGACAAGAACAAGGATGTCGTTAATAAGATACTTGGCGAGGATATGCTTAAGATGCAGGCATTGAGATCCATGAAAGGAATGGAAGGTCTTGATTTTATACTTGATCCTCATAAGGTGGCTCCCGGTCCTATGGATATAGGTGATGTGGAGGAACCTGATGTTAAACTGGATATGCCTGAGCTGATTGACCCCAATACACTCCCTAAGACCAATACAAATGCCGGTAAGTCGAACAGCGGCAATGGAGGCAGGAATATAGTAGGTGGTGGTCTTGACTTCCCCGAGGTATTTAGGATGACCCCGGGAGCCGTGACAACGGAAGGTCTGGAAAGGCATTACGCTCCTACCGTGGATCCGGTGTTGAGATCGGCTGATCAGTATATGGTTGAGACCAATCGTGCTTTCCAATCACAATTGGATCAGATGGGTAATGTCCCGGATTCCCAGAGAGGGGCTTTATCATCCAACTTACAGGCTATCATGAGTTCCAATATAGGTAGATACATTAATGAGGTAGAACAAGGGAACGTGGCTCAAAGGACTTGGGCTGATAATGTAAACGCCCGTACTTGGTCTGATACGTATGATAAGAATATAGCACAACGTCAAGCTTACCAGCAACGTATATTGCAGGGATTGGCTATAAATGACGAGAACTGGGCTAGGTATTTCGATAGCGTAAATGACGAGATCCAGCAGAAGTGGAATACGGCTACGACCATGAATACATTAAGGTCTATATTTGGGGATGTAAAGATTGGTCCCAATGGACAATTAATCGCTGATCCTCAAGGAGATATATTGAGTTATAGGAGATTATATCCTGCTCAGGAAGTAACTAAAGGCAAGAAAGGATAAAGGATGGCTTCACAATATAGTATATTAAGGAATTACGGCAAGTATGTATCGCCCTACAACATGGATGTCATGATGCAGGGGATGGGGTACATGCAGCAGAAGATAGATACCAATCGGCAGGCTATAAACGAGTATGCTGATTATATTATCAATTCTGACATTATAAAACCTCAGGATAGGGAATATCTTCAGAATAGGTTAAATGGGCTGATACAGGACGTGAATAACGTGTATCGTAAATCTAATTTGGCTTCCGACGGTATAGCCAGAAGCATACAGGCTCGTCTTGGAGAAGCTCTGGATACCCGTGTGTTGAATGCTATTGCCGGTACTAGGGAGATCCGGGCTTTTAGCGAGAAGATGGAGGATATGAAGCTGAACAATCCCAAGATGTATAGTCCTATAAACGAGGCTGAGGCTTTTGCGGATGCCGTGGCTTGGATGAATGACGGTCAGGTAGGGACACGTCTTAATCCTATACATTATACCCCTTATACGGATTACCACGCTGAGATTGATGAGAAGATGAAGAATTTCATCTCCCTTAACAAGGGGAAGAAAGTCAATGTACCGGTGACTGATGCCAATGGCAACAGGACGGGCGAGATGCGTGAGATGTATATAGATGAGATGAGTTACGCTCAGGTCAGGGATATAGCCATGGCTTCTATATCTGAGAACGGTAAGGCTCAGATGCAATTAGAGGGAAGATATATGGCTAGAACGAATCCTGACTTATTTAATGTTCAAAGCACCTCAGATTTCCTTAAAGGGTATATTGATGATTTCAGTGTCAAGGAAGAATCCATACGAGCCAAGCTAAAGGGCGTTGGCAATGACAAGGCCAAGAGGGCTAAGTTGGAGTCAGAGCTGGCGGATATCACCAAGCAGAAAAATGATTTCGTGGAGGAGGCTGAGGGCGTTATCGGCAGCAACTACAGTCCGGAGCGGGCCGGCATGTTTATGGTGCGGCAGCAGTTCCTTCGTGGTGTCGGATTGAGATGGTCTTATAATAACTCATATGAGACGTTGGGCGTTGACGATTATTATTTCAAGGCTAATCAACAGATGATGGAGAGGGCTAAGTTCAATGAGACAAAAAGGCATAATCTAGCCATGGAGAAATCCGCTTTGATAAGAGCTAGTAAATCAGGTAAATCGGAGAATGGAAATGGTGGAGGCGATGACATGACCGGTCCCACCGTGGTTACGAAGAGTGCCAATCTTGAAGATGTGAATATAAGCGATGAGTTCATGAATGGATTTATAGCCAATGAAAAGGCGGTGAATACAGGCATGGAGAATTTTGTAAAGTCTCTATCAGACGATGCCAAGAGGAAGATCGACGCATGGTCATCTGATCCTGAGAATAGTAATGTGGTCAAGGATATGGATAGGGATCAGGTTATCATGACTTATTTTAAGGCTAATGGTGGATCTACGAATACACTTCTTGATTATAATGGAAAGGATAGTTATATAAAGCTTCTTGGGTTAAATAACCAAAGGAATAAGTATAGTAAGATTAATGAGGGTTTCAATAAGGCTGAGAATACTGTTTTGGATGGTGTTGATGCTATAATTGAGAAAGAGGCTAGATCGTATGAAGGATCAGGTATAGACATTAGTTACGGATTTGGCACATTCAATCTTGGGGATATTAACAATAATGGTGATAAGGTTTTTGATATAGATGGCATAAACGATATAACATTAGACGATTGGGCTAAGCTATCTGCTTATAGTTCTTTGCTAAATGATAATATAAACGTTGTTAATAGTAATATTCAAGGGGAAGCGCCATACGTATCGGTAGATTCAGGTCAGTCAAGTATTATTATGGATCGTTTGAATGATCTTATGGGAACGTCTTTGTCGCTTGATGATATTGAATCTATAATGTCTCTTGCCGTATCTGGGGCTAACAAGAATAGGCATATCGAGGAAATAAAAGACAGGTTTGCTGGGGATAATAGAGCGATCGCTGTCGCTACCGCTATATATGACGAAGCGCATAAGGAAAGAAATGATTTATTAAGGCATAAATGGAGCCGTGGAGATTTGGGTAGGTTAAATGATGACGCAAAGCGTGCTGGCGAGGATTATCTAAGACAATATCGTCATGAATATGCCGAGCGTGAGTATATCTTCTCCGGCGATTATCCATCTAAAAGTAAGGCGGAGGAGGATTATATAAAGATCAGCGATTTATTTACTCGTGGTGGTGGTTTTATCCCTAAGAATAAGGATAATGCCAATACAAAGATAACATTTACTATATCTCCTATAGGTGATGGTAATTATCAGATCATTGGTAATAATGGAGGTGATGGCAGATCTGTTGTTGAGGTAAGTGAGGCTGATTTAGCCGCCAATGACCTTACTTTTTATAAAGAAGATGTAAATATCCCATCCGAGACCTACGACTCTGGTGTTGTATCTATATCGTTTGCCAATTCAAGTGATAACGCTTATGGGAAGATGGCCAAGGCATTGCAGGTAGCTCCTGTAGCTTATGCCAGCGGAGCCAAGGATATGACAATGCCTTATATAGATATGTTCACGAATATAAATGACGGTAATATCAGGAAGAATCAGATGATGATCGCTACCGATGTGTTATTTGATAACGCTTCTATGTATGAGTTAAGGGCTTCCGGATATAAGTATAATAATGGTTCCTCTGGGATAAATGTTGATATATACAGCAAGGGAGGAGCAAGGGATGGCGGTACTCCATTATACTCAATTGATCTGGATGGCGTTAATTATGCTGATGAGGTAGCTAGGAAAATTGATTTCAGCCCTCAATATTATTTGGTCATGGCATGGCAACAGATACTTAGTAAGGAGAATGAGGTGTATTGGAGAAGTGAAGGTAGATCTACTACTGATGATTTTGAAAGTTTCATCTCGCCTATAGCTAGTATGATCGATCAGGAGATAAGAAACAGGAATAACGGAAATAGTGGAAATAATGGAAACAATGGAAATCTATAATAATACCTCTAATGGGAAGAGTCTTGCCGAGAAGTACAGATATCCTACCATGAACGTAGATAATATAAAGGCTATTGGCACAGATTCATATAGTATACCGGATCGTGACATGCCTCCGATATTGGATCCGTATTCCGCTTCCGAGAGATCAAAGTCCCAGATACCATCATTGTCGGAGAGGATCAAGAATACTGTTAAGACAAATTATTATGATGATATAAAGCATATGTCCCCATTGGGATATATGGCATCTGATCAAAGTTATAAAGGTAGGTTTAACCTTACAGGTCCTGAGATATCGTTAGAGGACTCGAGATATCGACTCAGTGGCGGTACTTGGATACCTAAATACGAGTCTTATATTCCCGGCGTAGATAACGACACGCGTCTATCTAGGAGCCAAGGTAGGACCGAGAAATGGATGAGAGGATTGGGTAAGCTGGCGGGTAAGACTGCTTTATACGGATTAGGCGGCGTTATCCAGCCTTTTTATGGTATTTATGCCGGAGTATCCAAAGGTAATTTCAATGCTGTTTTTGATAATGATTTTACGAGATGGTTAGATGATCAGGATAAGAAGATGGATTATGGTCTAGCTCATTATTACAATCGAGAGGAGCGGGATATGAATTTTCTTCAGAGCATGACTACGGCTAATTTCTGGTCTAACGATTTCTTATCCGGTCTTGCTTTTACCGCTGGTGCCATGTTATCATCAGCTGTATATTCCGGTGCTGGATTGATGAACTTAGCTCGTACGGGAGCTAGGGCAGGCGTGGCTTTGGCTAGGATAGGCAAAGCGGCTTCGGATACCAAGAAAGCGTTCGGCGTTTACCTTAGGGCCGCCCGTACTGGACAGAGGATAGGCAAGGGGCTGGACACCCTCGCTTTCCTTGGTACATCTACCTCGTGGGAGGCATCTGTCGAAGCTAGAAGCATGTTGATGGAGGCTGAGGAGAATTTCAGGCAGTCTTACCGTAACGCTTATGGAAGGGAAGTCCCATATGAGGAGCTTATGAAGTTCAGGGCTGACAATGCCAATGCCGCTAATGCTGTATTCGCCGCCAACGTCGGCATATTGTCATTATCCAATATAGCTATGTTCGGTGATATGTTCGGCATGGATCTTGGCGTGGATAAGTTTATAAAACGCAATATATTTGGCGTAGGGGCTGAGAGGATGGATAACGGTATGTTAAGAACCATAACGCCAAAGAAATGGCAGAAAATAGCCGGGAATACGTTCAATATTATCAAGCGCCCAGTGTCAGAAGGTCTTTATGAGGAAGGTCTTCAGGGAGTGGCTAGCAAGTCCGCCGAGGATTGGGTAGAATCAAGATACAATCCTATGGCTATCCGTCAGAACATAGGTTATATGGAGGCTATAAAGAACGGGTTCAAGGAAACATACGGGTCTAGTCAAGGCTGGAAGGAGATCGGCATCGGTATGATTATCGGATCGGTTATGGGTGGAAAGACCTTTGGAGGTATAAAGGAATGGAGCCAAGACATGTCCCGGAACAAGGGGATGGTGGAGGCCTACAACGCCAATGCCGGCGCCTTGACCGAGGCCGCTGTCCGTGCTATTCGTGGCAGTATGGCTCTTAACGCTCAATTATCTGGCGTAGACACATCGTACGAGAGTGATGGTAGGATCATAAACAAGGATTTTAGTGACGCCGTATTCAATCGTCTCCGTTATGATTCGGAGATGGGGATGCTGGATGATACCAAGGAGAATTTCAGGACGGTAGTCGAATCTATACCTAACAGCGATATAGCCTCCGATATGAATATGACAGATGAGCAGGTAAATGAGTATAAGTCCAACCTTATCAGTGAGTTTAATAAGAAGGTAGATAATTTTACCATGGCCAATAGGTTCGCCGACTCCCTTACCGATGGTATATCCAATAGGTCGTTTAACGCCTATATCTCCAATATGGCTTATAATGGCCTTGAGGCGAAGGATAATTTGAACGATATTGCCAATCAGTTAAGAAGGATATACAATACGGATATAGGCCCCGCTCTTGATATATATTCTCGTCTTAATCCTGATTCGAGCAGGGATCTTGAAGAACTCAGGAAGCTTACGGATGATATACAGAGGATGGAGAAGAATATCTTGAGGCTTCAACAAAGTGTCGCGTCGAAGGACGCTCTTGAATCTGATAAGGCTAAGTTGGTCAAGGAGAATGATAGGCTTCTTAAATTAACAGAGGATAGGATCGCATTGGAGAGGAAATTAACTACGTTAATTAACTCAGAGGCTGATATATCTAAGTTGTTCTTAAATAGAAATGATTCAAGGATCAGTGCCGCTGATCTTATGGCGGCTTATGATACTATAGCTGATTTTGAGAACGTCGTATCTATCCGTGGGGTTGATAATTATAAGGAGGCTATGGCATTGCTTAGTGAGTATCGTCATAATCTTGTGGCTTATAAGAATATAAACGAGTCTCTTCGTCGTATGCGTGACAGAAGATTCATCCGGGCGCAGGAGCGCGGGTTCATGAAGATATTATCGAACGTATGGGGTAAGACTTATGAGGAGGATGATAGCAAGTATGATTTCAGGAATACTGATAATCCTGATGCCAATGATCTTTACGCCAACGACCAAGCTATAGACAAGGCTTACCAAGATGGTCTTATAGGGGAGGATGAGGCATTTATGTTCAAGACATATAATCATATGATAGCCAGATCTATGGAGAACGAGATTAAGACCGATGAAGGTAATATAGTCGAGAGGGTTCCTGATGATGAGGATATCATAAATCCTTCTGACGATAGAATCAATAATATAGCTATAAAGATATGGAACGGTAATGAGGATGTCTTATCTCCTAGGGAGAGACAGATATATGATAATAACAAGCCTCGTGTCGATAGTCTAGTTAACGGGTTTGGGGATAATCCTATTTCAAGGATCAATAAGGCTAGATCGATAATAGATAGATTGAAGATCCATGATAATATTTATGATAATATCAAGGACGCTGTTGATGATATTGTAGATATGAATATCAATGGTCTTGATCAGGATCAGATCAAAGAAGCTATAAAGACTTATAATGATCTTATGAATGAGGCTGACAATGGCAATGAGATTGATCAGGATAAGCTTAATGAGGCTATTGATATTATCAATAATTATTCCGATGGGCCTCTTCTTCAATTCGTGGAATGGATGAGGTTGTATGATAACGGAAGTATAGCTGTCAAGGATTACGATAAATCCATACCTATGGGTGATGTCCTCACAGAGAGCGAACCCGGGACATCCACCGGCAGGACGGAAGTTAACGCCGCCCAGAACCCGGTGGTGTTGATGGCCCAGAAGAGAGAGATCGGTGGGGTCATGTATTATGAGGTTGGCGGAATGAGACTTGATAGGTTTATGGACAGTCTTGGGCTTAAAAGATCTGATGCCACTGATACTGATAATGGAAGGGTGATGGATTTCACCAACGGAACCGACATATTTACTGTTATAGAGTCGAATAATCACTCAAGATGGATGATTAGCGAGGATGACGCTCAGGCTTTCGAGAACGCTACCGGTGTCATATTGGGGCGGCAAACCGCCTTGTCGACCTCCATCTGGTTCATGGTGTATCGCAAGGGGCAGGATGGATCTATTGTCCCTTATTATACGGGTGATACGTTTGGACCTAACAACGAGTCGGTGAATCAGGAAGCCGTAGCTAATCTCCGTAAGGATAATATCGTAAGGTTTAAGATGGATATGTCAGATCCATATACCAAGGAATTGTATGATAAATACAATAGCCTTAACGCCGTTGACCCTAATTCTGATGAGACTAAGTCGGCTTACCGAGAGCTGGTTGATAATATGGTTATTAAGATCGTGGATAGCGACGGCAATTTCGTCTCGGTACTGAAAGCCAATGACCCGGATTCAAAAGGAAGTAACGCTGATTTAAGGAGTATGGCCTTTGAGTTGTATAGGGATAATGTAGGATCTGTCGCTGGCGAGATTGATATACCGTTCGTAGGCACAGTCACCAGTGTTTTGCCGGGAAGACCTAATTTTAGCGTAAGTGATGATAATGGGACGTTGATGGTATCCGAGAATGACTTTACCAGCGAGACGGTCGACAAGGTAGAGAGCGTAGGATATATAGAGAACGGGGTGGTTACGATGAGGGATGATATTAAGTATAATATATTCCCGTTCTGTACGGCTATCGTCAGGGACAAGTATGGTGACTATAAAGATTCACGTATCCCGGTCGTAGCTATAAAGACAGGAAATGGAAGAAATTACCTGTACCCCGTAAGATTGAAAAATCAGGATATATCGTCATTCTCATCCATGATCGGATCGATGGCTGATAGGATTACGGAGGGTCTAGGCGGAGGCGTAAGTATTGATGATATAATGGATCTTAATAACGCTATAGCCAGATCAGGGTTGGATAATAAGACATATATGATTCCGCTGGCGGGAGACGTGGATGTTATCAAGAACCGGCTTAAAGCTGTCAAGGAAGCGGCTAGCAGGATGCCTATGACCGCTGACGTAAGAGGATGGATAGGTGATTCCAGAACTAAGGAGGATATTTTGATGAATGACGTTACGATCAACATCGATCTTAACAACGATCCTTTCATAGCTCCTAAGTTTAGGATGAGTATCAAGGAGAACAAGGTATCCAAGGAGGAGACGGAAGTCTCGTTCCCTAACCTGCCGGATCTGCCATCGGAGTTCGCCTCGCCTACGAAGGCGGCCGAGGACAAGTCTTTGGTTTCCGACGGTAACGTAGTATCCGGAGAAAATGAGGCGGAAAATCCTTGCTAAATAAAATATCTTGACTTATCTTTGCGGCGTCAGTCCATCACCTGACGAGTAAGATATTTAAAAGTTGGTCCCTGTCGGGTGTGTGATGGCCCCGGTGGGGACTCTTTATATTATGCAATTAGATGCCTTTTTACATCGGAAGATCATGCAAGACCTACGCATCCAGCGAGTAAAGGTCTTGATGATGCTATACACCAGTAACTATTTTGTCAAGGTCAGACAAAAGCAGTTGCTTGATCATACATACTCATTAAGCAGGGATCAGGCTTTTGATTATATGACTGAGTTCAATAAAAGACTTAGTGATAAGGTTGGTATAAAATGTACGATGGATATCCTTCTACCTACCGATGATGATAACGCTAACATCATAATCGAGCACAATGGTATTATCAAGAAGTTGATGAAGGAGGCCGATAAACTGGAACTTGATACTGATGCTATCAAAGTCATGATGCGTGATCTTCTTGATGAGTTGAAGGATGATATTGATCTTAATATCCTGATATTTGACGTAACCCAGTTACTTATAAAATATAATCTATTTAGGTTGGATGCCATAACCGAGCAGGAGTTCAAGAACTCTTTTGTCAGAATGGATAGTAGGAATATGGAGATAAAGAAACTAACTTTATCTGATATCAAGAAGGTGGTGGAGATGATAGAGGATAGGTATAGCTACGCTTTATATATGACAGAGGAATATGGCTGATTACATTTTTTGTAAAAATATCTCCTGTTTGTTTGTAGTTTCAAAATAAGGTCTTATATTTGCGGTGTCTATCCGTTGCTAGACCAGAAGAAGATATTAATATCGCTTAGGCGTAGGCGATAAATGAGAGCTATCAGTGGGGTAACGGACGCTGGTGGCTCTCGTTGTTTTATATTATGGATGATAATTTAAAATTATTTGAGAATCCTGATTTTGGGGATGTGAGAGTATTGTTGGATGAGAAACATGAACCATGGTTTGTCGGTAATGATGTAGCTAAATGTTTAGGGTATGCAGATCCTAGGGATGCTGTAAGAAGGTTGGTAGATGACGAGGATTGTAAAATGCTGAGATTGTCAGAAGATAGGGAGGCCTACGATTCCACCCCTATTCACAATCAATATGTTAGCCAGATAAAGATTATTAATGAGTCTGGTATGTATACTTTAATTATGTCATCTAAGAAGGAGTTTGCTAAGAAATTCAAAAGATGGGTAACATCGGAGGTTCTTCCTTCTATTAGAAAAACAGGTTCCTATTCTATGCCATCTAACAATATGCCATCAAAGAATGAACTTCCATCTGATTATATAGAGGCATTAGAGGCTTTGCTTAAATCGGAAAAGGAGAAGCGTGCGTTAGCTGAGGCGAAGAAAGCGGCAGAGGAAGCCAAAAGGATATCCGATAATATCATTAAAGAACAGGCTCCTATGGTTGAGTTTGCTAAGACAGCCGAAATAGCCCAAGAGACAGATATGTTGATCAGAGAGGTTCGGGAAAAGCTAGAGGCTCATGGATATGATATAGCGGAGAAGAATCTTCGAATATTGCTTGAGGATAAGAAGTTCTTCGCTAAGACCGGTAAGAGGTGGTTGCTTTCCCAAAGGATGATAGACAGCGGTTATGCTCGTTATAGATATCGTAATGATGACGAGTTCTACGGCACTAATACTGTCTATGTGACTCCTAAGGGATTTCAGTGGATTGTGTCTAAGATATCTAAAGAATGGATGCCTAGGTTCTTGGAATTGAAAGGCAGGGTTCTGAGTAGATCAGATAAAGATATTTTCGCTAAACGATAAACTCCATTTTTTATAATTTAGGATTGAGTTTTTGCCTGTTCGTGAGGATCGGCAAAAAGATTTGCACTTTTCGGAGAAACATAAGGTTTGTTATTATGTTGTTATTTTGGTGTCCCGTCCGCTCGTGAGAGTAGGCGGGATTTTCTATCTTTGTGTCAAAACGATTTAGTAATGGGACGATCTTGTTATGTTATAAAAAATAAGGAGGGTGGGATAGATAATGTCCTTGCCCCGAACGACCAACCATCCGGATTATACCAAAGGGCGATGGAGGTGCTGGGCGACCAGAAGCAGGCCTTATCGGTCTGGGGTACGGCCTACTCCCCCGACTTCGTGTCCTTCTTTGGCGACTGGATGTCCATGCCATCAGAATATGATCTGGATAGTAATGGGGAACCTAGGTATGATGATGTCATGTCCTTTATCAAGCGGAAGAACTATTTCGCCGGCAATTTCATGGCCGATGAGGTTAAGGATATTAATAATACTCTTACTTCCTTGGGTGTTGATAATATCAATGATCTTAATGATATGATCGTATCCAACTTCCTTTCCGGCGGTGATATATTCCTCAATAGGTACAATCTTGAGCGATCTGGGATGTATGACGCTGATGAGATTGATAATATCATGACTAACCGATCGGAGTATGAGCGGGTAAGGGATATGATGAGGAGGATTGTCGATTTTATGTCTGATGGGAATCTTAATGAGAAGGATATGTATTTCCTGTCCTCCGAGTCAGGCCTTGGTGATGATTATATGATATATGAGGATACATATGACTCGTTAGGAAAGAGAAGGGGCTTGAATCCAATAGAGGTAAGGGATACGATCATGAGGGCGGTAGGCGGTATCAGCGACCGCCGGGAGTTCGATCAGGCTTTCGCCTCCATCCCATACCCTTCCTTGGCACTCCGGTATCAGGAGGATCAGGATTACGCAGATCGGATGTATGACACGTATCGTAATATGACCCGTATGGAGGTTCGGAGTCAGGACGGAAATACGATTACCGACTCGTACTTCAATAGTACCACACCGTATATCAGTATGCCTAAGGATATGAAGGGTCTAAGGGATAAGGTTGGGGAGATAATCGATATGGATGATTTTAAGGACATCAAGGACGTTGCCGGACGTCTGCATGACATAGCCATGGATCTTGCCGACATGGGCGTGGATATAAGCGAGGCGATCAGCGATGAGATGGTTATATCCAGACCTGAGGATATCCGTGATCTTATGGCGTCGCTGGACGTCATGTTGTCTTCCATACAGGCCGGCAATTCGGTATACGATAGCTTTATCTCCGATCTTGATAGGATAACAGGAAAAGGGAATCCGATATACGAGGTTCAGGATACTTATTCTACTGGGGATAGGATGGTGTATGTAAGGTCCGGGAATACATCCCCTTCCGATATGTATGATAGGAGCATGTTGTATATGGGTAGGAATACGTACCATAACACGGCCCCGATAACCGACACCGATCAGGCCTATGAGATGTTGGTCAATATCGGGATAGAGCGGCCCTCGTACTTGCCGGCTGGCGTGGTCCCCGCCGGGGCTTCCCGTTCCGATATTGGCGTGGTCAAGGATAATATAAAAAAGCTGGTTATGTCCAACATCTCATCCTCGAATACCGAGAACATGATCCTTACCAGATTGATATACCAGCATCCAGTTACCCCTGAGATGGATGATGCCGATATCGATCGGGAGTTCAGGAGATACGAGGCTAGACAGGGGAAGGATCGGGATTTTATCAAATCCTGTACATCGTTGAGGAAAATCCAGATCAAGGAAAGGTTAAAAAAATCGGATTTGTATAATAATGTCTTACGTTTCCTTGATTTTAATGGATTTTATAATGTATCTTTGAACCACCATGACAGAGGTACGTTAAAAAGCATGGAGATGTCGTTGCCGGAAGGTCAGGTAAGGGATCTTCTGTTTGACGTGGCTATCGAGTCCGGTGACAGTAGCATGAGAAACCTTTTCTATCTGGATGGTCAGGATAGGATGATGGATGTCGGGTTTTACAGGTATCTGTACCAAAGGAATCCGGGCCTGCTCCGGGAGGTCAACGGCGGTGTCGAGGCGAGACCGGACGGTTCGTTCTTGGCTCGTGGGAGGTATGATGATTTCGTGTCATTCCAATCCGGCTTATATGAGAAGATAGGTGAGACGGTTGATGGTGCGATATACAGGTTCGTTGATGATCTTATATACTCCGATCCATCATCATATCAAGAAAACATGGTACGAAGGATGGGTGACGTTACGGTAAGGAGTGACGATAACCGCCTGTCAAGGATAGAGGATAATCCCTCATCCAGTAAGATAGTTAATGAATACACTGCTAATACAAATAAGTTGATGCGAGATTTTTCGTGTAGTTAATCTCTCTTTGACGTCGTGAGACGTTTTCTTTCGAGCATTGAAACATTGAATTTATAGATTTGCATGAATCCGGGCCGTAGTGATACGTTCCGGATTTTTTGTCTTGTACCGGTTCTTATTAATACCAATTGCATGACATGACGTGCTTTGATGATGACATATATCACGATCCTAGGATTATTAATTTTTGAACTTTGTAACGCCCACTATCAAGTGGGGTTATTATTAATTCAAAAATAAATAGACATGGGTACAAGTGGAGACAAAATCGTGCTGTTAGACGGCATGGGTTCCGGGAGCGGTAGCGCCGCTAATGGTTTATTATCTATGATTCCGGGTATGTTTACCAGCCTTTTGGGTGGTAATAAGATGGATCCGAATTTAGTCGCTGCGTTGATGAACGGTCGTAACAACCAAGACCAGTTCGGAGGGGCTAACGGTTGGTGGTTGTGGATCATCGTCCTGTTCTGGTTATGGGGCGGCCGTGGCTTTGGCAATGGTTTTGGTAACGGTGGTGAGAATTGCGCTAATGGTCTTCCCGCTCAATTGAATAACGACTATGGTCGTGAGTTGCTGATGCAGGCCATCCAAGGTAATAGAAGCGCTATCGATCAGATCGCTAACGCCTTGAACTGTACTACCACTCAATTGCAAAGCGCTATCTGTAACGTACAAGGCGCTATCGATAAGGTGGCTGGTCAGGTAGGTATGACCTCTCAGGCTGTTATTAACGCCGTACAGCAACAAGGTTGTGAGATCGGTAATCAAATTAGCTCTTGCTGCTGCAATTTGAGTTCTTTGATCAACCAAAGCACGTGCGCTACTCAAAATATGATAACGCAGCAAGGCTTTGACAATCAATTACGGACGTTAGAGCAAACCAATGTTCTTCAGAGTAACATCAACCAAGGATTGACAAACAATCGTGAGCAGGCTACTACGCAGTTCAATATCTTGAGCGCTAAGATTGATGCTCAAACAACCTTGATTAATGATAAATTCTGTCAATTGGAAATGCGTGAGATGCAGAATACGATCAATCAGTTGCGTGATGAAAGGTCGGCTTACCAAGCCTCCGCGTTGACTCAGCAACAGACTCAGAATTTGATCAACCAGTTGAGACCTACCCCTGTGCCGGCTTATCCTTCATGCTCTCCTTACCAGACTTATGGATGGGGTCAAGCATTTTATGGAGGTAATTACGGATGTGGGTGCAACAATGGATGCTGCAACAACGGAAACGCTGCTATTTAACTCTATAAAGGAAGGAGGCTATTATGGCTTGTGTTTCTAAAATAGGGTCTCTTTATGAGTTGGTCACGAAGAACGTGGTAGTGACTACTACCAACACCATCTTCGGCATCAACCCAAGGATATGGCTGTCCTTGCCATGCGAGGGCCTTCTGCTGCTGAAAATCCGGCAGGTGGTTCCGACAACAGGCGAGACATTGCCAGTGCAGATAGCTATTCCAGCGAACAGCACCGTATCCACGGTAGGTGATGACACATGCTGCCCGGTAACCGGCGTGGCTGTGGTGAATCCGATCAACGTGGCTGTGACCGGAGCGGCTATGGTTAACAACACCGAACGCCTTGTTTATTTCAACAAGGTAAGGGGTGTATTGAGGCTCATGGATTGCTGTGTGCCTACAACTTCCGCCTCGGCGTCGGAGACGACTGTTGATGAGGGATAGGTTAGATTGGATGTCTAATGGGAGGGTATTCCCTCCCGCTTAAAAATCGAGATATGTTTAGAGACTTAAAGAAAGGATTTCAAGTATATACGCTGGATACGTCCGATGTTCCGGTGTTCAGGATGGGGAATGTGGTTAACGTGTCCGAGCCTAGGTTCCAGCAACCCCAGATGGGTCAGATGGGGCAATATCAGCAACTACAGGATAGGGTGATAGACCTTACCGTGGAGATAAACGGGTCTTCCATGACCTATGTCGTACCGGAGAGCAGGGATGTCGCTATGTCCAATAACATAACTTTGGCCTGCTCGGTCGATCCGATCATGAACCAGCTTAACGCCGCTAAGAGAACCAGCTCCGATATTCTCGATAGTATCGATAAGCATAGGAGGACACTAGAGGCTTGTGATTCGATCCTTGAGGAAATCAATCCGGCTTTTAAGCAGACTAAGGATCAAGACCGGAAGATCAAGAATCTTGAGGAGAAAGTCGATAGGATGGGATCCTCTTTCGATGAGCTAAAAGAGTTGTTAATTAAAAAATTAGGTTAAGATGAGAGTTATAGATTTAGGCGGCGGTCACGAAGAGGACTACAATGACGAGATCTACGATCGTAGAGGCGGCCGTGGACGTAGCAGACGTTCGGATGGGACTTACATGGGTTATGGTGGTGGAATATACGACCACTATGGCAAGGAGCATGACGGCAGAATGGATGAGCTAGAACGCCGTGAGCGTGATCTTGAAAGACGCGAGAGGGAGCTGGAACGTGACGAGCGTGAGCTTGAGAAACGCGAGAGACTCCATGAACGTGAGGACGAGATGTATCGCAGGGGATGGTTCGGTGAGCGTGGCATCCGTGACGAGTTCGATGGTACCGAGCCGTATATGCGCAGGGGACGCAGGAGTCGTTACTACTGAGGAGCAGACGCCGATGACCCGGATTATAAGCGGTATATAGACACCCATGGATATCACTTTTCCAAGGAGCTGGCTAGGGAAGCCGCTGACAAGATGCTTAACGCCGACGGGTCCAAGAGAAGATGGACGATGGAGGACGCTAAGCAGATGTTCGATAAATGCGGGGCCAAGAAACCTGATAACGCCACTTGGGGAGATATCCAATACCTGTTCGCTATGTTCTATAGCGACTACTTTCCTAAGGTATTGGATTGCGACCAGAAAATAGTCAAGGCTGTCTTGGCTTATCTGGAAGACCCTGACGCCCCGGAAGGGACGGCGTTCGTAAGGTATCTGGCGGTGCGGTGCTTCGTCGGTGACACAATCAAATGGAGTGATATGATTTAGTTTGATACAACGTTGGAGAACCCTGTCGGCAATAGAATACCGATAGGGTTTCTTTTTGACCGTAGCCTTATTATGATTACATTTGTTCGAGGTAGATCTTTTGTTCATAGGAAGGGTGGGCGGGAATGAAAAAAGGCATCCTCACGGACACCCTTCCCCTTTGGTTGAAAATCACTTAAAACATTATGAGTTACTACACTGCAAATATAGATAAATAAACATAAATAGCAATGGCTAAAGGACATTATTGGATAGAGCCTGTGGATCAGACGTTAAACGATTTTCAGTTTTATAAGGCACGTATCGTAGGCGATCCTGAATATGACGAGAGACATCATCGAGTTATATTGAGAACTGATAAGTATTTCCCTGTTGGAAGTATCTTCCATGTCTTAAAAGACCCAGAGATGTTTGTTATAGAGAGGAAGTTTAAGACATGGGGGAATAAGTATGTCGTTAAGCCTTGTGAGGGTGAATGGGAATGGGAGTCTGTCCAGAAACTTAAAGACAAGGCTATTATATTCCGTAGCGGATTCCTGCACGGGGACGGCAGTTTCTGACACTTACCCGTATCTCCCCCCCCCCTCGATTTCTTGGTATTTATGTATATAACTATATTTGAGCAAAAAATAAGTTTGATATGGAAGATTTTCAAGGTAAATACAATGGTAAGCAGATAGATCAGCTTTTGGATAAGGCTAATGATATTGATCTTACCAAATATGCTCTTAAGACAGATAATGCCCCTACCGCCACGAAATTACAGGCGGCTAGGACCATAGCGCTGTCCGGGGCTGTTACTGGTAGTGTCTCATCGGACTTCGGAAGCAACGTAACTATCTCCACGACATTGGCTAATTTTGATGCCTCTAAGATTGCGTCCGGAACCATCAGCATAGATAGGTTACCTAAGGCGGCTTTGGAGAGATTGATCGTGGTAGCTGATGATACGGCTAGATTCGCCCTTACCACCGCTACGGCTCAAAGCGGTGATACGGTAAAGGTCAAGTCTACAGGTAAGATGTATCTGATAAAAGACGAGTCTAAATTAAGCAGTGAGGATGGGTATGAGCCTTACACGGCCAGTCAGGCCTCCTCCGTGCCTTGGTCCGGGGTTACGGGTAAACCTAGCACCTTCACCCCTCCGACATCCTCCGCTACCGTTCTTGGTGGTATTAAGGTGGGATATGCGACTTCGGGAAAGAATTATAAAGTTCAGGTAGATTCGTCCGGTAACGCTTTTGTTAATGTTCCATGGACAGATAATAACACCACGTATAATGAAGCCACGGCCGACACCTTAGGATTGGTTAAGATCGGCTATGCTTCTAATGGAAAGAACTACGCTGTGCTCTTGGCTAATGGCAAGATGTACGTCAATGTCCCTTGGACTGACAGTAACACGACTTATACCCAAGCTACAAGCGATAATCTGGGTCTTGTTAAGATCGGGTATTCGGCTAACGGGAAGAATTACCCGGTAGCTCTTGACGGAAATGGTAAGATGTATGTGAATGTTCCGTGGACGGATACCAACACGACATACACCAATATGGGAGCCGCTTCTGCCTCAGCGGCGGGAAAGGCCGGCTTGGTCCCCGCACCTGCCGCCGGAGCGCAAGCCAAGTATCTTCGTGGTGATGGAACATGGCAAACCCCTCCTAATACCACATATAGCAACATGGGTGGAGCGACGTCCTCAGCCGCAGGATCGGCGGGATTGGTACCCGCTCCGGCTGCCGGCAAGCAAACCTCTTTCCTTCGTGGTGATGGCACATGGGTGGTTCCGACAAATACCACATACGCCAAGGCCAATACCACAACCTTAGGATTGGTGATGATCGGATATGCCGAGAATGGTAAGAATTATCCGGTAGAGCTGGATAGTAGTGGTAAGATGTATGTCAACGTGCCTTGGACGGATACTAATACAACGTATGGTGTTGTAGGAGCTAACGGGTCCACGGGGTTGGTCAAGAACGGCAGTACCGTGACAAGCGCTTCCGGCTATACCGCCTGTCCTATTGTCGGTGGTATCCCCTATTATAAGGATACGAATACTACCTACGCCAATATGAAGGCGGCTACGGCCTCGGCGGCTGGTGCTGCGGGATTGGTACCGGCCCCAGCCGCTGGTAAGCAGACGTCCTTTCTTCGTGGTGACGGGACATGGGTCGTACCTACCAATACCACATACGGATTGGCCTCTACTACAGCTAACGGCTTGTTGAGACAGCTTAATGGCAGTACATCCAGTTTCATGCGTGGAGATGGCACTTGGGCTACACCTCCTAACACGACATACGCCGTAGCCAACGAGTCTACTAACGGGTTGATGGCGGCGGCTGACAAGAAGACCATGAACAGGCTTATAGGAGTTAATACGGTCACAACATTAGCTCACCTGCCTATTAGCAAGAGAAGTATCACGGCTACGTTATCAGCCGCTACCACCCTATCCGTGCAGTCAGGGATGCAGGTAGGGGAGGAGCTGATGATCAGGTGTGTCCCCTCAGCGGCTTTCACCCAAGCGATACCTAATTCCGGGGATTATGTCAGCATGAGCGGAACTTCTATAACCACTACGGCTAACAAGCCTTTCGAGATAAATATCTGGTGTTACGCTTCAGGCAAGTATAGCATCGCCGTTAAAGAACAAGATTAATAAGCTATGAGTTTTACATATATAAACAGGGAGATATATCCCAAGATGTTGGTTCAAGATGAGCCTCTTGACGATAATTACGCCAAGGGCTATAGTTATGATGATTACTCCAAAGGTATTCCCGCCCCATGGATAGAGCTTGGGGAGGAGCAACTGGCGTTCAAGGAGGCTAATCCTAAAGCTACTGTCAAGGAGATTATCGAGGCTAAGCTGGATGAGTCAAGGCTTCTTAATGAGGAGAAATCAGTTAAATACGAGGAGATAAGAACTTATGAGACCGGAAATCTATATGAGTTCTTCTTGGATGATCAGAATATCTATATTCCTGAACATGATAGACGTAACGCCTTGTCTGATGGGGCTATAGCTGGCAAGATAACGATCATGGGTCTGGAATTCGATATAACGGAAGGCAAGATCTTGATCGGGATGATGGATAAGTATGATAATGATCTTATGTCGGCGTTAGGGGACAAGCAAAAGCAGATCAATCTAGCCACTACCGTAGAGCAGGTAAGGGCTATTGATGTCCAATCCGGATACCCAGACAAGATAAGTGTCACCACAGCATACGTCCAGCAACAGGCGAAGGAGAAGGACGCCTCTGATCCTCAGAAGGTGGCTGTAAAATTTTCTAGAATGGTGGTTAATAATAAAGACTTATCCTTATCCTCTAACGATAAATTGGATGTTAAGATCCTATTCCCCATATGGGGACAAGAAGGGGCGGAGTTCGGGCTATCCGTGGATGCCGGATTTTGTCTTAGGGTGGTTAAGGAGGATACGGATATCCTTTATGAGGTTATCCAACAACATACGCTGTCGGAGGAATGGGAACCCGGACTAAATACGGCTTCCTTGTATAAGGTTATTGATAAGGAACATGCCGGTACTATAGGGGATCCTATCCCGTATTTCCCTCCAATGGAGATATTCAAGGATAAGTATTACATTCAGAACGCTGATGTGTATAAGTGTACCAGGGATAGCGGAACTCCTCTCAGCCATAATCTACAGGATTTAATAGGTCTGTACGTGGAGCGGGTGTAGTCGTAGTGCTATCTACCCCCCCCATATTTTATGGCTAACATTATATAAGTTATTTTTGGCATAATAAAATGACATTTGTAAATATATTTAAGTATGGCATCACAAAAATTCGGTTTCGTAACCGTCGACCCAGTATCGGGATCAGGAGATCAGGCGGTTAATTTTTCCGGTGAGAAACACACCGGTCGTCTTCAACGCACTATCAACCTTACGGTCACCACGAACGGCGGGGCTAAGAAGGCGTTGGTAGTTAATCAGGCAGCGGCTGCTGAGGTGGTAAGATCAGACAGCCCTAACGCTTCCGTACAAAAGACAGGTGGTAATGTTACCATCACCGGTAAGTCTAACAGTACTAAGCTTACGTTCGCGGTCACGCCGGCTGAGGAGAACGGGCTTACGTTACAGCTCCCGGCTAACTACACGGCGGCTGGAAAGACTACGGCTAACGGAGCGATTATCGCCGACGATCCCGGAGCCGCTGGCGAGTTCGTTTGGAGCATCACGATCTCGAACGTACCGGCCAACGTCACGATCGAGGAACTGACAGCTACATTGAAGGTAACTGCCGCTGGTGGCCAGACAGCCAACGTGACGGTAACGCAAGCCGCTGGAGACTCTACTATCGAGCTTGACAAGGAGACTATTAACTTGGATGTAAATGGTACTCAACAGACGGTTAACGTAACATCTAATGACAGCTGGACATGGGCGCAAGCTGCGGCTAGAACCGTATTGAGAATGATGGGACGATAATCAGTTTCTTTTCGCTTACTCAGACCCCGATCGACTAAAGCCGGTTGGGGTTTATTTGTTTTGCTATCTTTGCAATAGAACAAAAAATAATACAACTATGGCTAATGATTTGAATATTAATTGGAAGGACGGGGTAGGCGAGGTGACGGACCAGCCTCTGACCGTTAGCCCGGGAGCCGGGAAGGGGGACGCAGCGGTTTCCTTTGGATCGGTGATGAATAAAGGTCTTGATCGGACTCTTGAGCTGGAGATAACAACTCCAAAGGGTGTTAAGAAGACGCTTACCGTAAACCAAGAAGGATGTCGTCAGGCTTATGTGACCAGTGACGGCAAACGATGGCTGACTAGCGACAATCGGGTATATGGGGTTTTGAAAAGCGATGCTCCATGCGAATGCACGGGTGATTGCCCTTGATATTTTGTTTTTACGAATTTTGTAATTACATTTGTGGCGCATGTCCATCACCATGCTTTTCGTCGCTAATTTATTATAAGGGATACCGGTCTGTGATGGGATCGGCATCCCTCTGTTTTTTAATATGGAGAAGATAAATGTTTTCGATGTTCAGATTCCTGATGGGAGACAAATCCGTTGTATATCGTATAATAAGGTTACTTATTTTGATCTTGACGATATATGTAAGTTATGTTTTGACTCATACGACCTACATGATGTGGCTGACACTAAGGTCATGAGCGAGTTCCTACACCGTGAGGGTGGTCGTTATTGGACTACGATAGATGGCGTAAGGCAGTTGTATCGTAGGATTGAGTGTAAGATGTGTTTTGAGGTTATAGAAAAATTAAAGGGATTATAGTTGAATAAATTATTTATTTCATAAAGAATGTTTATATTTATGGCATAAGATATTAAGAATGAGATTAGTTGAGAGACATATCATAAAAGACAACCGATTTGAGGATGTATGCCTCAAATCCGGGTTGTTGTATAATTATGTTCTTTTCAACGTCAGACAAGGTATATTTTCCGGAGATTACATAAATGAATATGAGTTTTCTACTAAATTATGTAAGGAGAATCAGGTTGATTTTAGGAATCTACCATCAGTAGTGTCCCAACAAGTCGTAGCTCAAGTGTTTTCGGTAACAAAGTCTTGGATGAAATCAAAGAAGGAATATGAGAAGAATCCTTCTAAATTTCTATCAAGACCTAAATTGCCTAAATACAAGAAAGGGAAGAAGCAGAACATGGTAGTTTTTACAAAAAATTCTTGCAGACTGAAAGAAGATGGATGTATTCATTTCATCAAAAACATAATCCGGCCAATCAAAACTAAAATAGGAGATAACAAGTTATGTCAGGTTAGAATAATTCCACAAGCTACTTGCTATGTGGTTGAGGTTATTTATGAGAAGAAGGAACAGGATTTAAATCTTGATAAGGATAATTTTCTTTCGATTGATTTGGGATTGAATAATTTATGTACATGTATAAGCAATGTAGGTATCAAGCCTTTCATTGTAAACGGCAAGATTATCAAGTCCTTTAATCAGTGGTATAATAAGAAGAGAGCTAGGTTGATGTCGTATATTGGCGATAAGGGTACTTCAAAGAGACTTAGACGGCTAAATAATTATAGGAATTTTTGGATTGAAGATAAAATCCACAAGGTTAGCAGATTTATTGTAAATATCTGTATTGAAAACAATATTGGGAATCTTGTTGTGGGTTTGAATAAAGGATGGAAGAATGGAGTAAATCTAGGGAAGAGGATAAACCAGAAGTTCGTTGAGATTCCATTCTCAAAACTTGTTGAAAAGATATCCTATAAGTGTAAGTTGGTTGGAATAGACTTTCAAGTCCACGAGGAATCCTATACCTCCAAAGTGGATCATCTGGCTTTTGAAAAATTGGGAAAGCATGATGTTTACTTAGGCAAAAGAAAGAAACGTGGATTGTTTCAAAGCTCTATTGGAAAGCTGCTAAATGCTGATATTAACGGGGCTATCGGAATCGGAAGAAAAGTATTCGGTGATTCTTACGTCAGTAAGATAATCGGTAGCGGGTTGGCGTTTAACCCGGTTAGAGTAAACATTTTGTGATACGAATGTGAATTTGATAAATAAAATTAATAATTTTAGTAACGTGAGAGAAAAGAAATTTGATTTCGTGATATATCCGTTGGATTTGATTATCACGGTTGGATTAGATTATAAGACGTTGTGTGATCGTTTCGAGAATATGGAACCTGAACACGAGGGGAAATGGGGAGATGAAGATGATATGGATAAGGAGGCGTCTTTCGTGAATTTGGTAAGGGATAGGGACGATGATGATAAATTTGCCATACTTTGGAATTTTTCGAGCGACGATGATTTAATAATGAGAAATATATGTCACGAGTCATTCCATATAGCAATGAGCGTATGCCAATTTTGCAACATGTCTCTTGGATTTAAGGTTGGAGAGGATGAACACGCAGCGTATATAGCCGGATTCGCTGGTGATTGCGTTAGTGAGTTCATCAATAGCAAGAATACGGATTAAGTCATAAATTCTATAAGGAATATAAGAATATCAGCCTCCGCTTATTTGTGGGGGCTTTTTGTTTATCTTTGTCAAAAACATGAAGTTATGTCGAGTTGCGTAATTAAAAGGAATAAGGAAGGTAAGATAACCCGTGTCTTGACCCCTTCCGGCGAGGTATCCACCTTGTTCGATAAGATAGCGGGTATAGCAGCCGTAAGTGATCTTGATAAGGCGGCTGAGGCTTATATGACTATTTATAACGACAAGTTCAGGTCCAAGTTCGGTGACTGGGCTAGATCCGTGCCAAGGAATAAGGAGGCGGCCAGATCCATAAGCGCCAGACTTAGCTCCAGCGAGTGGGGGCAACTTATGTCAGCCAAGGTCTTGTCCGCCATAAGCGATATGGATGCCCCGGCGTTGGCCAGAAGCCTTGGGAATAGCGACAATGTCGTGGCTTATCTTACCTCCGGAGAGGTAGGTGATGTCAATGATATGGCTGTGGTAGATACATCTACGGTACAGGAGGTGGATCTGGATTCCATAAACGAGGATAATATTGGCGATACGATACTGAAAGAGGCGTCATGGGATGATATAAGGGCTATCAGGGAGAATATAGATATTAAGGAGACAGCCCGTATGTTATGGAAGGCCGTGGAAAGCGCTTTTACCGGGCAACGACCTAATATCAGGGTGAAGGGCGGAAATATAGATGGGGAGATCATATTTTCTGGTAATGTCTTGCCGTTAAATGATATTGAAGATTATACGCCCCCATCTTCAAGATTGGTGTATGATTCCGGTGAGCCTCGCCTGTTCTTTAAATCGGATGACGGCAAGATATACGACTCTTACGCCAACGCCATAAAAGGCTCGTCCGGCGGGCGGGTTGAGGCCGGGTTCTTGGCCGGCAGTGTCGAGGAGAGCGACGTCCCGTCCGGTACGGCTGACATCTCCTTTGGCTCGTCCTCCATAACCCTTAACAACAGTGATTCGTTCATCCCGGTCCTTGGCATCAGCTCAGACTCTAATATAAGTACCCGTGGAGGGTTTGTCAATTACCTTATCAAGAAAGGTCTGTTGAGCGGGGAGCGTATAAGGTTAGGGGATAGGTATTATCTTACCGGAGCCGGCAACTCTGATGGTCTTAAGATCTATAACGCTATGGACGCCTTGTCTAGACTAAGGAACAGGTTTGGTAGTATGTCTTCTGAGATGAACGTATTAGGCTCCATCGGTTTTGATACGGAGGTAAATAACGATCTTGATCTTATCACGACATCAGGGGAGAAGGTTACGGTAAGCAGATCGGAGATAAAGGGCATGTTAAGGCAAGGTAAGTTTGAGGAGCTTAATAATAAGTATGATGGGTTCATGGAGCTAGCCTTGTCGTTGATGATGGAGGATAACGCCTTGTACGGAAGTAATGTCCGTGGGGTTATTGAGAATGAGAAGGCGGAGGATCTTCAGAACAGGACTGATATCACCAACATCTTATCCACGTTAGGTATCCGTGTGATGGGTATGTCCGAATATATGGATAAGTATAAGATGCGTAATGGTGTCGAGCCTTCGGCTAGGGCCTTATCCGATATGGCTAATGGGGTTATTGCCCTGGCTGAGGGAGCTACGGTAGAGGATCTTAATGAGGAGGTGGCTCACTTCTTGATCGATACTTATCGTAATCAGCAGGAGATTGACGAGGTTCTGGACTCTGTTGTCGACACGCCATTATGGAATCAATTCGCCGGTCGTTACTATGAGGTGTATGGGAAGGAATACCAAGGGGAGGAACTGGATCGGATGGTGAAGCGGGAGATCCTAGGTAAGACGTTGGCCCAGCGGTTCGTACCGGGCATGGAACAGGCGGTGGAGGATCTGGCCTCGTCCGAGGACGCCCAGCTCTCCTTGTTTGGCAGGATAATCCGGGCTATAAGGAATTTCTTCTCTACCCAAAGATCAGACTTGAATAAGGTTCTTGATAGGATAAAGGAGTCGGCGTTAGCTGATGATCCAAGCGCATTTGACGTGCTTCTGTTAAAGGATAGCGACCATCTTATGTACTCATTATCGGATGTTGATGTGGCTAATAAGCTGATCAAGAACGGTAGGTCATTGGAAAGACTATATACCAGATTGCAGAGGATGAGGTCAAGCCAAAGCCAGAGGATCGGTGAGAGTATCTCCCTTCTACGTGATATAGGCGAGAAGGTAAGACAAGTCGGTGGTGAGCTAAATAAGAATAACAATCTATTATCCACCAAGAGCGTCATAGCGACCGCCAAGGCTGAGGTGGAGTATTTGGTCACTGTCGCCAGTAGCCTACGTAAGAGCGGAAAAGGATTGGATTATGAGACGATACAGGTTATCGATAACGTATATGGGGAGATAGTTCCTCTGATCAGGAACCTTCGTGGATTCGTCAATAATCAGGCGGCTGATTATTATGGCAGCAATAAGGTTGGTATGGTAGAGGATATGGATGATATATTACGTATGGCTGAGACATCCATGTCTGATATAAATGCTCTTCGAAGTGATCGTAATGAGGACTGGCTGGATGGACAGCTCAGGATGTTTAATATCCAGGAAAGATATTGGAATGGGATAAAGAAGTTGATAAATAACATCCATAAGGATATCAATGTCATGTCCCGGTTCTTTGGTACGCTGGAGCATAGTGGTAACGCTATTTTAGGTATGTTAGGCCAACGTCTAGCCAAGGCCCATAATGAAGCCCATACCGAGGGTATATCCAATATCAATAAGATGACTAGGATGATGAAAGAGCGTGGATGGGGGATAAAGGATAATGAGGATCTTATACAGAAGATAAATGGGAAGAACTCGGATTACCTTGACTCGTCCCGTGATTTCGCTAAATACGATTTGCTATACAGGACCGAGCAGGCTAAGGCTATTATCGATATATATGATCTTAAGAATGTTACGGGTAAGACCGAGAAACAGCTTATCGACCTTCTTCTATCCGATAGAGGCCTTAAGGTGAAGACCCGTGACGACATAGTAGGATATGACGGGGATAAGCCTATCACTAAGGAGGTATATCATATATTCAAGCCTACCATCCAGAATTTCGATATCTCGGACATGACGTTCGAGGATCAGCAACGGTATCTGGATACGATAAATAAGTGGTTGGATGAGAACCGGGAGAAACCTATGGTGCAGGCTTATTACGATAAGATCGAGAAAGTCAATAAGAAGGTCGAGGAAAGACTGGGTCGTAGGGTATCGCAAGCTACGTCCGATTTCATGACCCGTATCCGCAGGAGCCGGTATGTGGCTATGGATAAGTTCGTGAGGAACGGGAAGGTCGATTGGAAGGCGTTTCAATCCGATCCTATAGCTTGGAGATCTTATCTGGATATTTTACGTGACAGGGCTATAGCTAAGAGCGAGTGGTACTCTGATGGTACGCCAAAGGAAGAGGGATCCGAGGCTCTGATGATGTCCGAGGAGATCAAGGCATGGGACGAGGCGTGGGCCGAGGAGTTCGGGAATACCAACGAGGGTCGTAAGGCTTCCGCCGAGTTCAAGGAGATACTTCGTGGAATAGAGCGGTCCGAGGGCGGCAAGGCTGCGTTCGAGTTCCTGCTAGCTGGCGGTCATCTTGGTTTCTCCAAGGATATGTGGGGATCCGAGGAGGGTGATTATTACGAGAATCTTGTTGATAAGATCACGGAGCAATCTGTATCATCATCAAGAATAGAGAAGGTAGAGGAGGCGATGGCGACAATAAACGAGATCAATGACCAGCTAAGGCCCTTGCTTATCCAGTACCGGGATAGCACGAGATACGGGGAATATGATTTCGATAGGTTACGTGGATCCGCCTCATTAAGAAAGATAAACGAGTTATATGATCGTCTGGCTGAGGCTAAGAGCGTCATTAATGCCGCCGCTTCCGCTGAGGCTATTGAGATGGATATGCCTGATACGGTGGAGAGTGGAGTCACGGATTCTTACCGTAACGCTTTAAGGGATGCCATGGCATACGACAAGGGTATGGATGAGATTAAATTCGCCAAGGAACATATGTCTGCCCGCTCCCGGAGTCAGGTGGATAGGATGGCCGCTAAGCTATCTAGGAAGAACCCGTCATGGACGACCGTGGAGGTATCGTTTTTGAGAAGGAAATACGGTCCTGACTTCAATAATAAGCTAGCTAACGACATAGCGATGGGTAAGACTGATAAGATCCTTGTCGAGTACGCCAGAACCCGGTTGTATCCTTATATGAGGAAATACTCTCCCAAGGGATATTCTGATTTCGTCAGGAAGATAAATAACGGTACGTATAAGGTATCCGAGTTCTTTGATGCCATAGAAAATGGTATATCCGAGAAAGAGAGCGTATCCCGTTTCGGGTTCGATATTAATATGATTGACTTATCGATCAATAACCAGTGGCTAGAAGAGGCCGATGCCGAGAGTTCTTTCCGTAATCCTAATTATAATCCCGATCTGGGTTATGGGTATCATACGCCTAGGTTCGATAAGTACAAGAACGAGGCTTTTTTCAAGAAATACGGTATTACCAACGAAGGGGAGGAAGCTACGATCAATAAGGATAAGTGGGAGATGAGGAAGGAGCTGCTTAACATAAGTCGTAAGGCTATGGAGGATTATGATGAGCGATTCCGGAACATCTACCAAATACCACAGATATCCAAGGGCGGCGTGGAGAGGATGGTGCAGGCCGGGGTTGACCCTAAGGCGGCCATCGGCAACGCCGTACGTGATATCGTTGGCGAGAGGGTGGATGACCCTATACATGGTCAGGGGCAAGACCTAGGAGGGATTGATGAGAACGATAACAAATATCGTATGATCCCCAAATACTATCTTAGTAAGTTGGAGAACGCCGATGACGTGTCCCATGACTTCGCCTACTCCTATTCCATGTTATCCTTACAAGCGACCTCTTACAAGTATAAGAGGGCGGCCTTGGATGATGTTATGGGATATAGGAATAAGATGCTTGAGATACAATACGACGGAGGTAAGAACCCGGAGGTCACTCACGCCTATAGAATGTTTCAGGACTGGGTTAACGCCAGTATCTATGACGTCAGGATAAACAATAAGCGGGCGGAATGGAATATAGGTAATTATAAGGTCGATCTTAATAAGCTGGCTCTTATGTTTACCAAATTCGTATCCAAATCCAACCTAGGCTTCTCCCCGTTCGTAGCGGCTACCGGCGCCCTTACCGGGCAGGCCAATTTCCTTTTGGAGGGTATGGTAGGGCAGTATATAAGCAAGGACTCCATGAAATACGCCTACGGGGAAGCCCAGAAGCAGTTGAGTACGTACGTGTCGGAGATCGGGGACATAAACCGTACCAACAAGCTATATGTCGTTGGAGAGGCCCTAGGTGTGTTTAATGTCCGCAACCGTGTACGATCGGCGGCGTACAACAAGATCTGGAGAACCTTATTCCGGGATCTGCCGTTTAAGATGATGGAGGTTCTTAACTCCCCGTTGGATCCGCAGGTTATTATCTCGGTCATGGATGATACCCGCCTATACGAGGGTCAGTTCTGGTCATACTCCAATTTCAAGGAGATGATGATGAAGGACAGGAATATGTCCGCTAATGAGGCTAAACGTGATTGGGAGCGTTTAAGGGATTATTCTATGTGGAACATGGTAGATGTCAAGGACGGGAAGATCGTGGCTAAGAATGAGGCTAACAAGGATATTATAGACAGATACATACCCACCTTGTCCAGTAGGGTCAGGAGCATGGTGCAGATCTGCGACGGCGCCTTGAACGAGCAGAACCGGGTGGGGGCTAGCCGGAACGCTATCCTTAACATGGTTCTGCCTCATCGTGGATGGTTTATATTGGCCGTGCAGCGGGCGTATAAGAAAGCCGGTTTCAATTTCCAAACCAACCAGTTTGAGGAAGGATATATGAGAACGTTATGGAGACTGGCCGGTAATGTCTATGGATCGATGTCCGAGGGCAGGATGGGGGAGGCATATGACGTGCTTAAGGAAGAGTATGATAAGCTTACCCCCTACGAGCAGATCAATATCAAGAGATCGATTATCAATATGGCGGTATTCGCCACGATGATGGCCATAGGAAGGGCGTTGATGGGATATAGGGAGGATAATGAGGATAGCTGGTTCGGGCAGTTCATTACCTATATAGGATTTAGGACGATCAACGAGATCGCTTCCCAGACATCCCCGTTCATGGAGCTTAACGCCATAGACATGCTACAGGACCCGCTGGTCACCGCCCGGAAGTTAGGCGACCTCACCGATCCTCGAAACTGGGATCCGTTCGCTACCGTCCAGACCGGCGTGTATAAGGGCGAGAGCAAGCTATGGAGGCAGCTCATGAAGTTCTCGTTTGGTAAGCAATGGTATAATATCAAGACGGCTAGGGATATTAAGCAGACATCCGACTACTGGTTGATGACCAACGGCATGACGATGGGATTCTTCCTAGGTGGTAGGGATAAGGATGAGTCTGAAGAGGATACTAATTGGTACTTTGACAGGGGGCGATAGTTTATTTTGTATATATTTATAAATCAATAAATTATATGTAATGTTATGAGAAGAAGACAATTGTTTGTTTACAGATATAATGACAAGCCCGGTGATGTCATGTTGATAAACGGGTCTGGGAGAGTCGTTGTCGTTCCTCCATACGATGTGGCTGGCAGGGTGGCCGACGGTTTCACACCATATGGTATCGTTGTTGTACCCACAAGCCACGATACGTACGGCGACGGCACGATGGGGGTTATGTCGATAAAAAACACCGGCTACATTCCCTTTGGCCCTTATGGACATGATCCTGTGTTCGACAGATTCCAGTTCGAGGTTGATAAACCTGAAGGAAAGGGGCAGAATGCCATCCTTGACAATGTTGGTCCTATACAAAAAAAAGATGACATTCTTTGTCCGCTTCAGTTATCAAGAAGGAGATGTAATATTATAGTTCCGGCGACCGATTTTATAACCGATGGAATAGAATCGTGCAATCCCGCTCTGAAATATAGGAATGTAACAAGAAGTGAAGAGTATTCGGTGGCTCCGAACATATATAATGTTGATGATTCCATGAACCCGTTGTGCAGACAGAATGATGGTAATTGGTTCATATTTGATTATGATGGATTCGGGAACACGAGATACATATATCAAACGTATGGGAGCAAATGGAGTGGCAGGTACAAAGATGGTTATCAGTATCATGAGAAAGTTGACGTGGATAATGGGCAATATCCTATGATTGAGATGGCAGTTAATTTCGATGTCAAAGGTAGGTGGTATCTTCCGGGGTTAGGTGAGATGCAGTATATCGTAGCCAGATACGCCAAGATAAAGGAGTCATTGGAAATAATAGCTCGATACTCATATTCGGAGCCTATACTCGATTCATATATGTCGTCTACCATAATAAACACCAGATACCTTAACGCTAATGATGATGAGAGCATGGAACGTGACAGATGCTCCGGGTTTTGGTTTGAAAATACGATTAATTCGGCTATTCCTGATAATAGTCAACTAACTTCTTTTGGCGATGATAAGAACAGGACGCATAGGGGCAGGTTTATGTGTCGTTATTCATATCGGTCTGGGTTCAAGAACATGTTGGGTTAGGTCGCTGTTTATCCGCAACAAAATAGCCAATTTGATTTGATACATAAATCAAATTGGCTATTTTTGTGTTCCCATCTATCCATCCCGGACGGATGGGAATAAATAATCATCTTATGAATGCAAATGTAAGCATTTATCAGGATTCCATAAAGGATAGTAGTGGAATTTTGACGTCCGAATCCAACGAAATAGGGTCTTTGAAAATTATCATGCCTGATAAATTGAATCAGTTGACAGCTCGATCGTCCTACATATGCCATATAGACGATTTCGTTAAAGGGAATAAAGATTATTATGGATTTGATATACAATCTGATAGCGAAATGGAATATGATTATGAACTAATCATAAACAAAATAAAACATATCAATAACAATACTGGTAAACATGAATATATATCAATATTTAATAATTTCCCTGTATTAGGTTTTATGTTATGTCAGATAGCTAATTTAAATGACCTTAGGATTCTTGGTGGATACAGATATAGCATAAGATTGAAAAATATATCAGAAAGGGATATTGTTATAGACTATATAAATAGTATTTTTATAACATATGATAATATATGTATCTATAAAGTTGATAATATTGATGTTAGACGTGATATCCCTCGTGAATTTATCGATGATTTAAACGCTCTTTACAAAACTATTATTGATAACATTTTTGGATATAGATTTTCTATAAGAGTGGTGACTGGATATGATAATTGTATAGTAGACAATATTGAGGTGTTTGTCCCAGTCAAGTCAAATATGGATATATCAAATAGTGTATCAAATATGTTTAGAAAATTTCTAAATGCTAAAAGAATTGATTTTTTTAATTTAATATCTGTTTTTGAATATTTTAACGATATTAATAATTTGAGCATAGGACATCTGATAACTAAGATATATAAAGATTTTATCTATTTATATGATATGTCATTTGATATATTAGATAACAAGATAGTATATACATATTTAGGATCAGGTAATATTGATGGTTATATTAAGATAGGTAAAACCAATAATATTGACAAAAGGGAAAATACGATAAGAACCGGGAATATAGATTTTAAGATAATAGCCTTTGTTGGCAGAGATATAGAAAATGAATTGCATAGCAAATTTGAGATAAAAAGGATGGAAAGAGAATGGTTTCATTTATCTGATAATGATATAGACAATATAATCAACGAGTATGGTTTTATTAGGGTAAGGAACAGTGTTAAAGATAAAAAGATATAGTTATATCATTGATACTTAATGTAATCCAAAAATGGATTTACATAATAATAGAAGGATAGGATATCATCACCCTATCCTTCTTATTTTCGTTATCAGTCTTTATATTTATCCACAAAATCATCCACATCCATATACTCACATCCGAAGTTCTCCGCCGTCTTCTTATCGGAGTCGGAGAATTGCCCTTCTTTTCCGGAAGCGTCCCCGATCATCAAGATAGTATCGTATACGATCTTTTCTTCCTCATCTTCATCGTTATTCATGTATTCGATGAAATCCATATACTCTTTTATCATCCCTATATTTGGCTTCCTATTGGCATTGCGCTTATTATTGCTGTCACAGTAATAAGCGCTTACGGATATATCCGTGTAATCTTCCAAGGCGTTTGATATGTAATCGAATTTATACTCAAACATCTCTCTGTCTACGAATCCTTTTTCTATACCTCCTTGATTTGATATTATCAGTATATCATCAGGAGCGTAATTCTTGATAGCCTCAAACACGTCGAGTTTGATTTTCATATCCCATATACCTTTAGGGAATGTATTCCCTGATACCGTCTCAATCAGTGTCCCGTCTAAATCTGTTATTAACAATTTGCATTTTTTCATGATTAAAAATTTAAATAATATATAATTACCATAATTATTTATTTTTATTATCTTGCCTAAGGTAAATCTCTATGATTTATAAGAATTATACGCAAGTAATATATCCTCATTGTCTACCCAGCTCCCATTAAGGTTGCCGTTTGGATGAAAAATCATTTCAAATACCACATCATTGGCAATTTGTTTTTGCTCATACAGTTTTACGAGATTTGCGCTTTCGCTTACCATATCTATACCTTGATATTTATATACCTCTACATAGTAGTAGTATCCAAGTAATTGTTTTATAGGGGTAAATCTATTGTCTTTATCAATACACTTCCATATGTCATTCAGATATACTTTGTTATTCTTGAGATAAGCCATTTTATCATGATTTTTCATTGCCTGCTCATCATAGTCCATCGTCTCACGGAATATGACATTGTCAATATAGAGACTATTATAATAGTCAAGATAACGTATAATTCCATTCATGTCATTTATTCCCTCTTTTAGCAGTAAACAGCTCATGCGTGGACGGAGATTGTTGGCTTTAGCGAATATAGCTATACGGGCAATATCATCGTTGCTACAATATCCGTTCTCATATTGCATAATGTGTTTGTTTATCTCCTCGTCAAAATGAGCTTTACTGATATTGAGATGCTGGAAATGGTTATCCGTGATATGTTGCAGTATCGACTTACCCTCCACGATATCAAACAGGCCTGATCCGTTTGTAGTCAATGTTCTTTTCCTGTAGCCATATTTTTCGATAAGCCTCAGGATTGGCACGAGTCTTCTTGATTTTGTAGGCTCCCCTCCTGTGATTGATATCGAAGGATTAAGCGGTCTAAGCCTGTTAAGTATATCGTCAAGTCTGGACAGATACTCATCATCAGACGCTATCTTGCTTTTCTTATACATTTTCCCCTTGTTCTCGAACCTAAGCTGGGCAACACAGAATTTGCAATTGGCGTTGCAGTAATCGTCAGTAAAGATACTTAGGTTAACGTTCGAATACACCCTGCGCCTTTTCCCGTCAAAGTCAAAATCATTAAACGTATATTCGTCAACATTGAAGCATTCTTGCCTCTTCTCTCGTATATTTTGAAATTTCAATGCATTCATTTTATTATAATTTAGATTCATGTTTTGCCCTCTCTTCCAAATTATGTCCAAAACACTCGCCATCAGAAGCGTAACAACGCCATTCATCATACACGTCGTTTATCCTCAAAGGTGGAAGAGATTTGTCATTTTCAGCCCTGCCGTAGGAGTTAAATAGGTGGAAGCTTGATATGTCTATCATCTCTTGAGGTAGTTCGTCCTTAAGCGTATCTAGCTCCTTATCGGTATATCCTCTTACGTTTATGGCAAAATTCACATATGGTATAAACTCACAAGCCGAGATGATGTTCTTGAGATAATTGGCGAATTTAATGACAAACTTATGGTTGAATACCGTTTTAAGGTAGGTGTTGTAAGATAACTTCACGGTTATCCTCTTCTTGTTCCTTACCGCTATTTCGACGATCTTGTCGATATGCCTGTCGAGCATGAAGGCATTGGTGTCTATCACGACCTCTTCCACCTTTTCGAGCGTGGAGATATATTCCATGAATAAATAAAATTGCGGATGCGTGGTAGGCTCTCCTCCTTCTAGTTGCACGATATATGGTACATCCATATCTTTCATGATTTTATGGATAGTATCAAAGTTCATGAATGATTGCTTTTTGCTGTCTGATTTCATACAACAAAATGGGCAACATACATCACAATGGTTTGTGATATTTATGTATAACTTATTTCCACGTATCATTACCAATCTCCTCCATTTTTCTTATAATCTCCTTATATTTAAGGTTGTATATAATCACCATATCTTATAATAAATATTCCTCTATTTTTTTAGCCATGTCAATAAGCATTTCGCATTTAAGGTCGTTAAACTCCCTACAAAATCTCATTTCCTCCTCATGTTTTTCCTCTGGCGATCTGCTGTCGTTTATACTATAACATGGCGATGAATATACTGGGATAGGTTTCATGGCCTCTATAGCCAATTTAATAGCCTTTTCTTTGATATCGCTCATACCATTTTCTTTTTGCTCCCAGATCATGCCGCTATGAAGGCAATTAGGATCATTAGCATGATCTATTGAACAAATCCCTTTGTCGTAAAAACAACATCCCGTACAACTCTCTTCTTCTATCTCAGGGATAGCTATGTATTCTTTCCCTTTATATATTTTAACTTCTCCTTTTCTTATCTTATTCATCTTATTAGATTTTTATATCCTACATGTTTCAACTGCTCTTCGGTAGCTTTCTCCTTCGGGAACTTCCCGTGCCATTTACCGGGCACCACGACATCACGGCCGTCGGGACTGGTAGCCAGCCTCCCGCATTCGCTGCACAGCCCCATGCCCTTGTACGGCTGTAGTTCCTTGGCATAGTCGAATTTATCCACCATATACTCGTTTGTCAACATCCAATAACTAGACGTAGCGGTATTATCAACGCAACCGCATTTAGCGCATACAAATAAGCTCATATTTTAGTATCGTTAAATGTCGTTATCCTTATCATCGTCAACCCTCTCCACCTTAATCGTCCCCATATCACCTGAAGGTAACGTAATATCGCTATCACGTTATTCCAGTTCTCGTCAATAGCCAACTGATGCAGTATCGATCTATATATCTGGTAGGTATTCCCGATAAGTCTCTTCCTGTTGATTTTGTCCGAGCTACCTCCATGATAACCTATATATTCGAAATCTTCGAGATCAGGGAACAGCCTTGCTCTTATTGAGATCATATTTTTAGCAATAAAGCTCCTTATTCCCAGCGACTCCGCCCTGTCCATGTCATCTATCAACGTCTCCGTGGTATGCTGAAGATCCATGTCTCCGGCGGCAAACCTGCTTATATCCTCCACGCACCGGGATATCAGCATCAGTTGTTCCCTTGTCAACGTTATTTTATAAAGTTGTTTATTATCCATGATTATCTGATATTAATTTTTCTTTTATATGTTTAGATATATCAATTATCTCATCTTTTATATTGCAGTCATCTTTTAATAATGAACCAAATATACATGATATGGCGCCCTTTAGGCCTAGCGCTATCCCTATCTCCAACATTTTTTTATCGGTATTAGAGATGTCTATAGGTTCATATAATATTGATGATATGCTGTTAATTACATATATCACATCATTTTCATTCATTGATGTAGATTTATCGACAATAGCTATAAAATCTTTTATAATCATAATATAAGCTATTTTTATTTCTTTTATCGTATCATCGCTTAGATGTCTATCTCTTATATGCCTTTCAACATACTTGTTTGCTAGATTCTCTATTTTGTTTGATTTGTCCATTTGTACTATCAATTATTTAGTTAATAATAGATCATAGTCCTCTTCATCTATACTCCCATTATTGTTGACATATATAATGAAATCATTTAAAAGCACGGACTTATCCTTGGATAAGGCTTTTATAATAAGCTCTACATCATCTTTCAACATTACATGCACAGTATCCCAGATAACATATTTTTGACATTCTTTCTCAATCTTCTTGATTGTTTTAAGTATTATCTTATACGTCTCCTCATATCTTTTTACTATTCCGCACAGTTCAGTCGTATTATATTTACGTATAGCCGTGAATATATATTCCTTTTTACAATCCCAGCATTTTATCAGTTTTTCTGATCCGCACGCCTTATTCTTGTAGAAGAAACAGCCCTTACATGGCTCATTATGGTCGTAACTTAATACTACAAGCAGCTCCATGCCATTCTTGTATATCACGTCTCCTTGTTTCATCTTGTCTATTTTATTAATCTCATTATCAATATAGCAAAGTTGGATATTATCCATACTATAGATATCCAGAATGTTATACTCAACATAAGACCTATGTTCTTAGGTATAGGATCTACTCTCCTGAATGTAAGGATCATGAATACAAATGTCTTGAAGTTCATAATTTACGATATTTTTCTATATAGTTAACTATTAGATCCTTGACACCTTTAGGGACATTAATTAGCTTAAGGTTACCTTGGAATATATCCTTACCGTACTCGTCCATGATCACCCCGAATGAAGGATTCATGATTCTTGTCGATATACATATCGGTTGGTCGGTATCGAATCTGATAACGGCTACCTTCTTCTCGTTTATCGCCTTCTTTAGGGCTATATAAAGCTTATGACCTTTAACAATGTCACAATTACCTTTCATGATCTTAGACATATATATGATATGCTCTTTCTTCACATTGCTGAGATTGTCCATCAGTTTAAGATCTCCACCAACAGATTTCCATTTTTTGAAGCAAGATATGCATAGACAATAACTGGACTTGGCGTTCCTCGGCATCATCCTGCTGCTACCAGCGGGAACCGTATCGCCACAGCAGACGCACGTCCGGTCTTTGTTGGTGCGTACTGGGCCATAGCTGTTTATCGGGTATTCTTTTTCTTTAAGCATCTTTTTCTGTTTTCAAAATTATCATCACCATATTCATAATTAGGACAAGCCTTATTGCTTGGGCGTCTCGTATAAGTCTTTTGCTCCCTATCATATTTCCTGTTAGGGTTTATATAATGGTCGCACACTTGCCAAATGGAGCAGCATACTTTCCCGTATCTTTTCGCCCATTCCCGATCATGTAGATGTACACAAGTGGCGCAAGTTGGGTTCTTGAGCTTATCCTTATTCTCATCTATGATCTTATTGACCCGATCAAGAATAACATGCATTTTTTCAATATTTATGACGTTAAATGCGTCTGGGCATGGAAGATATGTCATTGAGCTTATATCTATGTCCATTTCCTTGGATTTATTGTAAGCTGATTTGTATTTCCTTCTCATCAAATCCTTTAATTGATTTACTTTTCTCTCATAAGTCCCCATATTTCACTCAGTTTTCCATCCTTGTTTTTTCAATAGATCCACCATCATCTCCTTTATCTTAGGGCTAATGGCTTCGGTAAGTATATCAGCGGCCAAGTTAATAGAGAAGCTTGTCATTCTAGATTCTCCTATATACTTCTCGCTGGTAACTTCTTTCACATAGTCGTGAATATCCTTGATCATTTCATTTTGAGATCTTAGGAGATTCAGTATCTCATCGAGTTTATCATTCATCTTTTTTCTCAAATATACCTGATAATAACCAGATAACCACTATCAAAAAGAAACACAACCCAAGCGCCTCATCCGGGTAATCATGCATAGCCTCTAAAATTCCCCTCATAACTTAACATCCATTTTGTTGATTATCTTATAAAATATATCTCTAGTCAGCTCAATATCGTAAGTAGCGTCATGGAGCTTATTCTCGTCGATCTCAATACCCATAGTTCTGGCTACGGTCATCAACTTAAAGTTCTCCATATCGTTTCTTACACCCATCAGGAACGGTGTCACCATAACATATACATCCATACAGTTAGGATAGAACCATGATCCGAAATACTTATCCCCACATTGCTGGAATAAAGCCCGTAGGAAGCTGTTATCGAATCCAGCGTTGTTATACCCCACTAAATACATTTTATCCCTCTTGTCGAACTTATTCACGTATTTGGACAATATACTAACGAGCTGTCTGTATCCATCTTCCATAGGTTGATATGACTTCACCTGCTCCAAGGTAACACCAGCCACATCTAGCGCCTCTTGCTCTATCGTGGCGGCAGGGTTCGGGGCTAGGCGGATGTCGAACCTCTCAGTCTCCTGCCCGTCGATATCCACGATCCCTCCTATTTGGTGTATTCCGTTTCTCCAGAACTTAACCCCGGTTGTCTCTAAATCGAAAAATAGTAATTTGCTCATATCTATTGATTTTTAAAATGTTCCTTAATCTTCTCCAATGCCTCATAAGACAGATAGCTGCCTATAGTATTATCGCTATCTATTTCCAGCAACTCATTAAACAAGTCTTTAGCCAATGCTTTCCACTGCTCTCCCCAATCACGGAGATTCTCGACCTTTGACCGTATGTCTTCGAAATAATAATCTACGTCTGATTTGATTGATTTTGAATAGTATTTAACATCATCTTCATCCCCATCAATGATATAATCACACTGTGTCCTAATATCTTTTATATGGCTATCTATATCACTGCACATATAATCAACAGGTTTACGTATATTGAATATCGCTTCTGACGTAAGACCGGTTATATCTTGTATGTCTTTTAAATTACCCATGATTTAATCAATTAAATACCAACCATCCACCTGCAAATCCCATTGCGAAAATAGATAAGATTATAGATGTGAATAATATCCAATCTTTTGCGCTTAGCTCATTATTATCTCTCTTTATTTTCTCAAGATAATCATATATAGCTGTATAAACAGCATGGTGAATATTCTCGTCTCTAGCCCTTACGATATTATCATATTCATTATATCCTAGATTATGGGTGGCGCTTTCGATCCTCATATTCCCCGTAACCTTTTTATTTACATCGAAATCGAAACTAACCACTATATCGGTGGTTAGAGCGCTGGCGATTTTGCTTTTTATCTCATCATTACTGAGATTAGCATCGTGCACTAATCGCTCATAGTCTTTATCGTCAAGAATTATCTGTTTTTTAATGTTCATATCCCTAATATTTCTGCTACATAAACAAATCCATAACATATATAATTATCAGCGTCATGCTCACCCCAATTCACATGCCATACGACGGCGCACGGGAAATATAATGGCATATCCTCAGCCATAGGATCCTCTTTGAAGTCATCAATGTTTATCTTCTTCCTCCACCTCCACAGGTCTTGGATATCGTTCAAAATTAATTTCTCCATAACTATGACGGATATTAGATGTTAGTAATTCTATAGCCAAGCTGATCATGGCTCCCGCTTCCGTAAGTTTATTCATTTGGGCGTACACCCTGTGCTCTGCGCTACGATAAGTCTCCCTGCTGCTTATGGTATCTAGCAAATCATCTATAGCGTTTCTAAGAAGATTGGTTATTCCTCTTTCTCCCATACCCTTGAAATAATAAATATCACGACCAACGTAAAACATGTCCTGACATCTTTTAGCTACGTACTCTATTCCGGATAGATGGTATTTCTCGTTGTCTATCTCCACCTCTCCTTTTTCTATAGCCCTCAACAACTTCCAATCTATCGTTACATAAGTTTGACGATTTTTTACCTTTACATAGGTATATCCGCCATAATGAGAACCCAGCGTCCTCATCGTTAGCTCATTGACTTTTTGTTTGTTTTCATCCATAATAATCAGGTTTTTAATGTTGATACAAAAATACGATTTAAACAAAAATAAAAGCATGAATAATATTAAAATAATATTAATCATGCTTAAATATAAATATATCCCTTCTAGTTCTCACGGATATACGTATTCGTACTCATCTGGAGGAGATGTCTTATATTCAACATCGCACTCCATATTGGTGTAATAGTTATCCCCTTTTCTGTATACTAACGCTACCTTGCAGTCGTATTCCAAACTGTATCCTATAAGAGGGACATTGGCCATAGGTGGATTATCCTCAGTTTTGTACCTTATTCTTGTCATTTGTCCCATATAATCCATGTTCAATTAAATCTATCATCAACGAGAATAACGCATCTATAAGAAGTTTTTCGTTACTCCAATATATAGCAATGTCATCCGCATCCCTATATGATACAAGCCATGTTCCTTTTAGCTTATAGCATTCGAATGTATATCCATCTACCTCCTCCGGAAACAAATTCAGCAACGTACCTACATCCCAAACAGGATTTGATACGTCTGGGGTAACGACCTCTATAAGACTTACACGACCGGCGTTATCTTCCATAGAGTAAAGCTTGTTTATTCCATAAAGCCTGTCTATTTCTGATGACCTGTAGCCACTGGCGGTAGAGATAGGGAGACCGGCCTTGACCAGCGCTCTCCCCTGTTCTTTTGTGGTAAAAATCCGCTCCTTCATGATTTTTGCTTTTTCAGTGACATATCATCCAGTTTCTTTATCTCCATCAATATCGGGATATTATCATGCATGCCATCCATCATCTTCCTTTCTACCGTAACGATCGTATCATTATGCCATCCCCCATGAGCCACAAGAAGAATCTCCTGCTGCTCGAAACCAAGACCGGCCCCTATACCGCCGGAGTTCCACGCGCAGGTAATGACCACCCCTCCTTTCTTGGTGATCCTAGCTATCTCCTTCTTCTGCTTAGCCCAATAACTAGATTGCGTTGTTTGCATATTAACAGCACCTCCAAGTCTTTTATACGATTCAGATACCTGTCTCGCAGAATATGGTGGATCATATAGTACCATATCAGCTATATTATCATCAAGATGACACAAGAAGTTCGTGGCGTCTTTATGATACATAGCTTTAGTCTCAGGATCAAGATCGTTGGTTATCGTCCCTATATCGCTGTTTCTGGCGAATGGGTCCACTATAACCATCCCCTCTTCTCGATATTTGTCTATAAGTTCCCTTATCGGTCTTATGCTGAATGTCTCTTTATTCGGCATCGACCATGTCTTGTTTATAATCATATCGCTGTAATTGTATTTTAAATATGAGTTTCATGGTACTTCTTGGTATAGGATTACATATATCCTCCCACCAATTCTTGTGCCCTAATGATAATACTTTCATATTGTTTATTTATTCTCAGACCTAAAAATATCCTTTGCGATCATATCAAGGGATATTTTATGTATCTTAGGTAAGACCTTAACCAATTTTATACCAAAGTTTTCTCCCCTCTTAACAAAAGTCCATTTTCCGTATATGACTCCATGCATCATATTTTGTATTATTTCCTTGCTATCTGTCAAGAACACTTGATAATAGACGCTACTAGCATAATTGAAATCCTTTCCATGATCATCTGCTGGTCTTAATATCATTACGGCGGAGGAGCATCCACGGACGAACCCGTATATCTCAAGGCATTCATCAAACTCATAATTATCGCGTTCCTCATCATGAACATCCTTAACCCATTTACATGGTCTCCCGTCCTTAAACGGGATCTTTAACTGTTTCTTTGCCATCTTTCAAATTGTATTATAATGTTATTACCTGCTCATAGGTGAGCGTACCTTTGTAACCTCTAGCTTTTAGTTCCTCGATAAGTTCTCTAGGTTTGAATTTGGCTAGATCTGGGTTGGTAAACACTTTCGTTAATTTACCCCCCCCCTCTGCATTGGCTTTTTTGGACGATTTGTAGGCATTTACACAATCCTTACAGTAGTATCCAAATCCATCCTTTTGTGATTTATTCTTATAAAATTTATCCACCGGTAATTCTTTACCACATTTCTTGCATATCTTAGTCTCCATGTCTATTAGATATTTTATTTTTAATTATTAAATAATTCATACCTACCCTTCATCGCCTGTATTGCTTCTCCTTTAGTTATAGCTCACTTCTTGTTAAATTATAGCTGTTTGGAAATCCGGAGTATCATTTATATTGAGGCTATTCACGATATCTACTCCGCACCAGTCTTCTGGATCACCATTCTTTTCACCATCCACAGATACATAACCGATACCCTCTATCATGTTTTCTGTACCGAATGCTGTTATGTACCATGCTATCTGCCGGAGCATATCTTCTTCACTGGCACCGTTCTCTATCGCATTCCGATAACTTTCAAGTGAATCCTTAAATTCTTCTGATTCCGGATCGTAATTCATGCTAATGGTAGTACTGACCTCTACATCTATCTGTTTCATATCTTTAAATTATGATTCAATGTTTTCAATCTCAAATTCCCAGTCCATAGCGTCATACGTCGCTTTAAATCTGTTTCTTTATGACAATTTGGTTCCCGTATTGAGGTATAATGCATAAACCTTCATTCAATCCATTTATTTCCAGTTCCCCAAAATTATTTAGATTGACAATAAACTCATTACCATCCCCATCAAAAACTCGTATGCCATTTTTAACTTCTATTTCATCGTCACCATAACGATGATTGATAACACTTACTTTCATGCTTTTCTTTCTTTTTCGTAATACAAATACAAGTACATAAATTGAATAGGACTATTTACCATACCCTTATCAGTAGGATCATCATATCTGTCAAGCCAAAGGCGAAGCGCCTCCCAATCGATATCCTTACGGTCACATACCATGCAGGCTAGGTTAGCCCCGAACAGCTCCCCGTCGCCGCTCAGCGACCTGTTAAACCTCTTGGCTAGTCTTTCCTTGAATCCCTTGCTATACCATATCCCGGAGGTAGCGGCATAGCAATAATAAGCGTTGTACTTCATTTTCACGCCCATCTTCTCAAACAATGGTGTATGCCATATCCGATCTAGAAAGAACACTATTCCACGATATATGAAGGTTCGGAGATTTTTCCTATATTTCTTCCCCAAGAAACTATCCACACAAGATATAGTCCCGCCTGAATAATACCAGTTATTGGCACCTCTCTTAACTTTATCCGTCATCTTGAATTTATTCTTCCTGTCTTCCACCCTATCCCACGGCTTCAGCTTATCCTCATTGAATGTCGGACAATAATGATAGTAATGATTGATCCATGAAAGATATGGGTTGTATATCGTATATCCATTATCGCTGACATATGAGTTTATATCATATCCAAGTTCCTTGGCTAGAATAAATCCCTCATCAGCTAATACCTTCAATATCGGGTTCAAGTTCCATATCTGATCTTGACTGACGAACATCGAGTAACATGGATCCTCATCCTCCCCATACCATCCTCCCATCCCGCTCACTATTTTATCCAAATCAAGTGAATAATCTTTCCCGAGTAAAAAATCATCTCTAAGAAAAAAACCTCTATATGGGATCATATCATGTATGCCGGGCTGGTCGTCAAATATGAACTTAGCGTTCTCGGTCAATCTAATCAATGTTTGCAAGACAGAAGATATGTCTATGGGTGCATATTCACACCCATAAACCTTATTATTTATCCAAAGATATTGAAGAAGCTCGGATATATTAATAGGCCCGTCCTCCACATATCCTGTCTTGTTATCGAAGTTTATCTTGGCTAGAGGTATATTACTTCCTTGCGGTTGGTCACTTTTCTCATTACAACAATGCACGAACCTGTCAAAGAATATATCTTTCCAACCAAAATATTTATCCCTTATCGTCATAAGCCTATTTCTTATCGTATAATGACATGACGTTAATAAGATCAGCCTTTCTAGCCATCCCCTCAAGTTTATTAAAGCCATCCATGTTATCTCCGCTGACGATGATAGTAGGATATACCTCTATACCGTACTTGGATATCTCCTCCTCCGTGGCTTTGTTCTCCGGGATCTGGTTTAACGTGACCTCACCCTCATACTCCTGTAATGTGTTGGCGATAATATACCGCATGTAGTCGCTGTACTCAGCGTCTTTCTTCGTGAAAAAATCAATTCTTACCATCTCAAATAGTTGTTAATCTGTTAATAATCAAATCAGCGGTAAATATAGCATTATCTACCTCATCTATACTCATCTTTCTCCCATCGAAATCATTAGATAATAAATCCTTAACAATCTGATATCTACGCTGCTCCCAATTTACGTTTACATCAAAATTCAGATTCTTTACATAATCATAATTTAATTCATTATAACTGTAACTGAGATACTTAACTATCGGGAATAGGCTATCATCAATAGTGCGCTTGATTACATTAACGTATTTACCCGTTCTTTTGTCGATAGCTCTTAATCCCTCATCTACTACTCTTTTTACTCTTTTTCCTGACTCTTCCATTCTATAAGCCCTTTGTTATGTTTATCGTAATATAATAACGCTATGGCGTTCCAGCATACGGCGGATAGATGCATGAATCCCTCCTTATCATATCTCTCCCCTTTCGTATAAGCGACCAAGTGTCTCATGAGTGCACCTAGATAACGATTGAACCCATCAGGTATATCCTGCCATGAGTTATCAGCGTACTTCTTGGCGCCTTCCGTATATACCCTCACGATGTCCTCTATCTCAGCCAAAGGAAGGAGGTCCCACCGGAGTTTACCGTCGGCCCGGTCGTTTTTCCCGCTGCCGTCTTTCCCTATGGCGGACTTATCCGCCTTAGCCATCGTTTCATCTTTGGCTTTATTACATGCATTATAAATATCCTGTAAACTAGGGATGCTGTAATCTGTCATTTTATCTACCGTCTCCTTATCAATAAGTTTTAATTTAATAGCCCTATTTAACGAGACAACCATTTCTTCATCAACCCAAACATATTCATATGATGCTTTAAATAATGGGGCTAATTTCATTGTTCTTGTACGATCAGCTGTTTCAAGTACCTCAAATACCTCGCCATCATAAACAACTTTTTCATATTTGCTAAATTCTTCTTCCATCTTAAACTCCTTTTTGTTTTATTATTATTACTGGATCATCATTAAATGGGGATAATATCCCAATATGCAACAATATATTGCGCTCATCGCCCTCATTTTTATCGGCTTCAATAGCATTGATATTTGATTTGTTACTAGATATAATGTTACTATCTATATTAGGATCATTTTTGATTATAGCCCATCCTTTTATAATAGGTTCATGCCTCATTAATTTAGCGACATCTTCTTCTACCAACCAATATTCCTCAAAAAACAGTATCCGGATATTTGGCTTTTATCTCCTCGTAAGTATTATACCATGTCATATTTTCGTAATTTAGATTAATAAAATTCACTAAGATCCCTGCATTCTGGCGTCTCACCTGTCATAGAGTAAAGCTCACCAGATGATAGATGCACGCAATGAACGGTCTTCCCGTCTATATACTCACTTCGCTTCGTGATCCCACAAATAGCGCAGCGTTGGATCCCCGGACCCGCCTTTATCCACGAGTGCCGTACACTCCTCTTCCTTGTCCTGTTGGTGTCATTAAGCTTTCTCATGATCAATCCTCCAAGACCGTTACAATTTTATCTTTCCCGATAATAGCCTCATTCCCGCTCCTTACATCAAAGCATCTCCCTTCATCTGCCTCCTTGAAATAAAGAACGCCATTGTACTCGAACAGACCGAAGCCATAATCATCTAGCTTCATCTCGTTAAGTCTCTTTAATTTATACACCTTTCCCATATCTTTTGTATTTATATTTTGTATTACTAAGCACATCAAGAAGATAGATAAGATCGTTGCTATTATCCCTCCATAAAATTCAGTAGAATCATCCTTCTTATTCCCTTCTATTATCAAATAGATAGAACCTGCCATTATTATAAAGGCAAAGACTAGCCCTATCATAACATTTTTCTGTTTTTTAGAAACTCCATCATATCCTCCACGCTAAGCTGGAAGCCGGCAGCCTCCTTATGACCTCCTCCACCGGGGTTGGCCTTGCGTGCCAGCGCCGAGACATCCACCTCCTCCTTGGTGGTATAGAACGAGCATCTGAAGAATCTGCCGTTCCAGCAAAATGGCATCATCAAATCATGTTTTCTAGGATCGTACATAGACTCGAATGTGGTGGAGTTGAATTCTGTGGTATTCATACATATCGCCTTATAGCCAAATATATCCGCCTCAAACGAGAACATCTTCATCTCCCCTTTGTTTTTCTCAACGATATACTCTATTACATCCTCCCCTTTTCTTATCATAGTAACGATAATACTAGAATCATAATCAAGAACCATACCAGCGTAATTTACATCAAGCCCGCAATACCCTCTCATCCCATATTGGAATGAGAGCACGTCACTCCATTCGAAGCGATCATGATCCCATACATCATAAGCACTCAATAATTTTACCACATCCGGGGTTTCGATATCATCGAAAAGATATTCCCATGTAAGCTCGCAAGCCGCCGTTCCGATACGTCTCTTGCCCTTTACCTCGTAATTCCTCATATCGTCTATGGCGGTCTTATGATGGTCTATCCATACGACATCTATACCTTTCTCTTTCCACTCATCGAAAAGGAATTTTGTTCTGTTTCCAAACGACACGTCAACTACAAACACCTTATCATATTTATTCACGTCAGGTATTTCCTTGCCGTAATTGTAAGTAAGAAGATCAATGTCCCCTTTGAAATACTTTTTTACTATAGCCGCTGACATTACTCCGTCAAGATCAGCCTCATGATATATACATCCTGTCATAATCTGTTGTTTTTGATTAAAAAATCTATGTATTCTTTTATATCCTTGTTCCTGTCATTATCCCAGTCAAATGTCTCGTTTATGAATTTGAAGTACGATACCGGAATTGAATGCAACATCCATCCACAATACTTGCCGAATGTCATTAACGTAGAGCCAAGGGGATGATCCGGTCTCCCGGGAACAGGGGCGGCGGTTACGCCCTGCGCCAGCCCCCTCCTACGATCTTTCTTGGCGGCTTTGATATCCAGATCTGTTTTCGTTACCTTATCCCCCATCGGGATATTAGTTATTAGCTTATCGCCGATAAACATCCCCCATCCATATCCTTTGTAGTTCTCTATACTAAGTTCTCTTATATCACCAAATCGTGATGAGTTGTTACAGCAATCAACGACCAATGCGCTATCCTTACCGTCTTTTATACGGACTGCCCTGCCACAATTACCAACTATAGCTACGTCCCCTCTTCTTCGAATAATTATTGTACCTATTCTATTCCTGACGCACCATACTTTCTCATTCTCATTGGGAATATCTATTTTCATCTTGGCTCTACTATATATATATTTACCTACTTTTTCTTGATCTTTAGCATTTTGACCATCTATACATATGTAATTTTGTTTTTTGAAATATCCTCTATAAACAAATCCTGTCTTTGTTATCTCCTTATGAACACAACATCTATATCCTCTTGTAACAGCTAGTTGTTGTATTCTGTCTGCATATATTTTATTGTTTTTAAGACATATTGTATACCCTCTTCTTTTATAACTACCCATGTCTTTCTTCTTTAGACCATCTCCTTTATCTATAGCATCTAACAATATATCAAACTGTCTTTCGCTTAAATGATCGTATATACTACCGCAATTTTTATCTATAAAATCTCCAAGATATTCCCATCCATGTTTATCTTTTTGATCTTTTATAGGCATTCCTTTTGATATTTTAAAATGAATCATATCTTCATAATTAGCTAATTCCCCTTTCCTTTTAAGCCTTATCTTATTATATTTCATTCCGCATTCCTTGATTGTATTTTCTATGTCATCAATTATATCCGGGTGTACAAGAGACTGGGCTATTGTGATAGAATTATTATACTTACTTAAATTACCATCACTTAAGAAATAACCAAGAAATTTTATATCGCAATTTCTCAAAAAAGGATAATCTCTTTTTCTGTCAACTCCAGCTACTGGTATATAGAAAGATGTTCCTCTTTGATAAGACTTTATCGCTTCCTCTTTTTTGTATGGATACCCATTTTGTTTATCCCATTTATTTTTCACTAGAAGATCATGATCTTCTGTTACCCTTAAATTTGCATGACGACTATTAAATGTTACAAACCTTTCACCATCATAAACATCCCTATATACAATATCTTCAATGTTTACCCAATATATATCACCATTATCATATGATGCCACAATATCATCTTTTGATATTTCATGATATTTTAAAAACCCTCTTTCTGTTAATATCTCTGTTTCCATATCAAGACACGCCTGATACCATGTGGAAAAAGAAAACGTGGGTCTTCCAAACATCACGCAATCCAGACCCGGATGATCGAATCCCGTACCGAGGGCGGAATAGTTGAACACCACCTGCGTCCCACCTGACTTGAATCTCTCGACTATAGCCTCCCGCTGCTTTTTTGGCGTGCCTCCGTGAACCACTTCCGCCATGCCAGCGCATATCTTTGCGTTCATCCATTCGGCGGCGGTATTGCAGCTCTCAACAGAATCCATAAACACCAGTATAGATCTGCATACGTCTTTTAATACCATCAACCGACGTAAAATAAGGTTGTTTAAGCCATTTTTTCTCACCGCCTCACTAATAGACTCAGCCGTATATTCGGAGCCGTTAGAATTGAGTTTAAGGGCATCTCCATTGAAATCCCATGTCTCATATTTAAGAGGTGTCCAAAATCCTTGCCTTATCATCTCCTCTACCTGTATCACGTGAATCAGGTTCTTGAAATATACCGGTCTCATACGAGTGATGAAATTAAGTTGGGAATATGATGTCTGTCCTATCGACATGTTTTTAAGTCTACATGGCGTGGCTGTAAACCCTATCACCTTTCTCGGCTTCAGCTCATTCATGAATGTCATGAACTCACTGCCGTCCTCAGGACTGTATCCGGCATGAGCCTCATCTATCAACACGTTCCTGATTCCCATCTCCTTAAGCTTATCAACAACCTTCTTGATAGACCCTAACGTGGCGTATATCATATTAGACAGCTCTTTCTTACCACAGGAAGCGGAGTAGATGGTAGCCGGTATGCCATACGACGTTATCTTGTCGTGGTTCTGTTGCAGCAATTCTTTTGATGGTTGTAAAATCAGCGTCTTATCTCCCATCAATCTAGCCGCCTCTGCTATCAGCAGTGACTTACCGCAACCTACAGGACCTACGATCAATACCGGATCATGTCTATCAGAATTTATGTAATCGGAGATACTTTTAACACACTCCTCTTGATATGGTCTTAATTTGTAAATCATTTGGATTTGTAGTTATCAAAAACGTCTTTTACGTACTCTAGTTTTATAGGGCATTCCCGACCATCATCCATCTTCACCATCAAAGTCTCTTTGGTCTTGCTTATGGCTATCACCTCTCCTACTCCTATCTGGGTATGGACTATATCGCCTAGCTTTATATTACATTTGATCATGGTCAAGCTTTTTATTAAATTCCTCTATCTTGCTCCTATCTGTCTCATTCACCATCTCAGCCTCTTCCTTGAATATGTCATACCCTTCCCGGATATTGTCGCCAACCATATTCTCTATCATCTCCCTTAGCTCATCGCTTCTTACGGCAAAAGATATCTGGAATGATTTACTTGTGCCTTTCATCAGGTAATCAATCTCCTTCTTACATTCTGCCATTAACCGATCCAGATTATCGAACTTAACGAACTTGGAGTTGCCATTGGCTTTTCTTACCCCATCCTTGAAATCCTCCAATATCCCGTTAAATACATCCGCCATACACATCATGGAATGTAGCCATACCAGCATATTGAATTTATATTCATTATCAGCGTTATTCATCAAACTCACCAAAGACTCGCTTTTTGTCAACATGATCTTCGATTCCCGGTCTACGATATCCTTTATCTCCTGCCGGCATTTCATGGCACCAACGAAATCCATTTTAGAATAACATTCATTTGATTTCTCTACCAATTTCCTAATATCCTTTCTAGACATCAGAAGATCCAATACCTGTTTTTCTCTTTCGTTTTTATCCATAATCATTTATTTATTGACACAAATATAATTAAAGCATAGATATTTACATAGGCTTTTTAATAAAGTTAATCTTTTTTATTCTTTCTTTTTGGCTCATCCCAATCCGATGAGTACCTGCATGTCCCTTGTTTGTGGATCGAGAAATCGCACCAAAAACACAAGGGCTTGGGGCGGGGTTCAAGGCAGGCCGGCTGACGTCCCATGAGGTAGCGCTTCTCGTACTTATACCCCTGTTTGGCGTCGTCCCAAACGTGAGCTTGATAGCTATCTATTTTATTTGTCTCGAAATCATACATGTCAAGGAGAATATCGTTAAGTTCCTTGACCGATCTCTCTACTTTCTCCTTATCTACCTTCACGTTCTGATTGTCCAGCATGCGGGTAAAGAAATAGCTGCACATATCCGGCAATACCTTATATTTTCTGAGTATGTAAAAGGCGTATATCGGATGTTGGAGATTATGAAGCAGCTTATCTTCATCGAATAACTTTCTCCCGGACTTCCAGTCTATCGTATACATGGCTATCCTGTCCTTTGTCTTATACTCTCCACGCCAGTCCACCGATCCTATGATATGTACCTTATCGTACGTCACGCCATCCAAGGTAAGGGGCTTGGGTAGCTTATAGGGCAGGACGAAGCCCTCCTCCACGCCGGCCGGTCTCGACCCCCGGATCACCTTCTCCATTGGCGTAAGATCCGACCACATTTTCTTATAGTTGCCAGCAGCATCCTTCTCAAACAACCCCACAATCCATCTTATTAACCTAGCCGCATGTTGCATGGACTCAATCTGAGATTTTACGCTATCAAAAGGTATCTTCTCTATATCGGCGTAATAGTTAAATGCCTTACTCATGTCCTCATAAGAAGGTCTGCATCCGTTCTTGAAGAAATACTCCATCGTCTGGTGGATAACCGTACCATATGACGTAGCCTCATGCTTCTCCGTGGATCTGTGACCCTCCACGTAAGTCTTATACCACTTATACGGACACTGGACAAACGTGTCTATCTGCGAGTAAGAAGCGGCGAGAACCTTCTCTCCATTTATTATCTTACACAAGAGATGTGTCTCCGGGATAGTCATCATCGAATATATTTAAATCAAGTGATGTTTCGTATAAATCATATGCTATATTTTGAAGGTGATGGAATCCTTTGATATCAATTTTAACAACTGTGTTACCCCATAAACGTGTGATACTTAAAACGTAATCTTTTGTTATTGTTATATCCCCTTTATTGCGGTAATCATGATTATCATAATCGTTAAATCCAATCCAATCCAATATCCTCTCATTCAAGCTTATTGGATAAACATCACATTCGGAAGTATACCACTTTATTGTGCCATTATCAATTCTGCGTTCGAGAATCAAACTCCCTTTGTCCTTATGCATACCGGTAATACATCCTATCCTCCATATATTACCATCCTTATCTTTCACAATATTGCCTATTCTTAACTCCTTAACTGAAATCATATTCTTCCTCCTCTTTATAATCGTCATCGCAATCATCAACAAGAGGGGTCTCTAACCCCTCTTCCCAATCATCATATCCGAAATCCATTATTTACCCTTAACCCAATCATACAACATATCCACAAAAATCCCTACAGTTAGTTCATCGACAGATTTATCGCCAAAGACATCATCCGGTATCCTTATATCCATCTTTTCTTCAATCCCCATCAATACCTCTAATAAATCAAATGGATCCATAGCTAGATCAGATGACAAATTACTTTCTTCTCTTACATCGTCAATTACCTCTATATTATTAATGTAATTGAACTCATGCATTTTCTCGAATATCTCTTTCCTCGCTATCTTCAATATTTCATCTCTTTTCATAATCCTCTAAATAATCATCCAACATATTTATAAGCTCTCCTACCGTCAATTTGTGATAAGGCTTGACGCCAAGTGCCTCATCGGGTATACATTTACCCGTTTTCTTTTCCACTTCCATTATGACTTCTACAAAATCAAGGGAATCCATAGCCATATCCGTATCCAGCTTATCCTCGTTCATTATCTGAGCGGCATGATCAAGACCATTAAATTCACCCATCTTCTCGAATATCGCCTCCTTGACTACTTTTTCAACTTCTTTTCTTTCCATACTAAATCGACATTTTCAATCTTCTACCTAATTCTTTTTTTATATCCGATATCCTTTCGATATCCATCTTAACATCGCCCGTGATGGCGTATTCCTTATCCATTCTCTTGGGGGGATCCGGAAGCCGGCTTATGGCGAACAACCATGCCAGCTCCTTGTTCTTGTTCTCCCTAAGATACAAGTCAGACGTCATGCCATACATTTTTATGATCGTATCGAATAACGTTGATTCCGATAAACTCATATGCACGCTATACACATTTGATGGTTTCCAGATCAAGTTATCCAATCTCATCGTATACTCACGTTTAAGATCTATGTGGGATATTACGGCTCTTACTATAGGTTCTTCCTTGAAGTTGGTATTAGCCACGAACCATACGAGCCTTTTCTCTACCTCCTTGATAGCTCCTGTATCCTTCCCCATATCATTATATACCCCAATGATACGGTCCCGGATCCCCTCGACCTCCGGGGTCAGACCGGGTGTCTCTATCAGCATCAGCAGCGACCCTCCCCTTGGCGTTATCTTCCACTTCCCATTCTTCTGAAGCTCGATATAACCAGATGCTTTATAACTATCTATTTTCTCCTTTGGAATGACGCTAGCCATCTCCTCTTTCTGCCGGATCATCAAAAGATACCCGACATCAGACATCGTTAATCCTGATGTCATCATCTGTTCAAAATTTATATACATAAGCTAATGAGTTAAAATATTGACCTGATCTTTCTGGCTACCCTCTCGACTATATCGGGATGATCATTTCCGTTATATATATCTATTAGCGTATCTATTATATGTAACCTTATGTTTTTCTTTGATGAATGAAACCAAAAATCTCCATTTTTTCTGTTTACAGGTTTGAACATCTTCAGTTCTGGTATAAGATAACACGCCACACATGATCTTTCAGCAAGTGATAATTCAACCGCTGCCTTTTCTATTGCTCTGCACATAAATGTATAATTATCATTCTTTATTAGATCGTAAGCTCTTCTCAACACCCTAAGGGCGTCTGCTTTCGATAATCTCTTTCCCTTTTTCATACTGTTTTACCGTATAAGATTCATTAGCCATACCAACTCTACCAACTGATATAGATTGATTTATAGATTGGTTAAGATGCCCTACAACCGACATCTTAGCCCTAACCGTATTGGCGCATCTTAGAAGGATTCGATAATCCTCTAACGCCCTCTCGTATCTTACGTCCACCCTAGCCCTTTTATCAGCATCAGTCATGCTCTTACATGTTCCGTCCTCCCTCAGGCTTATAGCGATCTTGTCCCGTATGATTCTGATATCATCCTCGGCTATCACCAGTTCGGCGTCAAGAACCCCCTTGTATGAGCTAAGAAGATCCTCCACCGCCACAACTTCCCTTTTTAGGTTCTCCAATTCCAATATCATTGAGTTGTCATTTATCCTTTTATACTCCTGTACTTTATTGGATACCTCATCACAGATACTCATGATCTCCTTTTCCCGTTCCCGGTTTATGATATATCTGATGCTGTATTTAGCCATTTCCTTTAACGAGGATATAATTTCCTTTATCCCCATCTTATCCTCAACCGACAATACGGTCTTCAAGAACATTTCCAGCACCTTTATCACTACAAGCAGGTAATTATGTCTCAATCTCATGTCAATAAGGTGTTTCGTCATGTACTATATTGAAATCATCACTAGGCGGTATATATTGTTGCTCCAACGGGATACTGGGAGGCGGGGGCGGCAGCGTCACCACAGTCGTGTCCGGCTTGCCGCTACCCACAGGGGCATCCGAGCCTCCCGGTCTTTCTTGGCGCACCACCCCTCCATCAGGATAATATCGCTCATATCCTTTCATGATATCTACATGTATCGCATCAATCTCCTCTAATGACCGTTGACGGACCTTTACGATATGATGGAATAATAATCCATCCACACGGAAGGATCGTCTTGACTCGCTCTTGAAACGTTCCAGATTAGGATACCATCCTTGCGGAAATTGCATGTATGAGGAGTATCCATATCTCCTTGGGATATTCAACACTACCATGGCCGTACATAACTGCCCCAATGAGTCAGACTGATAGAAATCAGACTGCCTTGGCATATGATCCTTCGGATCACGTCTGCCCTCTATTTCTCGATTGAGTTGCGATACGATAAGGAAGAAGATGTTTGGGAACGTTCTTTTGGCTATATTGCACATATTCATCAAACTATCTATATTCCTCTTGGCATCACCCGAACCTTGTATAAGAGCTGTATGGTCTATGGATACAAATACAATTTTCTTATCCTTGTTCGCCGGCATATATACATTCCATAGAAAATCTTTAAGCTCATCAACTGTTGTAGGTATGGGTATATACGTTATTCTGTTTGAATTTTCTTGTTTAAGACATTTTTGCATTTCCAGCATCTCTTCTTCATCCATTTTACGAAGGAGGATATCTTCTATGTCTTTGTTCATTTTTTTTGATAGTGAACGTAATACCAAGTCTTCCGGATTCATCTCGAACTCACATCTTAACCATACATAATCATCCGCTTGTGGGTTGATATTAACATTCATCACATTGTTCATGATTTTCTGTGCCAAATAGGATTTGCCAACCCCTGGTCTAGCTCCTATGGCTATCGCATGTTGAGGGTAAAATCCACCCAGCAAAGCTTTATCTAGATAAGGATATCCAGTACGAGCCGGGAGAAGTTCTCCCGACTGGTATTTCATTATCCTCTCATAGGCATCCATGATAATTTCCTTGGACGTCTTCCATATCCTATTATCGTTCATCCTCGCGCGTTTCTATCGCCAGCCGTATCGGATTTAGATCCTCTGTTAGCTGATCTTGATTTATATCTTAACCCCTTAGCCGTATGGCATAGGTCCTTCCCTTTCCGATAAGCCTTACCCTTCAGCTTATCGGTCTTGTAATTCTTACGACCCAACTCCCGTCTCTTGGCTTTTTGCTCAGGTCTGGCGTTGATCTTCTTGTCCGTCTCAGCCTTCTTCTTTCTGGCCTCCGGATGTGTCCTATAGTATTCAGTCGATCTCCCCATTCTCGTCCTCCTCGTCATAATCATAATCTTCTACGATAATATCCTCTCCATCTAAATATGAGGCTTTATCTCCGAGTCTGCTTCTCATGCTCTCGTAAGGATCATCCCCATCTTTTATTTCCCACACACATAAGTGCGGACCTATTATATCAATCAGCATATTAGCCTTATCCTCGCTTATGCCTTTTTCTATCATCTTATCCCTACATTTGTAAAAACCACATGTCTTGTTAAACACTGATCCTCCTACATAAAACCCTGTCTGTTTGTGAATGAAAATTACTTTCATGTTCTGTCAATTTTTATTAATAATTATTTTTTGTAATCACCGTAACTCATGTCAGCGTCACACACCACCAAGTCAGTTACCTTATCCACTACATGGAATAGATGCTCCGGACATCCGTGGCATGCGCTACCTCCTATCGCTATCGCCTTATGCCTAGGGCAGTTATTCCCCCTCCCTCCATCATATATCTGTATCCGATTATCACTATATGCCTTGATATGTCTCATGATTTTAAGTAATGATGGCAAAGACATCTTGTAAGGGGATATATGCTCCTCCGGTATCATAAGCTCACCGGATAGTTCTTTGTAAAGATCATGTCTATCCTGTCCTGTTTTTATTAAGAATACGTTGATCTCGGTCATTACCATATCCATAGACCTAAGGAGATCCGGCTTGGCTAACCTACCTACAGGTTTACCCGTAGAATCGGATCTCATCCAAGCCCCACACTTCTCGCACCCAACTTGCTTCCCCTCCACCGTATTTATCATAGTGGATGGGATCTTGCAATATGGACATACGGATCCGTTTAACATAGCTTTCTGGGCTAAAGATAGCTCTCTCATGCCTTTTCTTGTATTTTGACATTAAATAGATCACAGAATCTATTAAAATTCCTGTTCTCTATTCTCATATCCTCCTCATACCTGTCAACTGATTTGATGAAATCATTATAACAGTCCTCGCACATCCATTGATTGATTACCGCTACATAATAGCCCACGGACGTAGGTCTGTTACACATATCGCAAATACCTAAGCACCCATATCTGGTGAGCTTATCCATCATCTCCTGTCTTGTTATTTCAAGCACCTTGAATTTCTTGTAATTGTTAACTACCTTTGCCATTGTAAATTTGTTTAATAATAAAATAATCCGCTATATCCATTCCCTCATTTATATTGGGTTTTGATTCTAGAAAATTACTTATCTCTATATTCATCCCCCTCATATCCTTGTCTACCTTCTTTCTCCATTCGTTGAAAGCGTCGCCCTTATCCGGGTACAGGACTATCCGCCTCCTACCCAATGTCTCTATCATCTCCCTTTTCAGCATATGGATACCGCCACAGGCCATAAACAACCTACTAGGGTACACGATGTTACAGATAACAGCCGTCTTCTCTGACTCTACTATATACACCGGAGCGTCATTGGGATAGAAGTTGATAAGAAACTCCCCGAACAGGCATTGCCTAAGCAGGTAATCCTGACCGTCCAGTATATGCACCCAACATACATGATCCATGGGAACCTTTACCCTCTTCCCGTCAGGCCCGTAGTCCATTATCTTCCCGGTCCGCACTACCCAATTCTTATCCAGTTGCCAGAACACACAGCACTTACCCCAGTCCCCGAATCTCATCATCCCCACCTTATACAAGCTAAATGCCCTATTGGTATGATACGATCCGAAGATATTGGATAGATAATCCTGAAGATCGGATGTCTCGAAAGGATTAAGCGTCTCAAACATCTTGCTTACCGGAATGCAGTTGGCTATATCCGGATCCATAGGAGGTCTGTACCTCCTTAATACTTTGTTTGAATCGGTAAAAAGATCATTGTTCCCAAGTTCGCTCCCTGTTGGATATTTAAAGTAACCACATTTATTTTTATGATCACACACCCCAAACTGCTCTCCAACGATCTGACCGGTGGTTACGTCCACGTACGGCGTAAAACACTTATCCTTGCCGCATTGCGGGCACGTCAGCTTCCTCCTTGGTTTGCTATGATCCAGCTCATACCGATGAACGCTCTTATTGAACTCCCTAAATTCCATCACCCTCTCCTCTCATTCATGACTCTATATATATAGTCCCTCAGCGGCTCTTTCCTTACCAACTTATTAACATCAAACTCGCCTTCTATATCTAAGGATCCGATTCTTGATGTAACCGTATAATTAGTTTTCTCGAACTTATACTTTCCTTGAAGATATACTACGGTAGCCATATTCAATATAGGGTTGTCAGTCTGTCTCTTCAACTTATATTGGCTGGTCTTTGCGGTAGGATCACCCGGAGCGAAGTTATATATCTCCTCTATCTCCAATATCTTCCCGTAATTCTCCAGTATCATTCTTCTATATAGCTCAAGCTGGAAAGCGTACTCGTCATAGAAATTACCTTTCCTATTTGACTTGAAGTCTAATATAGCGAATATCCTCCTACATCTTTTTACTTTCTTTTTCTCCATTTTAGGTTGGCCTTTCTTGGCTCCCACCTTATAAACCTCTCCTGTCTCGACCTCTATCTCCACCATCTCCGGCTCGCTATCCATCTCCACCACTGCGTCCACCGAAGAAGCTACTTTCAATCTCCTTGACCTCAACATCTTTTCGATCAATACCGGTTTAACATGTCTTTCCTTGCAGAATATCGCGAATGATATCAGATCCTCTATCAGCTCATCAATGTTATCCACTAATATCCGCTCCATCCTATACTTGTCTATTCTTAGCTTGGCTTCCTTGACCATCTTCCTGATCCATGTCGGGATCAGCTTTATCTTAACCCCAGTCAGATACAATCCAAATAGATAATGCATGATAGTACCCAGATCAGCCCTGTAGTTAGCGTACTCATCAGGATCCTTACCCTTGAGCCTCATCTCATTCTTCCACTTCTCCAAGGCTCCGGACGTATCACAATACCCATTGGCGATATTGTTAGTGGCTCCATCGTATATGATAGGATACCCATCAACATCCATCTCATAATACACACGTTTGCCGGCGACAGTCATTCTATATAACACAGGTGTCGGGATATCCTTGATCCATTCAGCGGCATAATACTGTTGCTCTGTCTCCAGATCATACTCAACTTCCATCTCCTCCTTAGGCTCGTTTTTAGGCTCTTCAGCAGGCTTTTCCTCCTCAGATATATCTTTCTTTGGGATCGTTGACAAAACGTCTAATATGCCAAAGAAAGCGGTAAATTTAGGATCTGTATGATATGATCTTAATATTGGTAATGATGATCGCCACGCAGAAAGCATATTCATAATTAACCCAGATCTATCCTCTAGAGCTACCTTGCTATCACTTACCATCGTTATATTTATATGATGCCTGTTCTCTAAACGAGATACCATATCCTCTATTGGCTCTTGGTCACTTATGACTTCCATGACCGAATCTTTTCTATATATCGTATCACTTATAGCCTCGTATCCAAGAACTAGAAGTAATTTTTGTTTTCTTCTATCCATGATAATAATCTGGTTTTTAATTTACCATCCTCCTCGACTCTAGGTGCGAGATCCCTCATCCTTCTGGCTGCCAACAGCCATACGTTGCCAAACTCGTCCAAGAGCCGGCTGAAATCCATCGTATCTAATAGATAATCGAATCTTGTATGCTCATCAGCCGTCAAGTAGATAATGTTATCATTATCCTCAGCAACTGATTTATATTTCCGTTTAGGGTATAAGTGGCATATGTTGCTTACCCCCGGGCATGGTATGTATGCGCCGGTAGCAGATCTCCTTGTCATACTCAATCTAGCCACATGGGCGCCAAAGAAAACGGCTAGGCTCTTCCCCTTTGGCTTGGCCTTCACCCGTATCGCCGCCCTTTCCTTTGGCGGTAGCTCCTTGGCTCTGCACGCGGGACACAACCCCTTACTCCTTATGGTTACCATCCTCCCACATCTCTCACACGGTAACATCCTACCTCTCATGCCTTTTTCTTTTTATAACTTTTGTTGAACTCCATAAGGCTCATAGCCCTATATCTCTTAAGCCTATTAATCTTACCCTCAGTCCAATCTTGATCCTTGAAGTTGATGATCGTATCGAATATTTGAGCCAGCTCCCGGATATTAAAGTTCCTGTTCTGTATTTTTTTATAGAACCCGGACCTGCTATACCCTAACTTAGAAGCCAGATAAGTCTTATTAGATAATGTGAGGATACGATAAATCGTACCCTCCATCTTACTTATCTCCATCAACTTCTCGGCTATGGATGATGTGGTTTCATAGCTAGCTTTATTGCTTACTATTCTCATTTTTCTCCGGATTCCTGATCTTACCATCAAACTCGTAGAAGTCCATCAGTTTCTTCTCTTCCTTGATACAAGTGACAACGAAATCTGATATGGTTCCTTTCATGCCTTCCTCGAAATTCTTTTTGGCATGATCAAGGTCATTGGCCCGAACGATGTAGTTAAACGCCTTGCGTTTCTCATTACCCGATTTCTCGTCTATCGTAATATAATCAGCCGTGACCTTATAGAACCGGTCTCCATCCATGGCAAACAATTCCGCTATCCTGAATCGTTTGATATCAACGCTAAACTCACCGGAGATGAATGGCTTCATCTCCTCTATGATTCTAGCCTCACATTCGGTATAAGAAAAGGCATCTACTAAATACTCTTCCTTTACCTTTTTCTTCATGCCGTTTTCGGCATCGGTCTCATAAGAAACCGTACATTTAAACCAATTGTGCATTTTAATCTATATTATTGTTAAACAAAGGATAATCTTTTATTCCTTCACGAATATATCTTTCCGTATCATCATCCACGCCATAAGCCTTCTTGAAAAATATCATAGCCTTGTCCGTATCATTATCCACCAGTGGTAGATATTCCCTTACAAAAAGCGACCTAAGATAGTTCATATTATCAATCCTATGTCTTATATCGGCTACTTTATCCCATATCTCGGCCCGAATCTTACTCATTTTCTTCATATTTCTCTCATATCTCTCCAGCTGGTCTTTATATTCCGCCTCAATCTTATCGTTCTTATCCTTGATAGACTTATAGGTCTCCTCGTCTTTCGTATCAAACATCGGAGTATGTTTGATATTAATTATATCCAATTTGCTGTATAGCTTTTCATTGGATACGGTGAAATCATATCTAGTCCTGTATAGATCAAATTCACTTAATAACTTAGCTATTTTAATAGCATCATTCTGATCAAGAACGGCTATATTCAAGCCCTCCAAATAGTAGAAGAAATGAGATGGAGAAATAGATTTATAGCCATACGTCTTCATGACTGGAGGCTCATCCATAAACCTGACACCTTCCTCCGCACATCTTATTACGATCAATTTCTCTACCTGCTCATCAGTAAGATCATATATCTCCTGATCGGTCATCTTATCAATTGTCTTCATCATCCTCATCCTCCGATATCGTTATAGCCTTTGTAAACTTTTGTTTATAGACCTCACTCATAAGGCAGGCGAAAGTCCTATCATTCATACTAGCCATGGTATTGGCCTCTACCGTAAGATCCATCTCGATGTTCTTTACCGTGATTTCATAGTTATCATCATCTTCTTTATAGAAGATGACTTTACCACCATACTCGAAACCATCATCTTCGATCTTAACCATATCGATGATCTTCTCCAATTCCTTTACAAACTCACTCTTTTTCATATATGTAATTTTTATGTGTCTACAAAAGTAGACATTTTGTTTTTGAATTAAATTAAATAAACATTATTAATAGTTAATATCATCCTTTCTCCTATCATTCATGTTTATTCCTTCATAAGCTCAACATAACATTTATCCACTCTGGTTATTGTTCGATAGTCATCGGTACGGATACTATATCCTTTATAGCTTTTGACTATAGTACATATTTCTCCTTTTTCTATAACCGTACCACCCTTGCTTTTTAAAGGGCAAAGGGTTTTTACTTTCACTCCTATTATCTTTCTCAATGCTATTATCCTCCATATATTTTAAGCCCTTTTGTGTTATATTTGCTTATATCAGCGCATAAATTACATCCCCCAGTACAACAGCACCACGAACAAAAATCCCGTTGTTCCGACTCAGGCTTTCCTTGAAATTCCACCGCCGCCCTGTACCATGACGGAGACAACACCCTTATCCTTTCGGGAACAGCCGGCGTCATGAGCACCGATCGCCGCCTTCCTTTGGCATCTTCCCTACTTCTCATTTGGGTTATCCTTTAACAGTTCAGCTATCTTATCTTCCTTCAACATATCTTGCTTTCTCATATTATCCACGATGAAGGCAGCGAACGCCATATCATACCTCTTCCTTAACTCATCGACAAAAGATTTTGCTCTTGAGCTTATCATCGTCTCAATGTTGTTGTCTACGACCTTCTTAATCCTGCCTCTTATAAGCTCATCTACTGTCAGTTCCTCTTCCATATAATCTATCCTGAATTTATATTTCTTCTCGCTGGCGTTCTCGACAAGATCGCTCATTGATTCCCTCGCTATATCCTCAAGCTTCTCTGATATCGGATTGGATATTTCCCTCATCAACTCATTCTTGAACTTTTCTTTAAGTTCACGTACTACAGCTAACCTGACCGAGCTGGTAAACTCATCTTTCAACGTCGCTTCGTTGTACATAGCTTCCTCAAATACATCTTCCAAATTTAACTCTACTTGAATTTTCATATCATTATCTTTTAATAAATTATAAATCTTTTATGTATATAATCACCTTTATTTATTCATAAAAATCAACAACTTTATTCAAATACCCTTTTGTCATCTCAATAAAGTTCACGCAATCCAGCTTGCTCAACTTGTAAATCAAAGCCGGGTTATGAATTACGGCTATAATTTGTGTTTGCGGTTTATGAAATGACAATACCTTGTACAGATCCATGATATTGTCAATATCTAAATTCCTGTCCGGCTCATCCATAAGGATTGTATACTCAAAATCCTTCTCCATTAATACCACATGATTGTCTTTGTAGTATTTTAAAAGATTGTCGATCCTGTTTGCCCAGAACTCATTTGACTTTTTCTTAAATTCCATAAGCTTCTGTATCGGAAACGCATACTCATCTTGGTTAAACACAAAATCAAAAAGCGAGTTCATGGCATGAAGGTTCTTCTCCCCAGAGGATCTAGATGTTCCATTCATATACAAACTTAAATTATTGATATTATCCAATATATCATCCTTTCTCATTTCAGTTTGCTGTAGGAGATAGAAGACTTTCCCAATATAATCCGACTTAATACTGATCCCGTCAAGCACCTTGTCATCATCAAATATATCCGGGAAATACAATGCTTCTGACGGTAATTCAGAACACATCTTTTTCTCGCACAACATGTACTTCGATATCATATTCAGGAGGGTTGATTTCCCGCTCCCGTTCTTGCCTACAATCACATTCACGCCTGGTTTGAATATAAACTCAGAGCCATTTTTTAACGCTTTTATCTTTGAGGTATATTTAAATGGAGTCCTCTTGTTATCGTCTATCCTTATAGAAGTTATCATCTTATATGATTTTGTGTTTAATTATTTAAGCCTTTCATCAATCGCCAAATCAAATATCTTATCAAGACATTTCCTCATCTCCGCCGCCCCGATGATCGCCTTTCGATTCCCGAACGAGAGCCACGAAGTAATGAACCCACTGACCTCCGCGTCCCGCCCGGAATACCGCCTTGGGAACTGGACGGGATCGCTGGCAATAAAGTCGGCGGTTTCGTATTTGTCCGCCATGCATTTCGGCATGTCTACAAATTTGTCATTCATTGTTTATCCCTTCATTTGTTCGCATGCCAATCTTTCAAGTTCCGGTGTAACGTTGGTATTCATTATGCCTTTCAAGCAAGGGCATTGTCGCCAGACTATATCATAAATCTTTGACAATTCAATCAAAGCCTCATTGTTTGATTCAACTGTCATAATCCAATTGTCCGGCGATATCTCTATCTCCCTGCATGGTATTTCTTTCTTGCCTTTTGGCATATATCCGTTCTGATAGTCTTTTACATTACATCTACCAAAATATCTTCCAGTGAGTATTCCGTTTTCGTCCGTCTCAAACAACCCTCCTATCCATCCTATCTTATGGATGTTCTCCGTCCACGTTCGAGTGGCGAATAAAAACTTTTTTACAGGAACTTTTGAAAATGCATCAACATCATGGATACTCCCGTCCGGCTCTTTGAATATCGATGATTTTCTTTTATTCTGGCAACTCCCGTCTAAGCCTATTTTTTCCCATTCGCCATCGTCAAATCTCAAAGGAGAGATTATATCAAAACTGCAAAGTTTCTTGACGAGATTGATTTCAAATGGTGCCGAGAATCCGCTGTTACCATGAGAAGAGAACAGCGCGACAGCTTCTATTACCTGTTCGCGCATCCATTTGTTAGGACCGTCCTCTTCTTTGCTATATCCGGCTAATTCCAATTCTCTTATCGCATGTTTACATAAATTACTGTTTGCGATAATATACCGAAGAGCCTTCTTGTTGATAAGGCTCTTCTTGCTCATTTTCTTTACAATTCTTCTACTCTTTTTCATGTTTAATGTTATTTAATGTTTTAATCACCAATCTCCTCTATCATTCGTATTGTGCCATGACCATCTGTTTCGCGAAATCTTTGTACGCCACTATTTTTCGCAGGTTTGCTCGCATTCGTATTTCCCCGATACCGCCGACCGGAGACAAGGCGCCTGTATTAACACCTCTTCCCATGTTTATTCCTCCTTGTTATATAATTGCTTGTTTTTATATTCCAACATCCTTCCCATCCTCTTTAACCCAATTAACTGTATCGCAATACCAACAATACCCTGTCTTGGAATCCTTTTTATGAGAATGGGATCCACATGTGGCGCACCAATAATTATCATCCATATTGTATGTATAACTTTCATCCTCATGCATTTTGGCTATTCTAGCTACCCTATCCTCCAGCAGATCCTTTAGATAATGGCATTCGTAAGGTCTATCCTCTTCCTTTAATATATAAATATCGATATCCATCATGCTCCCCATCCTGTCCGTACACATACACTCGGCGGCATGGCGCACGTTCCCTTCCGGCATCCCCGGAACTATCTCCCGGATCACCGCCTCCATCTTCTCTTGGTATTCGGTGTCTACTTTGATCACCAAATCCTCCAACTTATCTATTAAGCTCATGATCTTTTTACCTCTTTATATATAACGTCTATATCATCTATCCTATCCACATCAATACAATGGGTATCCTTACAGTAATAATCCTTGCTATTATTAAATAAGCATCCTTCACAACTAGAGTCACTGGATTCAACCACCTCCAGTTCTACTTCTTTCGAACCAATATTATATTTAAATATAGAGCCTATCTTATGATACCCTATATTTTCCAAAGTTATACTATCATTTTTATCAGACATCAACTTGGCTATAAATGATTCCATTTTATAATTCAAATTATTCTTACTCAATAACTCCTCGCACTCATTTTTGTCAAATCCGAATGTCTTTATAAAATAATTTGCCATGACAAAGTTCTCCAAATCCACTAAACTCTGTATGCATAACCATATCCCTTGTCTTATGCCTTCCTCCTTAGCCTTATCGATCGTATTCTCGCTCATAATTCTATTTTCTTAAAAATTACACTTTTATCGTCCTCTCTAACACTACTAAAGCATCTCATGTTACTACAGATACTCGTATCCACAAAACAACATTTACTACAAATGTCATTCCTAATGACCGTCTGACATGCTACCGCTTTTATAATTTTATTATTTATCCTAAAAGAGTGAACTACGCCTATTCCCGGATCCAGAGGACGATCATTACGATATACATCATCCATCTTATCTATCCTGACGACCATTATATTATCATTCGTCTCACGTTCACTCTTATTACACCCCTTGCATAACAACTCGCTATTTGATAAATAACATCCATTACACCCCAGCCTTGATCTTTTTACAGCCTTGATCTCCACCATCTCCTTTTGATTGTTCATGAAGCTATATGTATCACCTACTTTCATTGTAGATATATCTATATCAATCATCTGATTATCCTCATCTAAATCTATCTTACGACCGAATATCGTATCAATAAACTCAAGCATCTCATCATCAAACGACCCACTTTCCTCTTGTAGCTTTCTACACTCATCCTCAGTCAATCCACAAGAAGATACCAGCTCCTCCGCGGCTTGCGTCCATCGCCCGTCGTGGGCTAGCTCCTGAACCGCCAGCCATATCCCTTGGTTCATGCCCTTCATTCTTACCTTATCTAAAATATCCTTATTCTCCATATCCTCAATCATTTAAATTCTTGTTTATTACAACAATCTCTATATCGTTTAACATCTTATCTTTTAATACTTTCTCTACCATTCTTGGAATGACATTAAAATCTTTATTTTTAAGCTCATTATCTACCATAAACTTAATCATCTGCTCTATATTATTATCATTCCCGTAAGTATTACATATACACTCCTCAACATATTTTCTTATATCAGATCTAATTGCATTGATTATATCTTCCTTCGTAAGCCCAAGCTCATTATGGATATAATTCTTTATCGCTTTATATTCTTTACTTGTTTTTGTACTCATATTTATCCCTCCTATTCAGTCATTTTTTTAACAAAATTTTCCCATAACATATCAACATCATTGTAATGTTTACAACAAGCATTCTGTATTCTTTCTATCAACGGGATGAACCATAACTAAGTTATTCCGTAACGAGTTTGAATTATTCTGTATAGGTTTATTTTTATTATCTCCATGTCATCAATACTAGGAGATGTGTTGTTATCATCACATCTATCTAATATTGTTTGAATTGTAGCCAAATAATGATCCATGTCTTAAATTGTTAATTATATTACCATCTCCCATTTCCCGGCGTAAACAGTATCTCCCCTGTCCTCACCCAATGATTCCAGTTATTTTTAAGTTCATCAATATCATACGCCTCAGCCGACTTACCGTTATCAGATCTTTTTATGACCGACATAATACTTTCCGCTTGCACGCTCCAATGACTATAACAGTCTGTCCCGCATCCGCACGCCGTGGCTCTCCCGTCATCGAACTCCCAGACCAGAGGCCGGAGGCCGCATCGTGGACACGGCAACCATTCCATTGGATTCTCCGGCTCCTCATAAGCATCAATACACTTGTACTTATATCTCTCTACCATTATGATCAACCATTACAGAATTGATTTAATCTTTCGATTCCTCATCTCATTCTTATCCTTGAACATCATTATCCTATTTACAATCCCCTCCGATTCCATGTATGTAGAGAATCCATGTATCCTTAGATATTGGATAGCTGATAATGATTTCTCTAATATCTCCTTATATTCTATATCTGTTTTAACTGCTTTCCCCATGATCTTTTTCCTCCATTTCTTCTAATATGACTTTAGCCAGATATACCACCTCACTTATCTGGTCGTAATAAACATCCACTCCCTCAATTTTCTCATTATCGTCATCATATCCATCGACCATCAAATTATCTTCCCCCGATAAATACACGGATGTTATAGATAAACAAATCAACCCGTTATCGGTAAAGACCCTTATTTCAGCCGGGAAATCACCTATATGGCCTACGCTATTCATATCAAGATCAAGTCTCCCTGTTCTCTTGATCAAATCAACCATAGCTCCATAAGCTACTACGTTCGCATTTAATAGCATTTTATTTAATGCGTTTACTCTTTCTACGTTTTTCATATATACCCCCTTCGTATTACATCGTTATACGTTATTCCGTTATCTTGAATTAGTTTCATAAACTGATCTTCGGTATAAGCCAAAGACTCGCCCTTATTAGCTCTCTCGATATTTTCGCTCATCATCCCCATAGCCTCTATCAAGGCTGCTGAGGAGTTGGCTATTAATTTAGCCGCTTCCATTATCTTATTATCGTCCATAATCATATTACTTTAACTTCCTCGTTCCACAAATGTCTCTTATATATCGGAGTGATGCCAATCAGAATACCAATATCTCCACCCCAATACTGAAGTGTTTTGGACTCAATTTTATGATGCAATTCTTGTATTCCTCCTCTGCTTTTGTCGTAAGGAGAAAAATCGGATAATTCTACTGTTCCCATTTCCCTATCTTATTTTACAAAAGATGTTCGTTACCTTCATAAGGAATACAATAGATCCATCCCGTCCCATTTAAGCATTCATATCTTTCTTCTTTATATTGAGCATCAGCAATTTTCCTAACAAACAAACTTACGTGCCAATCATCGTCTTCTGTATCTCTTACTAAAACTTTATCAAATGGCTTGAATTTATATTCTGGTTCTATTTCAATACCAAAGAATTGTTTCAAATACATTTTGGCTTTAGGCTCTTTGCTTGTTTTAAGAGCATCAATAAACTTTTGCCTTTCATCCTCAGTAGCAAGTCTGTATTTTTCAATATTATTACAATCAGCATGTGCTTTTCTAGGAATCACGACTCCCCTCCCCTTCTTCCATGATGCATGAAAAGATGTAAGATATTCTCCGTTCGTATTTAATATAAACAGGTAATCACCCTGTTCATTACTCAATACATCTCCGTCCTTGAATGTGGTATATTCTGGAACTTTAAGCTTAAGTCTATAATTCTTTCCTCCGAATCCATTATTTGAGAACCAATCTGATATTATGCCGTGATCAGTATGGATAACTCCTAGGATTGGGAAAGACTCTTCCCTATGATACACAAACTCTACTCTGTAATTATCACCATCCGTTACAATCATTCCATTGCGCTCACCATTGTTGATTTTCTTTGCCAGCTCTAAATCAAATGGTATTGTTATCATTTTCTTTCCCATGATTTTACATGTATTTATATCGTTATTTTCACTTTAGTTATATCATCACATTGTAGCTTTATCTGTTCAGCCAATCCAACGAACATGGGCGGACGCCGTTTCCCTGCCCGCCTTACTCATTCACGCCGGCTCCACTGGCAACGCCGTCCATGACATCTTGGATGCCCTCCCCGTATCTCTAGTCACGATCAATCCTCCGTATACTACACACCTGTTTTACAATCATCTCTCTAAGAAAACAAGCCATTTTATGTATTTCATTTTCATTGGATATTCCCCATACTTCAACCGCCGCCTGAATCGCATCTTTCATAGAGAAACAGTTCCGATTCCAATCAGGACATTCTTCTTCATCGTTTAAAACATTTTGTATCATTCTTTCACAATGTTCTATATATTCTTTGTTGAAATTATTCATAACTTTTCAATGATTTTCATTATAAATTTTTTACTTATAGGTATTTTATATAAGCTTCCATCCTTGATACGCTTCCCTCGAACGTCTCCCAAAACATGCTATTGGAAGCACCATCGCTAAATTTGATAGTGATCGCACCGCATTTACATCTCTGAATAAATTGAATTTGTTTCATTTATATCTTTTTTGTTTGTGAATTTTAAACACTTTCTATAAGATACTTGTAGTTCTCAAATATGATACAAGAGCCATTAATTCCATCCTAGCTGTTTTGCAATACTTTCCATTTCATTATACGCAATCCTGTGGCATCCAGCAACCAATATATCATTCTTATAGCTATTGATCTTCCATTTGTGACCGGTCGTATCCAATACCATATCGTGTTGGAATTTACTGCCATTATGGAAGAGCTTTATCAATTTCCAAAGTCTCTCAGCTTCAGCTTGTCCTATCTTGATATTCTTGCTAGTCTCAATTATGCCATTCTTAATGCGAAGCCATACGTTAGGCTGGTCATCCTCCAAATAATAATGTAGATATAATTCCAGAATCTTGCCAGACTTCCACATCTCGATCTGTTCTTCAAATTTTTTCTTGCGATCTTCTTTTTCTTTTCTTCTTTTTTCAAGAATTAAAGCCTCTTTTTTCGCCTTACTGTCTTCCCATCTCTGACATCTGGCCACATACTCAGCCCACGTTCCTTCACCACAAATCTCATCTACTATCACATTGGTCGTTCCTAAAGTTTCTAACGCTTGATGATTTAGCAATACCTCAAACACACGCTTTAACTCATGGACATATTCACTTTTAATCTTATCCGATTCATAAGATAACTCATGTTTAGTTCCGAGCCAGTCGTTTGCGCTCTTTTTAAGAAGGCTATTGGGAGTACCCATATTAAAGAACTCAATATAATCCATTAGACTTCTAAACACTCCCCAAACATCCCTATAAGACAGGCTTGTTCTGACCTTCTTGTATTTCTCGATAACCTCTTTGATAAGCTCCAATCGACTGGTGATAAAAGCCATGCTGCCATCATCAGACATATTATATCCAACAGAAAATACCTTTGAACCAGTTGGTATTGCACTACGAACACAACGTTGATGTTTACAGGTAGAAGAAGAATAATACTTATCGTTAAGCAAATACGCCTTTTCACCACACTTATTTCTTACGATTCTTCCAACCTCAAAATGATAACCATAAGAATAAATACTTCTACCTTCAAAGAAAAGATTACTACCTCTTGCGGATTCTTCCTTTTCGTTTGCCCACAAATGAGCGACCATAGAGTTGTTCATATCTATTAAGTTTTGAGTGTTAACTATTGATTATACTTGCTAAAAATAACATCGACACAAGTTCCGCCAATAGCGTTTGCGTCATTATACGAATAAAAACCTTCTGTTCCCCAATCCACACCAACTGGACAACCATCTGCATGTTTTACAAAGTCATCAACTTCTTGCGCTTCCTCGTCAGATAACCCCGTCCAATCATCATTTATCAAGGCTCCAACCCAATAAACCGGGAGCCTGTATCTTATTACCTCTATATTCATAATCTCATCAATTTACAATGTGAATTTTCAAATACGGGAACCATTCCATGCGCCCTGAAATACTCGGTCGCTATTTTAAAAGCGTACAAGGCAGGTCTTTCTTGGATATTTCGTGTTGTCTCATAAAGAGATATTGGCTGGCAAACATAAAATTTCTCATTACCAAGACACCCAAAAACCCCATCCAAATAACTTTCATCACAATTAGGGCCTCCCAGTATCAACAAATCACATCCTGTCTTTCGTGTTCCGAGAATAAATGTCTTGTTCTTGTTTTCCGGAAGCATGAATATTTCCTTATCAATCTTAAACCAGTCAATCTGGCAACTCTCTACATCACGGCGAACAATCTCGTCAATCTCACGGGCATATTCTTCTTGTGTTTTCATACTATTTCATTTAATAGACCAACATACACATCCCCATTCTCATAATAAAGCTGACCCTCATACTGGTTATGATGAAGCTCCTCACGTATCGCATCTTCATCGTCAGCCCAATGTTCATATTCCTCATGCCAAGCCTTGAAAAAATTATTATAACATTTTTCTATTAAATCCTCTAAAGAGAAATTCTCCGGGTAAGTACACCAAGTATCGTAATAATCAATTATTGGTTTAAGAAGATAATAATCATAACACATCCCTGTTAATGGACAATTGTCTTCATATACCAATATTACCCGACTGCGTCTGCACTTGTAATTATATTTCCCATCTATATATTTGCCTATAGAATAATATTTACCTTTCGTGATATGTGGCATAATGTTGTTATTGATATACCTGAACAATAATTTACCGCATATATTCTTAGGGAATATATCACGATGATAATCTGTAGGATGTTCATAAATAGGATCTTTGTATTTAAACTCATAACTAAAATCATATCTCTCGTATCCAACTTCCCAACCATAAACCTTAGTATCTGTCAGATCTTCAAAGGCTTCCATTGACTTTTTATAGTCTATGTCATAAGCATCCATACATTGCTCCATTACATTCCAACGCTCACGCTCTATGATCCTTTCTTGTGAGTCTTTTGACAGCTCATCAAACTCATACAGTTTTAATACAATCTCTTTCATAATTCCTCCTCTTTTAATATAACTAGATCCCTAACGTCAATCGAATGACATACGTACCTCCTTATGTTCACGCTTAGGGATGATCGTGGCTATTCTCACGAACCACCACAATCCAGATTCAGATATCATTCATCCTTTATCTTTACGAATGGGTTTTCTACATAAAACTCCACTACATCCTTAGATTTTATAGATGTCACTATACCGGTGGTATCCACAAATCCATCTGTTTCATCCATTGTCAAATCTTCTATTTTATCTCCCGGCAGAAAACAAAGATTATAGTCTTGATCAATATACATAATCATCTTTAACCTAACCATGTCATCAATGATGCCTTTCATTCTCTCCACGACATCCAATTGATCATTACTAAGCATTAATCTACTTTTTGATGATTCCACTAACCTTATGTCTCCATTCCTGTCAACTACAGTTAAGTCATTGAATTTATACACATCTTCACGTGTTCTGTAATATGTTTCCTTACAATAAATTTTTCCTTTATCATCTATTTCAACATCAAAATATTCCAACTTATCCTTGACAGCTCTTCCGTTTTTGTATTTCCACACATCACCTATTGGAATGAACCCATATAATGACTCAAAAACATCATATATTGATAGTCTTGTCTTAGGAATGCTCTCGCCCTTTTTAAAACATTCTTCGGACGAATAAAATAATTTCCCATCTAATGTCTTCTCAGTCCTACATCCTCCCCATGTTCCTACATATCTAACTACTCCATATGTAAAACTGATCAAGATCTTATCAATCTCAAACCACTTTAATCTTCCTGACATATCGTCAAAAAGATATCCACTCTCTAGATAAACCGATAAACATTCTCTAATTTCCATAACAATTTATTTTTTTTTTAATTAAACAACATCATTTGCCTTGATCACTATCCGTATCAATATTATGAACAAGCTCATATAGATCATAATCACTACACTCTGCTAAACATAAAGAGAAGACGTTCCTGTCGTTAATCAGGAAATAGCTATCTTCTAATATGAAGATAGATCTTCCTACCTCTAAAAAACAGTCCCATAACTCATTGCCTCTTTTATTGCCAAACACTTTCTGAAAAGTATGACGATCTGCCTTATTCTCGAATTTACGCATCCGTCTAATCCACTCATATCCGTGCCTCACTAAATCCAAGCCGCCGGCTTCATCGAAGCTCCCGTTTTTATCAATCCATTTATTTACATCTATCAACATACTCCCTTATAATATTACATTAAACAACTCGTTTAACCTATCTATCTCACTTAGGTATTCATCTTCTTTATCAAATCCAATTTGCGTCCCTCCCTCCAATCCAAAGGACAGGGTAAAGGATATGACCCAGCCCGATCCGTCCACGGCCTGCCCCTTGGGAACCCAAGACATCACCGCTTTCTTGGATATCCACCATCTCCCTATCTGAACGAAATCAGGATAGTTGTCCATTAAATACACCATCTGATTAGCCATCTTATTAACATCATCAAAAGGCACTATATGATACTTGTTTCTTATCCTGACCTTCAAGAAGGGGTTATCCATATTATATGCCGCAAATGCTGATATCACGGAACTAGGATATCTAACTCCTTTTATTATCACCCATTTCATATATCACCCCCTCTTTATATAACATAAATTCATTGGATAAAATTTATCCGCGCTCCTTTCCCGTCTCCTCGAAAGTTAGCCAGCCCGCATGTCAGGATGCTCACAAGGTTATCCACCACCTCCAACTCGCTCGATTTGAACCACGCCAACTGGCTGTAAGTTTCACCTATCCATATTATACTCATTCTCCCGTCCCGACTGACCTCCTCCACCAGCCCTATATGGTTTTTAGTGTCCTTAATCACATTTAATTCGTCAATATTTGTAAGCCGAACAAAATCCATCGGCCGTATCACTTTATTCTCGTCCATGTCCTTATCCTCCTATATTCTTTTTATTCTCTCAATTTACGCTTAACCTCTTTAACATACATAGGAGAATGCAATCCCCTATGCAATCTTATAGCCCGATCTATATCCTTATTCGGATTATGATGAGATTGATATATCTCGAACATCTCCCTAGCCTTGACAGGATTTGTCCTATCATCGTATCTATACCGCTTTTTCTGCCGTTTCAGGCGTAATATCCTATTAACCTCATCAACGTATACCCTTTTCATTTGCCATCTTCCTAAAGCCCCGGAAGTGGCGTTATACGCTCGATCGTCATTCCTTGACTCCACGAAAGATAGGGCGGCCGCCAGCTTGTCCCATACCCGTGCCTCGATCACGGCCGGCTTCGGGGCGAGGGACATGCCTCCGTTCCCTTTTGGTGGTGTCAATATTATCATCGCCATCACAAGTAAGTATCTTATCACGTTCCCTTGTTTTTATAAAACTCCTCCCCGAATTTCACATTATCCACATAATCTTCCATACACTCATGAACAATTATATGAATATCCCCCTCCGTGTATGTTACCTCGGACATTAACCTCTCATTGGTCATCCACCAAGAATAACTATCAATATGCCGTATCTCAAATCCATGATTATGCAACGCATACATAACATTATATCTTAAATCCCTGTCCATCATCATACACTCGTACACGATATAGCCATTGATACTTTCATGAGACCTACCGAACGTATAAACGTACCTACCCATCAACTTATACAACTCCCTTGCCATAGGATTCGGGATCGCCTCATCCATATCAAAATCCCCATCTGGATCAATAACCCACTCTACATCCCGCTCATCAATACAAGCCCTAGGCATTCCTATTGTCCGTACATAAAGACGTGATCGGTGATCCTCGCTTAACACCGTCCCGATATACTTTTCCCCTTTGGCATATCCTATATTATGGTTGCCGGTTATATTAAATACAATTTCAGCTCCTATCTTAATTTCATCCATATTCAAGATGTTTGTATCATTTGTTATCTTTTTTATACAAAAAGAGGATATAATGGCATAATATTATGATATCAAGACACGAATGCGTTATCTATCATATTATCATACATATCCTCTATACAACGTCATTTATGGCATTATATCGTATATGATGCCGCAGGTCATAAATACATCTAATTAACCCTTTTTTAAGGGCTTATTGCCATTTAGGTAACTAGCTATGCCTAATATTTTCGAAATAAGGGCTTTTTTAGCCTTATACTCATCGTTTATCCCTATTATCGCATATCTGTATACCATCCCATCCTTCGACACCTCCACGCCCACGTATTTAGGCGCAACGGCATCCCTATGTAATACGATAAACGGGCTTTTGCCGTCTAGCTCATTTATCAACTGATTAAACTGTCGCCTTGTCATCTGATAGTGATATTATTTCCATGTTATAAATACGATCTCTTTTTACCCTTATCTTCTCGCACAGCTCATCGAAGCACCCATCTTCTTCTAACCTACCAACATAATATGATACATTCGATTTAGAGCTTCCTTGAAGATATATATTTCCTCCTATATTCCTTGAGAAAAAATTAGGCAAGACCATCTTTTGTCTCTTATCCTTGTTATCCATGTAAGATATAACAACAACCCATAATTCTGGTTCCCGTTCTTTTATCGATAACATAAGATCAAGACTCGATTGACTATTGATATTCCTCCTGCCAGTTTCGTTATAACGAAGAATAATATAATCATCCGCTTTATCATCCTCAATCATCACGACCATAGGGCTATTACCCTTCCCATTATCACATAATATTCTTGGCTCTTTCCCGTTGCGGAGATATACTTTATCGTAATCTCCGTTTTTGTATATCTCAAAATCAAACTCTATCACCATATCATTTCCTCCTATTGATATATTGTTGTGTACGACCTTCTTTCATTTTTTCGAAATAAAACTTATTCCCATATAACCGGGTGAAGCAGATGTTATACCCGAAATGTTCCGCTCGTCTGATCTGCGCGTAACCTCTACTGATGTCATTATTATCAATTAGCGTAACAAAACAATGTGATCCTACCTCTGTGTTTAAAACCAGATTTTCCCAATCTTTTACCTCCATATCAAATCTCCTTAAATAATTTTTTGTTATGATTATCTCTATTATACCATTTATCAATATTATCGTACTGCTTTGGATAAACCCCATAGGCCTTACACCAACTAGGTAACGCCCCGTTCAGCGTATCTAACGCCGTCGCAAGGTCGAACGTAGCTTCCTCCTTGATATGACACCCCGATCCACTTCCACGGCTCGGTATATAGGCTCTACTATATGCTACGTTCATCCCATATTCCCCATGACTCAGATACCCGATGTTAGGCGAATCAGGGAAGGCGTAATACAACATCGTATAATCACCCTTGCTCCAACCCCTATTATAAGTATCATCCTGCCATGCGAAAACCCTGCAACCGGCTTCTTTTAATTCCGCTGCCGCTCTTTTTAAAATATTATCTTCCATACTACTTACATTTAAGTTATGCCAAGGCGCCGGGAACCGACCCCGGACCATATCCGCACACGTACGATCATGGTATTCCTTCCGCCCCGCCAAGGCTTGGTTCAACATTAACAAACTTTCATATCCTCACACATCTTTAAAAAGACCTCTCTTATGATCCTCTTGTACAAGATGTATATCTCATCATCATCCTCATCGAACTCCACGCCCCATGAACGTAATAAATATCTAATGTCGCAATCCGCTATATGAATCCTAAATATGGATGGAACGCTCATTATGTAATCCTCAAAAGCTTTCTTAATCCCATCCCTTTTGATATGTTCTTTATACTCATCCTTGAACACGTTAAGCATAAAAGATAGATATTCCCTATCATATTTAAACTGCTTCCCATAATTATCTGTATCTATATGATCCAGTATATATATTTCTATAGCGTCTCTATCGTATTTTGACATACTTCTTCCTCCTCCTTTTGATATTTTATAACCTTTTTCTCCCCATACGCCTTCGCTAACTGGATAAGTTGACTGGTAAATACCTTGGTACGGTGTTTTGCGATCTTATCCACCAATTCCGGGCATCTGGTTCTCCATCTATAATTAACCTCACCTTTAGCTTTCTTCTTGTAATACCTGTAGAATGTTACGGCTACTACCACTTCCCCATTCTGTTCAAAAGCAACCAAATCGTAATTGTTGTAAGTTATTTCGTTCATCGTGTAATATATTTTATAAATTCAATCACTTTCTTTGGCAGTGAATCTATATCCTTCACTCTTTTACCAAAATTGTACATATGACTTCTATGCGGATAATAATCTCCCGCATACATCCCCACTCCTAATGGATGGAATGGATCCTCACTACATGAGAAAACAGGATAATACACCACCCCATAACCATCCTTTATATTTTTATTTACATATACTATGGTATATCTATCAGCCACTTCGCCGCCAAAATCATATACTCTTACTTTTACTTTCACGCCATCCACATTTGTTATAATATTATCCATATATACCTCCTTTGTTGTTCAATATCCGACTAATCTATTTTCCTTCCATATAAGGTGTATGTACCATACCATCCCCTATCCATATTTACCACCTCAATATGATGTATGTGATAACAACCATTAGCTATTCTGCCGCAATCGGCTATCACCATAGCCATATTCCTATACCCAGAATCTATGAAAACACGAACCAACCTACCCCCGCTAAATATAGACACCTTGATATCGTCTTTCTCTTTTATAATCCTTCTCATATCATATCCTCCTATCAAACTAATCTATCATTTTACCATAATTAGTATATGATCCACACCACCCGCGAGCCTCATTCGACACCCTAATATGATCAATGGGCTTATCCCCGACCATATTATTGGCGTACGATATTACATCCGACATACTTCTGAATCCGGAATCCTTAATGGATTTTATAAGCGTCCTATCATACCCGAATACCAATATCTTCACAATATCTCTTTCTTTCACAGTCCTTCTCGCCCTCATAACATTCTAGCCATAAAATAAACAAACATAAAATCTATTCTCTCTTTGTTATCATCCATCCTATGCCCGGTAATTTCAAAAACAACCCTACGCTTTTCTACAGTCTGTATATTATCTAACTGAATAGCTATGTAAGGATATTTCATAACTTTCTCTCTATTGATGTTATTCAAAATAGCGTTGACATCTTGCCTGCGAAAATACATATTTACCCCTATGTAGCTGGCAACCAAAAGACATTCGTCTATTATCCCATCAGTATCGAATAACAATAACATATCATCCTTCTCGACAGTATATTCCATATCAAGAATCTTGATACGTTTGCTTCCGTCCTTCTTATCAGCTATAAGAATCCCTATTATATCCTTATCGGTCGTAAGGATATAATACGCCTCATCCTTTGTAATATTATCACGAAGGTAAGATAGCGCTTCATCCTGTAATCTTAGTAGTTCTATTTCGTCCATATTTATTTCTATTGTTGCCAAGGGAAAAGGGACGGCGCTGGCGACAAGGCCTGTCCAGCCTCCCCACAGCCGCCCGCATTCCCCTTGGTATCATTAACCACCTCAAATAATCTCATAATCGAATTTCACATTAACACTCTCATCAATGCTCAATTCTTTCTTCATCCCAAATACAGTCTCCCTTACCGTATCAAAATCCAATAATTGATCTTCGGGATTATTCACAAGCTCTCTCCGGTTATTCTTCCTAGGTTTTCTAGATGTAAGAATATATTCCGCACAACAGCTTCCTTCAAATGTCCTCACTCTGGAATACCATAGATCACCGGTCCCGTACTCAACACATATATTCATGTTTATGATATTATTATTCCACGCTTCTCCCGGGAAACGTTTTAATATCCTACCAATCCATTCAGCGTCAATACTTATATGCGGGGAATCAAGATCCGACGTACCCATACCATCCGCATATAGGATAATCTCTTTCTTGCTCTTAAATACTAGAGATTTTACATTAATCTTCCTTCTCATATCTTTTTGATTTTACCAAAAACATTCCTTCGTATCTATTTTCATGCGATCCTCCCAATTGCATAAATCCGGATTCTCTCCCTCATAAAAGTAATAGTAAGCCCATACTTCAATATCGCCCACTTTTATGCATCCATCACTGCACCATTCCACAATATCGTCATTCCTGCATACATTTGTCGGTTCAGCACCAAGCGACAACAACTCGTTTATTATATTATCGCCGAACTTTTCTTTCGCCTCCTCTTTTGTCATATCACTATCAGATTTTAATATTACACTACCGCCAAAGGAAAACAGGGACGGACGACCAGCGGGGCCGACCCCACGCCATCGCCGCCCCTCGTTTCCCTTGGTTCCCTCCGTATCACTCCCACGCCAACAGACAATATCTACCACCAATAACACTATACCCACCATCACTCGCAATCGCTTTGCGTTTCCACTTAACGGTAAAGTATTACCCCCGTTTAGAAAGGAATCCCATTGATTGGAAAGTATTTCTTTTGTTGATTGAAGGGGTTCCCCTTGTTTTTCTTTGTTTTCCTTGGGTTTCATTGGTTTTCCCTGGTTTCCCTTGTTTGGAGGTGTCCCCTCCCGCAAAACAAATCAACCCCACCAACTCCCAGCATAAAACCCGAGACCTTCCTCCCGATTGTTCCACGTGAAACGCCCGTTCAGTCTAGGATATCGAGGTCTTTGCTCTTGATTGCCTTATATATCTGCTTTATGCAATGTATTGATAATAAAGCCAATAAAAGAACTATGATTAAGGGCAGGGCGTCGCCCGTAGCTATAACATACCGCCCCAACTCAAACGCCATGTACCAACAGAACAAGGCAAGTACGAAATATATAAATATACCCATAAAAATATACAATAAGTATCCGTAACTTAGAAACAATACCCAAATAATATAATTAATTGAGTATCAACAATATAATATATATCAATCCCTAGAGCTTCCTCTAAGGAAAGATAAGCCCAGATATAGATAAAAAATATACAATAAGTACCGCCTATTATATACCTTTTAGGATCGATTCACGCACGAAACCATACATAAGGGCACAATATACCCGCCTGTATGGATATAAATATATACAGAATGATACATAATAAAGCATTTTACTTACACATTTTCGGTCAAGGCTTAAAATTTACCGCCTTAACACTTTTATGTGTAAGCAAAACATATGAATATGCTATCATTTTGTAAAATATAGGCACAAAAAAGCCCTTCCGTCTTATATCACTACAATACGGAAGGGCAAAACTTTAAAATCAAATAAAAACAAACGACTTATTGTCGTAATTTGTTTGCCATATAACTAACACGTTTCCGCCTACATTTATCAGAATCCCTACTACAATCTAATTTATTAGAATTGTATAGTTCTTTGGTTAGCTCTATGTAAAATTCCATTTGAGCTATTCCAACCGCCTCTAAAGCCTTTTCTTTTCTAAATGCTAGCTTTCTGTTTAGATTGTCAAACTTTCTCCTATACATAATTTATTTGTTTTAAATGGCACCAATAAGAAACGGAAGGTCGGGGACGACACGGCCGCCGTTATCAATACATCCGGCCGGACACACCACTCCCTCCATATTTCCTTTGGATTTGTCCCTTTGCCCCGAACGAACGAAGCCAAATACGTACATACGTTGCCCGTGATACGTACCGACAAGGCGCACTTTGTCCGTCAATTTAACCGCACAAAATACCCTTGTAAGGGTTGTTATTTTGCTACTACATATAGTGCATAAGTATTTAAGCCACCTTAAGCGCTATTGTTTTGATACATTGGCACGGCTATAACCCCGTTATGCACTCCATACGTGTTACTCTAGCAACGCATGGACATACGCTCTATACATGCGTATATACACCAATATACCCCATGAATTTACATGGCCTATCCGGAAACCGGACGTATTAACCCAACTCGATACAAGGCCAAGAATAACGGGACGATCTACGACTGAGACAACCCCTACCCACATTGCTAATAGGCAGGCTATTTATGCAGACTCTCGATACCCTACCGATCTGCATATCCTTGTATCAATATGTTAAATATCATGTCCATTTAGTCAAGATCAGTAGCACGGCGTGAACGTATGGACATTGCCACCATAACGCCCCTATATATAAGGATATAGGGGCATATTACTACTATCTTACATTTTTATCGTGGGTAAGATAATAGGTAATACATTTGGCTATCAACGAAAACGAAAAATTAGTTATTTTCGTAGCCATTCGAGTAGATTTATATCTTTCGTTATTGTAAATAACGAAATAACCGCTTTTATCCTCAGAGTATTTAATAGGAGTACAATAGCCAAAGGCTTTATGCGTTGTACCCAAAATGATTTTTTGGGCTTGTTTTTCGGCTAACATTACTTTATTGTTAACCGATTCGTTTTCATCATTGTAGATCTTTTCTATTTCTATATATTGACAAAATACGCCATCTATATTTGCGAGAATTTCCTTGCAAATAGTTATAACCAATTCTTTATCCTTAGCCAAAGCGACTAAGGCAGGAATAATATCTTTTGGAACTTCAATATTGTTTTCTTTAATAATTCCCATAACATCCTTTGAGCTACTAAACAATCTACACCAAGCTTTGACGGCGCCTGTCAGTGTTTCTGTTTCGGACTTTTTAACTGCTTTTTGCACTTTGTTTACATCATTTGCTTTCATGTTTAATTGCCCATACCCTTGGGACTTATAATGGCCTCTGGTGCGCCTGTTTGTTAATGCTGTTATCTTACAAGGGCAAATATACTACATGTTTTATTTTCAAACAAATATTTTGCAATAAAAATTCGACGATTATATGTAATAAATCTAATCAAATGTAAACATATATTAAAATATTGATTTATATGATTGATAATCAACAAGTTAAACACAAAATAATCATTCTTTTTTCGGCTCGCAGATCGTTTGCCGTTCCTGTTTCCCGTTCTTCGTGGATTGGGGGGGCGGGACCAAAAACGGCAGCCCGGCCGGGCCGATTTCGGGGAGGTGGTCCGTCCCGCATATCCCCCTCCCATCATACCCCACCTCATCCTTCCAATAACGTCCCGCATATCATCCTCCCCGAATATCCCTCATACTTCCTCACAACCATATCACCTTCCATCTCATTTAATTTGTTATATTTGCGATATAATTAAAACATAATATATTATGAATAAAGAAGTTAAATACATGAGGGGGGGGGGTATTTTAACCCTCAGATAAGGAGGGGGTATGTTTAGGCGCAGGACTTCTTCTTCCGGTAAGATCCACTACCGTATTAATATAGACAAGAGCATGTGTCCTAATCCTGTAGATATATATATTGATGGAGATACATATCAATCTGATTTTAACGGATCTTATCTTGATATATATCGCAATAAGAAGATAGAAGTTATAAGAATAGGTGGACAGATAGTTTCAAAGGATCAACAATATGAGTACAACGTTTTATTAGGCACATCTGGAGGTGTTTCAAAAGGGACTCTTACGTATCTATATGATTCTGGTGTGCATTGTGATTTAGCTGATACGGAGTTATACGGGCATAGGATAACTAAATTTACTCCTATAACGGAGATAACCGATCCTGAGGAGATCATCAATTTCACTTACATGTCTGAATTTTATAATCAGATTACAAGTAACAATCGTATAACTTGGCAAGGTCATCTTATAACAAGTGATCATTGTATAACAGCCAATGCCTGTCAGGAATGCCAATCTGTTGCCGTTGGAACTGGCATTTACAATAACACCTATAACGTAAATATAATAATTGTAGCACCATCATGATATCTTGTTAGGAGGATGTAGTACCAAAGGGAGGGGGCCTCCCTCCCTCCCTCCATCCCTCCGGGCCTACCCATCGGGGCTTCCGCCGGCTACTTCCCTTGGTATATATCTTTATTATGGAATAATAGATAGGTAGTGGCACGACCACCACATTAATATCGTATGATCAAGTATCCGGCACGAATTTATCCAAGTCAAAGTTCTTGGCATAATTCCAGATCCTTACATACCTGAACATTCCATGGAGTCCCATATCATATGCTTCAGGATATCCTCCTATATTAGGTTATATGTTTAAATATCACGCACAAAACGAACTCTAAATTCTGATATTTTATTCATATAATCAACATATCCACTATCCATCCTAATAGTCCATGCTATATCTAGTCCAAATTCAGAGCTAGACCAATAAGATAAATCACTCCCTAAAATAAGACCATCAATAGATGACATTATATTATTTATACTATTCTTGTACATATATATTAACGCTAATTGAGGGATTGATGGAATATACCAATCATCTAATCCTTTAGCATCATCACTATTTAAAAACGTATTAAGCACAAACCCTATAGTAGCGTATGAGTTGTAACCATATCCTCCTGTAGTAACTAACTTTAGTATCTCTGAATTTGATCGACCATTCCAATCAGAAATACAACCTTGTGTCCACTCTGATATATTATAAGATATATGAGGCGTACCAACATATTCACTTTGTTCAGGTTTTAAGTAACCTCTTATGTTTACTCCATCTACATTCCTATAATTTTCAATACCACCCTGATCAGTACCACTTCCTCCCCAATAGAAAGTTACATTACTATATTTCCCTTGACCAGCTTTTATATAGCTTTGATTATTGTTCTCGTTTTTTTCGATCATAATCCTATGACCATTATGTATCAAAGCCACGCCAATACATTCGCTATCTACCTTATCAGATGGAAGTAACTTTAGATTTTGGGTAACTCCATATACTCCATCATCGGCGTGAGATGGATATATCCCTGATAAATACGATCTTCTTCTAAGCATACTGATAAATTTTTATGGAGGACGAAAATACCCCCCCCCATTGAGTTAATTTTATTTAATATCATATTATTATGCATTTTGTACATACAAATATATGATTTATTCTCGAATCATGTCGCTGAATCCAAGGGAACGGGCTGGCTTCCATCCTTCCGGGCATCCCCCGTCCTCCCTCCGCCTCCCGTTCTTTTTGGCTTTCTTCTGGTTTTATCCTCAAATTTTCATATCTTTGGGACAAAACTATAATCATGTTTAGAGACATACTTCATAAGCTTAAGATCTTCTTCTGCGACGATGACGTTGAGAAGATATATGTAAGGGACAGTACGGTTATCCGCAACAACGAGATCCATAGGATGTATAATGAGATACTGGACGAGTTAGGTGATTTGGCTACGGTCGTATCAAGGAACTACGTATATGGTAAGATAAAGGACAGGACTGGATTAAGTATCCGTCATATCAGTAGGATAATAAACCATACTAAAGTTGAGGAGATATGATTAAGGATACGATGGAGCGGGATATAATAAATGAGATATCAGCGTTATTCGTGATGATATTCACGGCCGGGTTGATGTTTGTCATGCCGATGTTAGATATAGAGTGCGATGATATTGCTATCATAATAGGATCAGGAATAATACTATCTTTTATACTAACCATAATACCGATCTTACTTTCTTATGATATAAGGGATGAGATCATTGAGTTGATTGAGGATATAGATAGCCAGATCGTTGTAGATACTTCGGTATATAAAAACGAACCTACCCTAGGTAATTACTAGGGCAGGTGATGTGCTATTTTCTTTTAATATACTTATCTATAAGATCTATAGATAATTTAGCTCCCAGTTCCTCCTCCAAAAGGTTAAGGTAGTTCTGGTGTAGGCATCCTCCCCGCTCCACCTCCCTAAAGCCGGCCCCGTCCCGGATCCTGACCAGCCCTTTCCTTGGATCCGTGTCGATCAGATCCCGAAGCTCGTTCATATTCTTGAACCGGGCCTCTATTACCTTAAATACATCGATCTTAGGTTTCTTATCCTTATTTTTGGGCTTTATTTTAATTCTTCCGCTCATAAGACATTAATTACTTTCCAGTACTACCAAACCCACCATTTCCTCTCTCGGATTCTCCAAGGTCTTCTAACGACTCCACTTGATCCCATACGATGCGTTCCCGTCTACGAATAAGTAGCTGAGCAACTTTATCTTCTTTAGAATAAGAAGGGTCACCATAACGATCTATACGTCTAGTCACTACCATAATCTCCCCTCTATATCCTTCGTCAACGGTCCCCGGGGCGTTTTGGATAACGGACTTGGTTTTGGTGATACTACTACGAGGGCGGATCTCCATCTCATAATCCTCAGGTAAAGCTATATGCACTCCAGTATGGTATATGATCCTACCACTGTCAAGTTCTATATTCTTAACAAACAAATCCATGCAAGCGTCATCCTTATGGGCGTATTTAGGCATCTTAGCCCCTTCTTCCAGCCAGATCTTGACCTTGCACGTATCTACATCCTCAAGTAACTCAAACGCCTCGTTATAACTCATAGGTTGCTCAGAGGCAAACGAAATGACTTTCGCCAATACACTTCTAATTTTGCTCATCTTATTTTGTTTTTAAATTCCTTCCCTTTCGGGCATTGTAATTTACATTCCTCACCACAAGCGGAACAGTTGGGTCTCATTCCGGGCACCCCTCTTCCCCCGTACGGCCAGTAGGCGTAATCGCAGACGCTCCAGAACGCCTCCATCGCCTTGATCTTGGCATCGACGGTTATCTTCTCCTTCACCTTTTTCATGCTTTTCCTGAATTCGTCTTTCATATCCTTCCCTTCTATCTGTCTGGCTTTACGTCTCTCGTTCCACCAATTGTAGTAGAATTTGTCTGCCATCTTATAAGCTTCGGGGTCAAATTTATCACGATGCAGGATAGGGGCGTCCTTGATCTTTCTCAAATTCCTGCCACAAACATAAGCAAGCCCGGCGTACGGAGGTATGTCCTTAGGATCAACCAACCCATCCGGAACGCAGTAGTAGAAGTAATTGGGGCGGCCGTACCTGACCCAGTCACCGGTCTCGTACAGGGCTTGCTTTCGCGCCTCGAACCAGCCTTGCATTACTTGGTGCTTGCCCTCCTTCTCGAAATCCTTGTTATAGTCAGCCAACGAGATCTTCACCTCAACCTCATAAGCGTACATGGATCTGGTTATAGCCAGATAATCAGACTCCCAGTTATAGACATATAAGTTGTTTATAATCCATCTAGGAGACACCAAGAACTGTCTGTTAAGGATATCCAATATCCCTCTCTCAGTATATTCAGCACCTTTATTTGATCGCCGTGTTCCCATCTCCAGTAAGAGGATTATTCCTATATCCTACCGCCATTATAGCATTACCTATCAACATCCTCAACTTATCCATATCTTTATCATGGAACGAGAAAGTGGTTAAGTTATGTGATTCAGTAATCTTATCATAAGACTTTATCATCAACACAGCCACATACTCACCCATCATCTTCCCGTTCATAATATCAAGATCGATTATGCCGTGATCTATTAGATCAACCACATCCCATCCTGATGGTAGATACGTTTTTATCTGATTTATATCCATATAGTTAAATTATTAAATTTTATATAAATATATTTTATACATTTATCATCTCTCATTCATATATGAACGATTTATTAAATACAATATTCATTGTGATAAAAATAAATTAGTTTTAATAGATATCAAGCCATGGCTGACATATCTTAATTTCTTATAAGAGATATTCCTTTCGTTGTTCCCATCTATATCTTTTATTTTAAATTGTCCAGAAAGTCTTCTTGCGTAAATAAAACGCTCTTCTCCTTGAAACATTACCTTATCAAACAGCTTGAACCCGAAAACCTTAAAAGGAGATTGATTCATCCTTTTCTTACCTCCTTTAGGTATTTTCATCTTATGAATCTGTCTGTTATGACGACGAACTAATTTCAGCTTGTAATAATATCCAAGTCTCTCGGAGTCAAAATTCCTTGAAATCACAAAAGCGTCGGATACATGGGATTTTTCAATTCCATGGTTTATACGATCGTGTTTCGTTATATACCCGAAAGTCATCCTTACATTTGGATACAAAGATTTCAACTTGTCATATAATCTCCATTTCATGATACCCATGACGGCTGCGTCACGAAGTGACTTGCCTCTTTTTACCTTCAATTTTATATTCCCTTTATGAAATTCCTTGTGGCATGTCTCGCAAAGTGTTATAAGATTTGAAGGGGAATCTCCTCCAGTCTTACGTGACTCAATATGATGGATATTAAGAATAGGATCTTTTGACTTACCCTTACAATGCTGGCATTTATGCCCGTCTCTCGCAAGGACATACTCCCTTACATTCCAAAAACCTAATTGATCGCCTTCCTGATACTCTTTACCTGATATCTCTGGATTCTTGATCTTTTGAGTATCAAATTGGGCTACCTCGACGATGACACGGGATACCGGCAGGATAGAACACACGTTGTTAATAATACGGATATGGGCATCAATCCTATGTCGTACCGAAGGTGCTACCCATCCTAGACGTTTGCTTTTCACCCTGTTTTCAAAACGAGGCTTCCTATATCTCAACCTATTTCGTCTCGTTCTTCTTGACTCTCTTCTTGTAGACAAAAGTTCTACAATATCATTTCTAAGAATAACCTCACCGCTGTAAAGCTCCTTGCTTTTCGTCGTAGCGGATAAACCAACATGCTTGGTTCCGGCATCGACGCCTAACACAATTCCCTGTTTGTAATCGGATGTCTTGTACGTTAATTTGATGGTAAAAGGACATGTGTTTACAACGACCGCTTTGTTATCTTTTAGCAGTCGTCTAACCTTCCCATTCCTTGTCGTAGGCATCATCGGTTTACCATCTATGTCCTGTACATACACCATTTTACAAACTAATTCAATGTTTATTCAACATAAGTCAGGGTAAAAACCCTGTTAGTACCCATCGCCAATGTTATTGAAGGTTTTGTATAGGCAACACTGGAACCCAAATACGATCCCTGTTTAATCACCTACCTTAGAGCTACGGACTTGGATAAACATCCGTAGGTAACTATATATTCTCCAATAACGTAGCCTCTGTTTCAAGACTTAGGCTAATAACCTGACCGTTTCCGATATATGCAAAACATTAAATATTTTCCAACATTTTACATGTTATTTGAGGTTATACGGGAATATGTTTAAGAAAACACCATGTACCCCAACCACGACTCGAACGTGGATCCCATCTTTAGGGGAGATGTGCTACTTTCCTCTTGAGCTATTGGGGCGTATACCCTGATCCTCACGGACAAGGGTATCAAACAAAATCTAAACTCTAAATCTAATGACAAACTCTATTAATCCAACTGTGGACCCGGCCGGACTTGAACCGACAACCTGCTGGTTATGAGCCAATTGCTCTTACCGATTGAGCTACGGGTCCTAAATATACCACATCGGCTTTCACAAGAGGATGTGGATCGGAATTTCTCGAAAATTATATAGTAACTTTATGAAACTATTGTCCAACATTCTAGCATATAGCACCAATCCTCGAACGGGAATGTCTCTATACCTGACCTACCCCATCCCGTCCCCCAACTGTTCTGTAGGACGAAGCCGGCCTTGTCCCAGCCGGTGAGGATAACGGCATGACCTCCCAAGTTCTGTCCTTGGCCTTGCCAGAATCGATTACCATAATTATAGCAATACAGACCTATAACCAGAGGCCCATTCAGCATCAAAGCTACCTTAGCCGATACCGGATCTATGATCCTAGCGTAACTGTTTATTTTCTCCCCATCTACGCCTACGTTCTTGATAGACTTGATAGCGTCACGAAGAACCATCCCGTCTTGATCCTTATCCTCTCTCAGATCATATATATCGTAGGGAGAGATCTTAGCCGGTCTTTTAATAGCCCTTATACTCTTTCTCCAGTTAAGTATCTCAGCTAAGCTTACCGCAGCGCAAATAGGAGAAGATCCTTGATCCACTACGCTATCAACGTTATTGACCTTATACTCATCAGGAACAGCTTCATGCTGCATGTTCATGATAGCGTCTCTGTCATCCACAGGGGATGGTATATATCCTAACCCGTAACTCATTTTTTATCCTTTTTATGGTAATCAATTATCTTGATATTAAACGTATCGGATCTTTGCCTAACCTGTATTGACCCTCTAGCCTTTCCCTTGGCGTCGTATAGGGCGGTGAAGCCAAAGTTATCGACCCGGCCGTCGTCCAGCGTAAACCGCCACTCCTTCCATTGGCCCATCACGGTCCCGGAAGACACTATGGAATCCACTACATAAGATATGTCAGTAGTATCATATTCCGTATAATAGGTTCTTGACGTACTGCATCCGACAACCGCTAAGGTAAATAACGTTAACAAGAAAAACAAGATCTTATTCACTTTTCTTAGATTTTTTACGTTTCTTAGATTTCTTCTTATCCTCCGCCTTATTCTCGACATTTACGTCAATACCGGCATCAGCGACCTCAGGGGCGTTATTTTCAGGTATATCAATATGACCTGAGTTAGGATCCATCTTATCCTCATCAACAACAACCTCATTAGGAACATCGATGTCTAAAATCTCTGCCTCCAGATACTTGATACGATCTGACATGATTTTATTCTGGTCCTCAAGTTCCTTATATCTTCTTCTAGCCTCATCGAGTAATTTAGATGATAGTTTATGTTTCTTCTCGATATCCATATAAGCCCGTTTAAGAGTCTCTTTATCTTTTACCGACTCATTATATATCTCTCTTGATTTACTAAGCTCATTACCCATCTTAATTATAATAGAATCCTTTTGTTCTATATCCATATTAAGGGAATCGGAAAGAGTTTCAAGATACCCTACTTTCTCTTCTAATTCCGTTATCTTCTTGCGGGCATCATCGTAATCCTTTTTTAATCCGCTTGAGTAGCTAATAGCATCATCAAGATCCTGCTTTAGTGTATTTATATAACTACTCTTTACTATCTTCAATCCGAACATCTTTGTCTTTATTATAAGTTTCACGAATATCGACCTTTACCTTGCCGACTATAATTAACTCAGCTATATGTTTGTCTTTCTCGACTATAGCCATATCCTTACGGACATTAGTGACCCTGATCATGATATTCCCGTTATTAGACGAGACGAACGGTGATCCTACCAAAGTAAGTCCCGTATCTCCGGTAAACGACGGCAGCATCATCAACACCCCTATGGTATTATCCGGGAACGACGCCCATACCCCTGTGTCTATATCAAGGACATCACCCTGTCCTAATGGGAAAGCATTACCCTGCTTGATAGGAATATCCTTACCCAACGAGTTCCATGCTTTCGAGAATCTTACGGAATTAAGGAAGATCTTCCCCTCTTTCTCCATCACCCCTACCATAGGTTCGCAATTCAATCTAACCTCGTTTTGTTTATCATCCGGCTTCTCCTCAAGCTCATCAAGGTCTCTGGCTGATGTAAACGACTTGCTTTCCAGAAGCTTTTTAATATCCTCAATACTGGCCATTATAATTTGATTATTAAATAAACGATCTTCAGTCCTAACTTCAAATCAGATGTCTTCTCGAACATCTCCCTAAGAGGTAAGATAGTAGCGTCAAGATCTGACGCTACCCATTCTCCATCCTTATAATACATATCCTTTTCCTCGGAATACGCTATACAAGATCGATGCCCTAGGTTCTTCATAACCGTATCTACCTTATTTTGGGTAGGCATCGAGACACGATTCACTTTAGTAGATATATTGAAATTACTATCCATTAACTTTCTGATTTTTAATTAGTTAATTAAAATGGAAGATCACTGTCGTCTCCAAAAGGAGGATATTGAGGAGGTTGTTGTTGACCTCCAAACAAAGGGGCTTGCGCTTGCTGCGGAGCCTGCTGGTATGATGGAGGAGGCGTTTGCGATGGAGCCTGCGTAGCGTATGACGGTGGGGGCGTTTGCGTTATAGCCTCACCAGCGTTGTTTTGGCTTGGAGACTGAACCGGTCTCACGCCATCCGCTTTAATACTTTGGATATATTTATTAAGTACCTGATAAGCGAAAGCGTCTTGGGTCGTATAATCAAACTTCTTATTCCCCATTATATCAGTACTCTCAACCCTATCAGGCCATCCATTCTGCCCGTTCTTATAATATTGCTGGATAAGCTCGTCCTTACCGTCAGGAGTCTCCCTTGCGTATGAGATAAAGAAATTACCGGGAGCATATTGATCCCCTTTCTTAGCATGAGCAGGATTGATCACCACCTTACGTTTCAGGTCGATATTAGGCAAGTACCTTACCAGTGACTTAACGTAATTATTGATACCTCCTTTTTGAGTCATCAAAGGAACGTTTATAAAGTAATTACCATCCTCATCACTTATCTTTATGGATAAGTATTTGGCATTTATTCCATTGAACTCCACTTCTCGCACATTGATATCAGACAAATAGCCTTCGATACCGTTCCAGAATACCCTCCAATAAGAAACGGCTCCGGTCTTCTCGTTTATATGCTCCTCGAAACCTTCCTTTGGTTCTCTTGATGACTGATATAATAATCCGCTACCACTTACTTTAAAGTAATGGTTATTACCACCTGATGAATTTTCTCTAACTCCCATTTTATGTATTTTTAAATATTAAACAATAACTGATGATGACAAGAAATACTCGTTCTTATTATCCTCCCCATAAATCTTATTGAAATGAGATTTATGATCATGCTCGATAACCACCCTATTACATGAGACGCTTTTTATAATACCAAGATATCTTCCACATAATACGTTACATATAATATCTTCACCATGATAAGACAAAGAAGCAAGTCTCTCCTTACATGATTTACCGGAAGACGGGTTCTCTGACATAATACCGCATCCTTTATCGGTAAATATCAACTTGCAATGATCGAACTCATTTACCTTAAGATTGTTTTGGAGGGCTTGGACGAGTAGATCCTTATCAAAGACATAGGTACTTGTTTTGACAAAATGCTCGTCCACGAACCTCCAATTTGGATAATTACCCTCAAAATGGGTCTCATACATATCCATATCAGGCGTAGAGAAATAAGTCTTAGTATCGTCCACTTTTATAGACAACATATCCGATGACTTATTGATATGCTTATCAAGCAATATCGCGGATTCGTTCGATACCGGGATAAACATCTTCTCTACCTTATCCTGATTAGGGACAAAATACCTGTAAATAGTATTTCTATCCGTACTTACTATATTAATATTAATATCATCAATATCAATTACCACATTCTCGATGCATGGATAAAAGTCATCTACCTCCGTATAATCGCTGGCTTTGTTAAGAACCGAAACATAATCGCTCATCTTAACCTTAATTCCTCCATCAAGTATCTTATGTACCTGCGGGAATGTATTGATATCAAAAGCCGGACAACTATACTCACCAGAAGCATAGCGGATCGTTATCTGATCTTTTTTATCCGAAAGCAGTATCGTAATCTCGCAATTCTTCTGTTTTTTCATGAACTTAATAAAAGAGCTTGCCTCTACCAAGAAAGAGAAGTTAGAGTCAGCCTCGACCTCCAATCGCTCTATAACACATACCTTGGCATTTACGGAAGTGATATAAGCCAGATTATTGACAACATCTATCTTAAGATCCTTATAAAGGGAGTTGGGACCGGCATTCTTAACAACCGTCTCCAATTTGCCCAACTTCTCATTTAATGACTTCGACAAGCATCTTATAAGCATAACGAACAACTTTTTATTACATCGCAAATATAATCATAATTATATTAATACAAATACAATAAATACTTAATAGTATTAAAATAGTTTAAACTTACGTCTAATATACTCGGCTATAAGCGTAGCGTCACACATGCCGTCTTGTATCTTAGTAGGTTGTACTCCTTTTCCTGACCATGGTTTCACGAAAGAGACCGAAGGGAAAAGGCGCATGGCGCATCGGATGGAGGTAGCCTTCGTGTCTAACTTCGCCGCCGTATACACCCGATCGGCTGTCGTATGAAGCTCCTTCTGCCAGGTCTTTGGTTGCACCTCCTCGAACATAAACCTAACATCCGGGTGAGATCCGTATCGCTCCATCATCTCCACCATCATAGCGAATAGGGCGTTCGGTTCCCGGCGTCTCCCGCCAAAGGTGAAGTTGCTGGCGGCCGAGCTGTTGTGGATGCTATGGACGTCCTCGACGGCGATCGCCAGCGTCCCGCCTCCCTTTTCTTGGATCTTGTCAGCGGCATCGAGGAAGAAGCTTGATATAGCCCTAAGATCTATATCCCCCTTAACCGATATCCTTGGAGTCATAATTACCTTAATATCCCCGTTCTCCGGGATCATGGACAATCCTCCGGTATCTATACCCGGATCTATTCCTATCGCTATATTCATATTTTTAAGGTATATAATGAATGAAAATCCTCAGGTCTAAACACCTGTATCGAGTTATCCGGATACATACCTATATAATAACCGTAAAAAGCCCGTAGAATGCCATTTTCTAGGATTATATCCAAAGCCTTTACCTTGTGACCGTCAACCATCACATCAAGCTCCTTGGTCCTTTGGGATATCTTGTCGAACCATTCAGGTATAGGATCAATCCCGTACCTGAATGCGTTTACTGTTGATTTTATCGATATATATGTTCCCATGATCAGATAAGATTACAATCGTCACGTTTAACAACCTTAAAATCACCATTGCAAAGGAATATCGCCACATCAGATCTCGTATACGTAAGAGGTGTATACGATACCAAATGATAAGATGCCTGCCCGACGGCGGGGCGAACCGGTCTCAATACGGCTATGGCTATATCTCCGCCAAGTTCCGTGCCACCGGTGACACCCTGTAGGCACATGTATATGAATCCCTCATACTCATATCTCTTTCCAATAAACTCACTCATGGGAATACCTACGAACAGATAGTTCTTCACATCCCCTTTCTTAACCTCGACAGCGTTCTCTACACTGGACGGTATTACGTCTACAAATTTTACTCCTATTGCCATGATTACAAATTCAATTTAGTTCTTAATTCTTGACACAATTCTTGATTATCCCTCATGATACTTAAAGTATTATCGACTCCGTTCCCTACACGAACATCCCCGTACCAGTACCATGATCCTTTACGGATAAAGATACCGGTTTCCTCGCATAACTTCAAAAGTTCAAGTTCCTTATCAAACCCCACGCCATAATACAAGGCTGTCTCTGCTATTTGGAACGGAACGGCTGTCTTGTTCTTCAGCACCTTTATCCTAACCTCATGACCTACTGAAGATCCGTCCTCTCCTAATATAACCTTCTTTCTCGCCATCTCCATACGGATAGAGGCATAGAACTTAAGAGCGTTACCTCCGGTCGTTACCTTAGGATCGCCGTATATAACACCGATCTTCTCCCGATACTGATTGATGAATACCAGAACACAGTCGCTTTTGTTTACGATTCCTGTAAGAACCCTCATGGCTTTGGACATCAAACGAGCCTGCAATCCCATGTTGCTGTCTTCCATATCGCCCTCTATCTCCTTCTTCGGTACCAGATTGGCTACAGAATCTACGACAATAAATCCGACCTTCCCGGACTCGACTAACTTGGCTGTGATGTCAATAGCCAGCTCCCCGTAGCTTGGTTGGGAGATCAAAAACCGGTTTATATCTAATCCCATTTTCCTAGCGTACTCAATATCGAAAGCGTTCTCCACGTCTATTATAGCTACCAGCTTATCTGGATGTTTTTTCTGGAACTCGATCATACTTAACGTACACATCATGGTCTTGCCACAAGATTCCATCCCGACTAGCTCATGGATCCGACCTACCGCCCATCCGCCGCCGAGGGCCTTGTCCACCACCAGAGAACCAGTGCTTTCCCTTGGTATGGATATTATAGGCTTATCATCGCCGAAGTTCATTATCGAGCCTTCTCCAAGCTCTTTATTTAAAGATGATACTAACTCATCTACGTCTGAAAAAAGTTCTTTCTTAGCCATTATAATCCGTATTCATCGAAATTAAACAAATCCTGTTGTTTCTTGATCATATCCTTACCGATATCAGATATCTTTTCTGGATTCAAAACACCCTCATTCTCATCCACCTTCTCTATAAAGTCAGATATCTTATCGCTTAGCAGTACCATATCTTCCTTAGGCACTGATTTCAGATAAAGCCCGTCTATAGACCTACATCTTGAAAGAGCGGTATATATCTGTCCTATTTCGAAGGCTCTGCTGATGTCTACGAATATATTATCTAAAGTCATTCCCTGAGATTTATGAACGGTTATAGCGTATCCTAACCTCAATGGATATTGTATTATATAGCCGCAAGAAATGCCTTCAAGGGAATCATCTACCTGCTTATACTTCATCTTCTCCCACTTCTCTTTGGTTATCTCCACCTCAGTATCGTTATCTAGATGAACATATATCGTCTCATCAACAGTATCTATGCTGGTTATGATACCCATCGAGCCATTGACATACCCGTTGCCGTTTCTGGTTATTATGACCTTAGCCCCTACCTTTACTATAAGCTCATCCTCGCAAGGCGCTACAGGCTTCTCCCCGAATACAGTAGCATCGAACTTAAATACCTTATTATTGATCTTATCAAGATTAGTCTTATTTATCTCATAAGCTTCTTTGTTAGTTGAGCATATAATTATAGTATTATCCATATTATCTGGATACTTGACCCTACTATCCAATATCTGTCTTGACTCGTCGGTAATAACCCCACATCTTATATCCTCAAGTACGGAAAGAAGCTGAGGATCTTTTTGACGGAATACGTTCTCGAAGGTAATGACCGAGAATCCTGACGCTCTTAATGCCTTTGATGAGAAAAAGAACCGGCTCTCATAATATTTGTCGATAAAATCATCCGCCGTCACCACAGGAGGTAGTTGTGATAGATCTCCAAACATAATCAACCTAACTCCACCGAAAGGCTCCTTGCTACGCCTACATTGTCTAAGTATGTCAGCCACCTCATCAAGCAAATCAGGTCTTACCATACTGATCTCGTCAATGACAATAGTATCAAGATTCTTGATCTTCTTCTTCATAAACGGACTTACATCCACCTTATTCGACAACATACCTCTCTCGATAGAAGGGATATAAGGATCGTTCTTTATAGAGAAGAACGAATGAATGGTCTGTCCACTGGCATTCAACGCCGCTACTCCAGTCGGTGCTACGATAACGCACTTACCCAAGAACTTTACGATACGTCTCATGAACGTACTTTTACCACTACCAGCTCTACCGGTAATGAACAGATTCTCCCTAGTGGTGAAAATCTTCTTCAAGGCACGACCCTGCTCCACGTTTTTATCCACCGTCATAATATGACGAAGGAGGTCGTTTTCATTTCTAAAATCCTCTTTTACCATATCTTTTTAAGTTTATGGTACAAAGATACGAATAGTTATAATTAACTAATTGAAATAAATGTAAATAATATATAAATATTAAATTTTGTATCTGATACTCAAATCATCCAGCCTTACTCATCTCAACCCCTTTTACCCCTAAGAAAACGTCTTTTATAAAATATTCGGCGATAATTATATGCATTATCGTTCCTCTGTATGATAGTCTTAGGTGTCCGATAGTTACGTTTTTCCTGTCTTTGGTATTGACTATTCCATTGTTTTTCTTTACCTCATCATATAAATCGGATATAGTCTTACAGCACATACTAAGAACTTCTTTTATCATCCGATATACCGTTCTTTGGGATATTAGCATCATACCTTCTTTTGATAACTTTATATTCAATCTATCCATAAGATATGACACATTGAATTTGATAGTTCTTTTTTTAGTTACCTTATATATCTTATTTATATTTCTGTTTCTAGCTGAGAATATTATTTTTGATAACATCTTGACTCTATTTAATTTACGACTTTTGTTAGCCATCCTTCTTCTGGTATTCGAATCAAGATTTTTATCAAGGCAGGTATATACAGATTCTCCTTTCTTTACAAACATATCCTTTATCCTTGGGGTCTTACTAGCCTTATGCTTGTATTTTATGATATCCGATAAAGCTATCATAATCTCTCCTTCAGCCCAAGCCTTTAAGCTTATAAGCTGGTAGTTCATATCCTCATGAGAATCCCTTAATACATGTCGGTAGCAGAAATAAGCACATCCATCCGATAGGATATCAATAAAATCATTGGTGTTAATCTCTATCTGATCTCTGTTTCCATCTTGCATCCTTTTTCTTAGAAACACATGTTTGGATACGTTTATGATAATAAGATATATCATTGCCATCTTACATTCATCGCTGATCTGGATTCCCGATCCATGATACTCCTCATGTTTCAATGAATATTTTATGGCTGTCACTTTCTTGCCTTCCTTATTGGTAACAGGCTTAAAATCAACTGGACATATAAGTGATCCGGCTGGAAGTTTTACACATCCTAGCTCATCTTTCTTGGTCTGAATATTACGTGGAATATATCTTTCGGTAAGAATCTTATCGAAATTTGATTTCATTATATGTAAAAATCTTATCTTTGTTCCCATAGAAGATTTTATTTGCTGCGAATATACGAGTTCCGTAAATACGAAACAAGTTATTCGGATGGATGGGTAGCCTGTGAAGGTCGCCCATTTGTTGTTTATACGAAATTGTCGTAATAAAATGGGGGGGGGTAAATATCTGTGTTTCTGTATGATCATTTTTGACATCATACTTGTTACGCGCGCATTAATAGGTATATTTATTAATTATAATTAACTATATTAATATATCCTACTTCCTAATCCTCCATGTTTTGTGTAGGGTATATCATGAAGTCAAATGTCTATATAGCTAATTAATATTTTTACTGCCAAGGTGTAGTGCCGTCAGGCAGGACACCGCAGGCTTATAATAACAATGCCATATGATGTTACCGGAGTCCGGGACCCGGAAGGGGATCGGGCGGAGCAGAAGCCAAAGGAGAAAAGGTGAGGTCTTGTACGATCGCTCGCGCTCCGGCCGGCCGCATCTTCTACGGCAGGCTCCATACCCCAAGGCTTCCCATTTCCTTTGGATTTATATCCCATAGCACGGCAGGAAGGCATCCAAAGGGAAAAGGTGTGGTCATGTCCCATGAGGCAGGATAGAGCTGTCCACCGCCGCTCGGAGGCATGTATGGCCGGTGCTCAACTGGCCTCGTTGCCGTGGTTTACGGTGGACTTATCTGGCTTTCCTCCGCAAATTCCGCTACCTTTTTCCTTTGGATGTTCGTAAATACATGCTAATCAGCATATATTATGTTGATTATGGCATAATTTCTTGACAACGATATTTTTTTTAAGTAGTTTTGTCGAAAACTAATTTTATATGGCCGAACAGAGGAAAGCTTTCGTATTTGCGTTGCCTTATGATACTAGGTTGGATATGATCCAGCAGTTCTTAAGGATATACAACGGCTATCTGGATTCTAAGGGTAGGAGCTTGATTACCGAAAGGACGATAAACTTACTTTCTTTCTACATCAACTACGGATACTCGGATGATACCAGGGCCAAGTATATGGATTGTTATGGACAGAAGGAATCTTATATCGCTGTCCTTAACAATGAGCTAAAGCGTGGCGGTTTTTTAGTAGACAAGAAGAACGGAAATTTCCGTACCCGTGAGCTGTCTATTGAGATGAGAAGCCTACGTAATTATTTTGTTCTTGACGGAGAGGGTGATGACACCCGTGTAATGGGATTCGTATTCAAGAGAAACAAATTGAATATCGATGGATAGGAGTCTTATTTCGTTCGACAGGGATATTGTCGATGAGGTGGTGAGAAGATCTGGAGGGAAGTTTACCAAGCAACAGGTCGAGTGGTGCATGAAAGCATCCGTATCTTATATCCATCATCTCGCCAGATATACCGATAATATATCTATCAGGATACCGTTTATCGGATATGTTATATGCAACCTCCGTGAGATGCGTGTAAGACGTGATAAGATACGTCGCATATATGTCAAGGAGGGTAATCGTTATCCAGACGAAAGGATGCCTATTGAGCTTGATTGTCTGGATAAGAAGATAAAGGTGATAGAGGGTATGGAGGGATTGAAGAACGGAGATCCCCTTATACGTGACAACCATGAGGCTATGTACCAATGCCGGTATGGTATGACATGGGAACAGTTACAGGATTTTCAACAACAACAATTTAAAAAATAATATGCAAACAATTGGTAAAGCCCAAGTAATAGCCCAAGCTTGGGAAGACAGTTTATTGGGCAGGATTCCTAAGGATGAGAAAGATTATCCGGAGTGGTACAAGAATCGTCTTGATTTATGCAAGAAATGTCCTAAGAACTCTTCTAATATAGCTTTCTTTAAGTTACCAGCTAAGGTATTGCTGCAAAGATTGATGGGAAGACAGGCATGTTCGTTGTGTGGTTGTTTTATCAAGGAGAAGGCTTGGATGAAGACCGAGGTATGCCCGTTGAAGTTCGTGGAAGGAGAGAAAGCCAAATGGAATGCTATGGAGGTGATAACAGCCGATCATAACGATTTTAATATTGAGTGCCCTAACGATTCCTTTGATATAGGACTGACGGATGATGAGAGCGAGTTTTATCTAAATATTTTTGATCAGAAAATAGGTGATAAGATAGAAATCGTGTTATTTATCACCCATAATGATGGTTTCCATGTCAAGGAGCATCATCTCGGATGTGGATGTATGGGAGATGTATCATATAACAAACATCCTGACAATGAGAATAGAATTATATTTAGGATGACGTTAGATACCTCAAAATATACGGAAGGTCATTTTGAGAAACATCTATCTCTTATGGGTTATACTAAGGACGATCCTGAACGTAATTTCAAACATTTTCCGCTACGTATTATAGGGGAAGCTTATAAATAATGCCGTGAGAAATCTCGTAAGAAGCAAGATAGATGACCGTATCCATGCCCTTATTGTCATGGAAGTCGGATGCCGTGAGTTGCCTGAATATTCGTTGGGTGATATACTTTACTCCGCTTTAAGGAGGATAGCTAGGGCTAATGGTGGTAATGTCCGCTTCTTGCGGGATGTTAGTACCAGGGATTTATTGAGGTCTATAGACCAAAGCATCAGTGATGAGATTGAGTTAAACAACAATGATTATAATGCGTAATATGGAAGATAAAGATATAAAAACAGAGATTAGAGATTATCTTAAAGAAGAGGCGGATACTCATATAAGGCATTGGATAGCTATAAAACGTGAGAGCAAGCGTCTGTATAGCGATATTGAGGATAGGACTAAGAAGATAGCCCTTAAATCATCTTCATTGATAAAAGAGGAGGATTTTGTCGTTCTTCATGAGATGACCCATAAGATACAGATGTTGAATATAGAGGCTGTAAAAGTCAATTCTAGGTTGATGTTCATAATCCAGTTGGCTACCAGCTTCGGTATGGATCTGGATTTAGATACGACATATGCGTCCACCGCCAAGAGCATTATAGAAGACAGAACGTCTGGATTCGTGTTTTATGATGACAAGGAACGTCTGAGATACGCTGACAAGGAGCTTGAGGATATGTTCCATGACATGAGCGTGACGGAAGTAAGTAAGATCGGGGTTGTTCAATCTTATGAGCTTCTTATGAAGCAGTATAATGAATTTAAGGAATTAAAAGAAAATGCCACAGGGAAGACGAAAGCCGACGAGTAGGGACGTCGATCGGGTAAACGATAATCTTGAGGTCATATCCAAGGCCGTGGATGACGCCAAGACGTATATCGCCAAGCATCCATGGGATAAGGAGAAGCCTGAGGATATGGCTAGGGCGTTCGATTTCATATCCAAGCTGATCGATAAGATCAACGTATGGAATGACTCGTATATGGAGAAGAGTGGGATCATGGATGTATACAGGAGTGTCAGCAATGTCCAGAAGAAGGAACGTAAGGGACAGGTTTCCGGTGGTATAGAATCCGTATTAAAAAATATGCGATCATGAGTTTAAGCACGAGTCCAGAATTTTATGTAAACATGAAGAATCCTCCAGTGTGGAACGATTTGTTCGGCTGGGAGGATCAAGATGATGATGTTAAGCAGTTCTTCACGGAGGAGGCTTATAAGGTCAAGAACGGGGTGACTATCAACGGTACGTTCATCCCGCCATGGCTTTATTGGCATGTTAATTTCTTTCCCGTATTTCAAGATCTTCCAAATGGGGAGCGTGTTCCTGCTATCAGCCGGTTACGTGATAATGAATGGTTTTTCGCTGAGATGTACCAACGTGCCCGTCAGGAGAAGAAAGGGCTGGGTATGTTCGGTACCCGTCGTTTTGGAAAGGCCCTTCTGGACTCGGAGCTGATATATACTCCTTATGGACCTAAGAAGATAGGGTTCGCTGATATCGGTGATATCATATATGGCGATGATGGTAAGATTACGACTGTAGTAGGCGTATATCCTCAAGGGTTCGTTGATATGTATAAGGTTACGTTTGAGGACGGGCGCAGTATAGTATGTTGCGGTCAACATCAGTGGAAGGTTAAATATCATGGTGATTATAAAGTCATGAGCACCATGGGTATCATCCACTCTGACTTCCAGAAGATGACTATAGACATAGGGGAGGCCGTGGATTTCCCCGAGCGGCGGTGGCTGATGTCGCCCCAGCTCCTTGGGTCTCTGACCGCCTCTTTCCTTTGTGGATCTACCGACAGGATCTTCGAGTTAAGCAATAAGGAGATGGATGATATTATTTATTCATCCAAAAAACAGAAAGAGTTGTTTATAAGCTCATTCATGAAGATAGCTTGCGGCATAAGTACTGGTGACGATCGTTTTAAGGTCGTTTACAAAAGTGAGTATATTATATCCTTCGTAAGAAGAATATTCTGGTCTATGGGATATTATTGCGTCATGGATGGTGATGATATGTATATATCTAAGACCCATAACAGGCTTAGGATATCCGATATAGATTATTACGGGAAGTATAAAGCTACTTGTATTGAGGTCGATAACAAGTCCCATCAGTTCCTTACCACTAATTTTGTCGTATCCCATAATACGACTATCATGTCATCCCTTCTTCAGATGAACGCTACCATGACAATCGGGCTTAGTCATTCCGTGGTAGGTTTCAGCGATAGCGATTTATCTAATATAGGTGAGTATTGTGAGTATGGGCTTGATCATGTGCATCCTTTTTTCAGAATTAACAGGACCAAGACCGATTGGAGTTCTGGTGTCACCTTAGGCAAGCGTATGTCCAACGGGGTTCGTGATGTTCATGCCATAATATCCATAGCCAATATCAACATGGGTAGGAAGACATCCACGCAGAAGACTGCCGGTCTGACCCCAGCCACGGCTATTTTCGACGAGGTAGGTAAGGGACCTATCAAGAAACCGTACACGGCCGCCATGCCGTCCTACGACACTCCTTATGGCTGGCGTCTCAGTCCTATCTTGGCTGGTACCGGTGGTGAGGTGGAACTATCCAAGGACGCTCAGGAGATGTTCTCTGATCCTGATACATACAATCTCCTGGTCATGGACTGGGATATTTTAAATCGGAGAGCCATGAAAGGGAAAACATGGAAAGAAAGGAAATGGGCGATGTTTGTCCCCGGTCAGATGGCTAACTCCGGTGTTAAGAGAACTATAGGATTGGGCGATTATCTTGGTAAGCCTGATGACAAGAAGCTTAATAAGATCAAGATCGACGCTACTGATTTCGAGGCTAGTACCAATAAGCTTAACGAGGAACGGAAGAAGCTATCTACGAAAGATAGGGTAGCTTATACCTCTCATACCATGTTTTATCCATTTACGATTGACGACTGTTTTTTAAGCTCATCCCAGAACCTATTCCCGGTCGAGTACGCTATCAAGCATAAGAATGATCTTCTTGAGTCAGGGCAATATAGCGGCATGCTGTGTGATGTTTTCCTTGAATCGGGGAATAAACTTGGTACTACTAAATCGAATAAGCAATTGGCTGGTTTTCCGTTTAGCGGCGGTGTTATTGACGCTCCTGTCCAGATATTCGAGATGCCTCAATCCAATAGGTTTGATGATTTTATTTATGTCGCAGGATGTATGCCTCCCGGAGAAAGGGTGTTGACCCCTGATGGATATAAGAATGTAGAGGATGTTGACTATGATGATTTCTTGGTTAATAATGAAGGGGATAATGTTAGGATACGCAAGAGACTTGTCAGAAATATGGTCGAAGAGGATCTTTATTCGATAAAGATGTATAATGGCGTAAGAATAAATAGATTTACTTCTGATCATCCTATTTTTGTTTCTGATCATAAGACCGTAGGGAGAAGGGTTAGGGAAGATTTATTCAAGTTTGATTACATACCTGTCAAGGATATAAAAGAGGGACAGTGGACAAGGATCCCAAATATGTATGCCGAAGAAAGGATGGATATTCCGGGATTTAGGGATTATATGCTTTCTGATGATTTTTGGTGGTTTGTCGGGATGTGGCTAGGGAATGGATGGATTGATAAGCAGTGTCGTGTACAGATGGCTATTTGTTTTGACTATCCAGAAGAGAGGGATAGGTATTACAAGGTTATAGATAATCTTTTTGGTATTAAGCCTTCGGAGAGATGCAGGAAGGGTAATTGGGAATTAAATTTTAAGCATGTTTATCTAAGCGAGTGGCTTGTTAATAATTTTGGTAAATATTGTTATGGTAAATATATTCCTGAATTTGCTAAATACCTCCCGTTTAGCATGAAGGTTAGTTTAATTCATGGATATCTGGATACGGATGGATCTATCCATAATGATTTTCGCAATTATTCGGGCATGGATTTCGTAAGTGTCAGTATGGATCTTCTTGAGGGTATACAGGATATATTGTTATCTCTTGGAGTAGTTGGAGGTATATCCATAATGAAAAAAAATAGGGCTGAATATATAGATGGCAATAAGGTTAAATCTCAAAGATCATGTTATCATTTAAGGATAGGCCATAACTATACTGTGTATTTCAGGAAGTTGGTTGAGACATTAACTCCTGATTATATATCTAAATTGTCTAAAGTATGTATGGATACCAGCACAAGAAAAAGTCCTTCCACAGGTATATTTATTAGTAATGATAATAAGTATATATATGTCAGGATATCATCTATAACTAAAGAAAAGTATACCGGTCCTGTGTATAATTTTGAATGTGATACGAATAATTATTTATTAAGGAATATATCTGTTCACAATTGCGACCCTTATAAACAGGCCAAGTCTGATACCCCTTCATTAGGTGCTTTTTATGTATTCAAGAGACGTGTTGGTATTCGAGATCCTTATGCCTATAGAATAGTTGCCTCTTATGTATCTCGTCCATCATCCATAGATCAGTTTTGCCGTACGTGCGAGGTGCTTCAGAAGGGATATGGGGCTATATGCCTTATGGAGAACGCTGACCAGATGTATGAGCAGTATCTTAACCGTAAAAGCGGTATGCCAGCGTCTTTCTTTCTGTTTGCTGGTGAGGCAATAGCCAATAAGTATGTGAAGGCCGGCTCCCGGCAGAACAGCAAGCTGGGGCTATACCCGACCCCCGGCAACCAGAACCTGCTATTCTCGTGCGTAGTGGATTATTGCTGGCAGGATTTCGTTATTGGCTATGATGATAGTACCGGTCTTGATATAACGGTTAAAGGCATTGAGTTGATTGATGATATAGCTCTTTTGGATGAGATAATACAGTATAAGCCCGGATTGAACGTCGATAGGATAATAGCGTTCGGGCATGCGTTGGTTCTCGCCAGATATTTTGACGATAACAATTACATGCCTAAATCGAAGATCGAGGAGATGAATAATGCCCGCAAGGAAGACGCTTATAAACACCATGAGGTATATGCCTCTGCCTTTGGATCGGTATCTATAGGAGCTTTTAGGTAAATGAATGTCAATTAAACGCCTATCTTTGTTGTAAATAAAATTGAATAATCATGGAAGTGTTTAATAGAGATCATTCGTTTCCAGCAAAAGGAGCGTTATTGGGATTACCTCCTCAGGCTATTTCCACGAAGAAAAAGAACAGGAAATGGAAGGAGGATTGTATGGACGCTCTTGAGACGATAGGGTTGAAACAGTATGATCGTAACCAGATGTACCGTGACTATTATCTGATGGCGGATGGTAAGTTATCTTTTATGGAGATGGCGGATGTCATCCCTCAGCTAAGGAACGTTCAGAAGCTAAGGAGTGATATAAGAATCCCTTCTTTCTTGAAGCATTATGATATCATAGGTGGTATCGTAAACGCTTTTGAGGGATGGCTGACAAACCTACAGGATAAGTATACGGTTAACGAGGTAGGGGATATGGCTATAAGTGAGTATGAGGATACGATGTCAAACTTACTTCATCGTCATATACAAGAACAGTGGGATATTATCGTTAATCAGCGTCTTGTGGAGGCAGGACTTGATCCGACGTATAATGAGTTCAACTCCGAGGAGGAACGTCAGGCTTATGTTCAGCAAATACAACAGGCCAAGGCGTCTATGACCCCTGATGATATCCAGAGGTTCATGAGTACAAGATGGAAGACGCAGGCGGCAGTATGGGGGGATCATACGATCGAGGCTGACCGTAGCCGGTTTTATATGGATGAGCTTGACAGGGAGAATTTCCGGGATCGTCTTCTTAGTGGAAAGATGTTCCGTAATCATTTCGTTGGCTTCGACTACTATCGTCCGGAGGTATGGAGTCCGATGGAGGTATTCCATCCTGACGTGAAATACCCGCAATACGGATCTTATGTGGGCCGTATTCATTATTACGAGGGTGTTGAGCTGATATCAAGATACGGCCATAAGATGACGGCCAAGGACAAGCGTCGTATTATGGGCGGTGATGATGATTATGAGGGATGGGTATCTAATGACGGTACTAGGTATGACTGGAAGAAAAAGAAGCCGTCTATTACCGGTATGTACGAGAATGAGGTTATTCCATGGAAAGGATACCATGATTATGAGTCTATAGTCGCCGCTGAGGACTATTATGGTGTGCCAATGGGCGAGTACCACACCTTCGGGCCGGACGGGGAGGAACACACCCAGCCCCGCTTCTTGCCCCGCTTCCATCCCTTTGGCTATTTTAACTCTGACATGTCCAATGGTAAGAGATATGAGATAGATTCCCGCCTTTTTAGGGTTATGGAGGGATATTGGGTATCCATGAAACCGGTATTCTTAATAACTTACATGACGGAGACTGGGATGGTGGATCAGGAGCTTGTGACAGATGAGCTTCTCCAGGAGTTCTTGGAGAAGAACGGTATCAAGAAAGTGAAGAGGGTTATGGCCGAAGCCGTCAGTGATCCTGAGGTGAACACCTACATCTTGGAGTATGTTCCTGAGGTTAGGTTTGGCGTTAAGATCACCGGAGGTAATTTAATGGATAAGCCTATATATATTGGTGGGGATCCAATACCTCATCAGATACATGGTGACAGCAGTCTGTATGATTATGTCATTCCGGTTTCGGGATTTATAGGGGCCAGTCTCGCTGATCGCATACAACCGTTCCAGATGATGTATAACCTTGCTATGAATCAGCTATACAATAACGCCGAGAAGGAGATTGGTAAGTTCTTCTTAGGCGACCTTGGATTCTTGCCTACTGAATATAAGGATATGATGGACAAGAAGGGTGCTTTAGCTACTTTCATGCAGATCGTGAAGTCCGTCTCGTTTATGGGCGTAGGTGGCAATGATACGAATAATCCTTACCAGAATCCGCAGATGAGTAGCATATATAACCAGTTTGGCGTATATGATCTTACTAATACGGATCAGATAAGATCCCGTATGGAAATGGCGTCTTACGCCTATATGATGGCTTATAGGATGATAGGAATATCCGAGCAGGCAATGGGTCAGTCAACTAGATACGAGAGTTCTACGGGCGTAAAACAGGGGGTTAACGCTACTATGCTACAGACCCAGACTTACTTTAATGATTTCGATGACTTCAAGAAACGGACATTGGATATTCATCTAGCCGTGGCTCAAGTATGTCAGAAGGAAGGATACGATTGGACCGTGATGTACAGAAACAGCGATCTTTCCTTGGCTTACATCAGTCTTACGGATAATAGCTTGTCGTTACGTCATCTTAATGTTATGGCTGTCTCTAATTCCAAGAAACGTCTGGAATTGGAGAATTTGAAACAATATATATTACAGACAAATACGTTAGGTAATGACTTACTTGATATCACTAGGATGATGAGCGCCAACTCAACGGCTGAGATGAATCAGATCGGAAGGGATGCTAGATCTTACGCCGATCGTGTAAGGCAGGAAGAATACCAGAATCAACAGCGACTTGTCCAGCAGCAAGCCGAGGCCGAGCAACAGGCGCGTAATGATGAGCATGAGAAGGATAAGGAGCTGGCTTATATCAAGGGCAACTTCGACTTAAGGGGTAAGAGTATAATGGCCGCCGGTCAAGCGGCTAGGACCGAGAATAACTCTGAAGGCATGGATTATGTCGAGGCTATGGCTGATAGGGCTTTAAGGGAAAGAGATCTTGATATCAAGGAAGAGGATATGAGAACCAGACAGGCTAACGCCGAGGCTGAGCGAAGATCTCGTGAGGAGATAGAGAAAAGGAAGTTGGAATTAAAGGAAAAGGAGATAGATGCTAGGAACAAACGTTCTGATACAGATAGGTTTACGTCAATAATAAACAAGAATTGATTACAAGTTTTGTAAATATTTTTACAAAATCTGTAATCATTTTGGCGTAAAATTCTGTCATATACTATAATGGGTTTGATTTAATTGGTAATTGGATTAATAATACTTTTGTAAAAAGCAAAAAAGGAAATTGTATGAATGACATGGGTGATTTCGCTAAGGGTTTTAAGACCATGAGTGTCGAGGAACTTTTTTACCGTGGTGACGGTGATGGCGATAAGAATAATATCGAGGGTAAATATGATAAGGATGGTAATCCTATAGGTGATACCAAGGAAGAGCCTGCCGACGGCGGAGCGGCTGACGGTGGCGGGGATAAGGGCGGCGACGCTACCAACCCAGACCCGGATTCCTTTGGCGAAGGCGGTACTGATAATAATAACGTGGTATCAGGGTTTAACGGGAAATCTTTCTTGGAAAAGATGGCCGCCAGAGGTATCATCGACAGTATCGATAACCTTGATATTATGGTAGATGACAAGCCAGTTGATCTTTCTACTATCACAAAAGAAGATGATTTACTTGATATAGTGGAGGGGTTGATCAAGGATAAGGCCGATGAGTTGTTGAAGGATAAGGTTGATACCGGTTCTATGTCTGACTTCATGAAGAAGATGATAGAGGTGGATAAGGCTGGAGGTAACGTAGGTCAGCTTCTAAACCAATATCAGAACATTCAGGCGCCTTTGGACAACCTTGATATGAGCAACAAGAATGATCAGCTTGCGGTCATCCAGCATTATTATAAGATGTTGGGTATGCCGGAAGACGAGATAAAGGATAATATGGAGATGATGATTGGCAAGGGTGATGAGTTCATTGAGTCCAAGGCCAATAAGTTCCATGATATCCTGAAAAAGGAGATGGATAACCTTATCGAGGAGGAGAAGAAAAAATCCGAGAAAAGGAAACAGGAGTTGATTGAGCAGATGAAGATCTATAAGAAAGGTCTTAAGACGTCTATAAGCTCAGGGTTCCAGTTGACTGACACGATGATAGGTAAGGCTGTCGATTTCGTTACCAAGCCGATAGACAATCAAGGTCATACGGCTATAGATAAAGCTTATTCGGAGGCTATCAAGAATCCGGACATGGCCGCTGATCTGGCTTTGTTCTTGATGAATAAGGACGAGTTCCTTAAACAGAAGACTAACAAGGCTAAGATGGAGGTCAATAAGAAGACCATCACTCTTCTTTCTGGCAATAAGGGAGGAAAGCAAAATAAGAATAATATCGATAATGATACTATAGAGGCTAACTTCCTTGATCTGAGTGGATCAAAGAGTGTATAACATTAAAAGATAGATAATTATGAATCCTTTTTTAACAAAAAGTTTTCCGGCTACCGTGAATGGTGATAACGTTATTGCTTTCACCGATGCCAAGAACTATAAGACTTCGCTCGTAGAGCATAACTTAGGCTCATTGGCAAGCTGGTATTATGAGGATCCGGACAAGAATCATTTGGGTCTGTTGAATCTGTTCTCTAATATCGCTAATTACCCCGTTCCGATGTATATGGGTATGATTAATAACGGTGCTACGATCTCCGTTAACGGTATTGGAGCTTCTTTCCGTTATGATTTACCTGTTACAAAGACATTCGCTGTCGTTACGGCTGAGGATACTTCAGGCCATCATCTAAAACCGGGTATTGACGGTGGTTTGTTTGATATCGTTTTGAATACTTCTGAGTTTACGGCTTATGATGTCATTACCTATGACGCCGCTAACGGCTGTAATATCCTTATTTCAGGTGAGATTCCGTCTAAAACAGAAGGAGACTTGACACGTTATTGGTGTCGTGTTATCGGTGGTAAGGCTAAATACTTCCCTAAAGAGAAATTGCGTCCGGGTATCCGTTACTGGAAGATCGGTCATGCTCTTGGCGAGTACAGTACTCAGTTCACCAAGGTATCTGGCGCTGACAAGGCCGGTTCCATGACTTGTGAGTTCCGTTTAGGAAACCACCGTGGTGTTGAGGGTGAGACAACTATGTACGCTGGTATGAAGTCCATGCAGGCCGCCCAGAACAGCACTTCAGAGTTTGTGGAGACCGCTCTTCGTCGTATGAATGCCATGAGAAGTGAATACGAGGGTAATATTCCTGATTTGGCTATTATCGGTAGGACGGTTAATGGTAGGCTTGATTTACGTACGGCTAAGGTAGCGTCCACGATGGAGGTATTCTGTATGGCTGAGTTGGTTAAGCTGGAAGCTAGACAGTTGATGTGGCAAGAAGGTGGTATTATTATGGATCAAAATGGTCCTATCCATTTGAATGAGGGTATCTACCGTCAGCTTCGCCGTGGTTATACTATCTACTATAGTCGCCCGATGGGTATTACTAAGGATACTCTTATGGCTGCTGCCGCTTATATTTTCCGTGGTCGTCAAGATCTTCCTATTACGGAGCGTAAGATTAAGTTCAAGGTAGGAGCTATGGCTATGGTTAACTTAGAGAAGTTGATTAGAGAGGCTTTCTTCACTACGTTGAGTAATTTGAGCTGGGGTATGGGTAGTGACCGTATGTTGCCTTCTAATCCTATCTCTGGTACTAATGATGCTATGATCTTAGGTCCGGTACAGGTTAAGGGAGCTTTCCTTCCCGGCATCGGAAATGTAGAGTTCGAGCACGATCCTTCTTTGGATTACGCTGACATGACAGATCGTAGCGAGTTGGTGAATGGTATGTATCCTAGATCCTCTTATTCTTGTATTATTGAGAATATCACTGACGCTGGATCGACTAACGCATATTCCGCTATTCCTAATACGGCTAACGCTAAGTTGGGTAATATGAATAACAACGTATTCTATATCAAGCCAGAAGGCGTAAGCATGTGGTGGGGTTATGAGTATGGTCGTTGGGCGCACAAAGCTAACGGTAATGAGATCGTATCATCCTTGCCGGGCATGAAAGAGCAATTCTGGTGCCACTCAGCTTCAGCGGCTTGGGTTATGGATAACAGCAAGTTCTTGATTATCGAGCTTCAACCGAACTACTTCGGCTAAGTTTTTTTTCATATGTAATTTGGTTTTTAGAGGGGAGGATATTCCTCTCCTCTTTTTTTAGGAAAGTAACGCAAAAATAAGGAAATGAAAGAGATTTTAAAATCAAAGAAGGTATTGGTCGAGGTAAACGGCTTCAATATCATGTCAGATACCTTGTATGAGGTAGTAGGTAAACACGACGGAAGCGCTCCGCAGGCCTTCCAAGACGCCAATATAGCCAAGGCTCCGTTCCCGGAGAATGCTACTCACGTATGTTGCCCGTGGGATGATTTCTCAAAAGCCTATAATACGGGTTTTTATCCAAGATCAAGATGTTATAATGGTATGGATAAAGATGAGGTTGATAGGTTGGTTAATCAACGTGTCAATAATATAATGAAGCCTTTTGAGGATATATCTCAGAAGGATCTTTCCCAGACTAATCTAGAGTTTTGGGATGACGCTAAGGATAAGATATTCATGGGTAAGGTTTATAACACGGCTAATACCGTTGAGTTATTTTATTTATATCTGGCTGTATTTTCTGGCATGTTGACTCCTCAGGAAATGGATGGTGATCCTATTTTCATGAACTCCATGTTCTGTTTCATCGAGAAAGATAACGCTAAGGATTTCGTTCAGCAGCGTGAGATCAATAAGATGAATATCAGCTATAAGTTCATCAACGCCCTTAAGAAAGGTGATAAGGAACGCCAGGCTGTCATTGACCTTCTTCTGTACATCGGCATCGTGACCCGTCCTGATTTCACGGAGGATGATTATTACACCGGATCACTATCAAACTGGATGAACGAGAAGAAGACCAACATCGATTATCTGCTTGATATCTGGGATCGGTCATTGGAGGGTGATTTCAAGGAAGTTCTTGAGTTCTATCGTATCATAAACGTCCTTCAACGTAACGGTCGTATTAACATGACTCCATCCGGCTTGCAATATAATGGTCAGATCATAGGTCCTGACACCCGTACGTCCGCCGAGTTCTTGGCTACCAAGAAAGATCTTATCAGTGTAAAGGCTAATGTCTTGGATGAGTACGAGGAACTTATGTCTATTTCTAATATAGACGATAAGACCAAGAAGGTTAAGGATGTCAAGAAGAAGGAAGACGTAGATGAAGGTGATAAGGTTAATACGGAGGAATAACGATGACGATCCAAGAAGCGTATCTAAGGTCTTTGCAGAAGAACGAGCAGAATCTCGCCAATGGCGGGATTAAGCTTGATCCCGGGAGGTTCGTGCTTTTGTTCAACGAGGCTCAGGACAGGTTGATAAGATACTATCTTAATAGGAAGGATGATGAGACCATCCGATCTATACAAACTCTTCTGGTATACTGGAAATCGCTTAAGGAGGTTAGTCATATTGATGATCCCGAATCGACATCATTCGGTCTTCCTGATGATTATTTATGGTTCTCAAATATAAAAGGAGCGTTTTCTTATAAAGGATGTGAGGTTGGAGATTTTGTCATGTGGGAGGCTAAGAACGAGAATGTCCATGAGCTTCTTGGGGATGATAACAATAGGCCTTCTTTTGACTATCGGGAAACGTTCTACACCATAGGTGACGGGAAGGTCGTGGTGTATGAGGACGGCTTCCGTACAGAAGAGGTCAGGATGACCTACTACCGGAATCCAGTTCGGGTGGATCTGGCCGGGTACATCAACGCCGCCGGTGAGCGGTCCACGGACATCGACCCTGAGCTGCCCGATCCTTTGGTGGAGGAGATTTTGGATATGGTCGCCAAGCAATTCAACCTTAACGAGAATGAGTTGCAGAGGTATCGGTTTGATAAGGATAATGTGGCTTCCTTTAAATAAACACCGTTAGTTTGATCATTAAGCCTACTCGGAAACGGGTAGGCTTTTTGTTTTACATAAAATGTAAACATCATATTATGTCGTATACTCACGACCTTATTTTATTGCGGTGATGTTGTTTATGATTATGTTTGCGTTAGGTAAATGATTTTTGAACTAAAAAATTGATAATATGTTGCACAGACCGCAAGACCGGGTACTTTTCGTACCCCCGCACGCTAAGATGGTGGATGTTGATTCCATCTTATTGAAGGAAGGTCAGCTTGGTATTTATGATACTAAGGAGACTTCCGAGAACGGTTGTAAGGCCGTGATTGATTTTACCGGTAAGCCTCGTAATGACAAGCGTTATGAGATCCGTATCGGTCGTAATGAACAAGCGGCTTCCCGTTCTATATATGACAAGGATTTTTCCACGCCATTGTTCTCGTTGAATGAGATCACCGAGATTTACGCTTCTTGGCCGAAGAAGGATCACGCTTATGTCGATGACGTTATCTTAGGATACAATGGTGTCTCTGACGACACGGCTTTCTCCGTTTCCAAGGGCGACCGTATCGTTATCCGCTTGATTCTCGCCGGCAGGGCTTTCGAGCTTCTTGGTTACGAGGAAGGTCGTGTTGAGATCAATGACGCTATCCTTTTGGATGATTGTGACAATACCCCTAATCAATGCGAGGAATGCGATCCTTGCGAGGAGGTTGATTTGTTACCCGCCGTATTGAAGTGTATCGAGCGGATGAAGAACCAACCTATTGCCGGTGGTGGTAAATTATCCGATTATATTGATATCATTCCGGTTACAAGATGTACTAATGAGGCTACTGAGCCTGAGACGGAGGATGTCAATTTCTATTGCATGGAGGTATGCGATACTGGTGATGATCTGGCATTAGCTGAGGTTCGCGCTCAATATCCAGGATTGAAGATCGTACGTGAGACTATCGAGGGTAGCATGTCACGTTATAAGGTGATGAAGAAAGGCGCTAAACCGGCTGATTATACTCAACGTCTGATCTCTATCATGAAAGGATGTACGGATTGTCCTCCTAACTATACCGAGGTTAAGGGTGGTTATCTGTATTCTATCTCCTTGGAGGATGACGGTGTTGATATGTCTACTACGGTGGAGTCATTGCCTAACGTTGTAGCCGATACGGTTAATAAGATGAGTCAGATCAAGGGATCAGGTTTGTATATTGCCGCTACTTCCAAGAAATTGACGGATGAGGAGATCTCTACTTTCGTGGAGGCCAATCCTACGGCTATTATCTACTATGTGGCTAAGACATCCGATATGTGTGAGAATCCTACGGTTCGTACCGCTTCTTGGTCGGCTTGTGGTTCTTGCAAGGTATCCACCGAGAAGTATTATATCACGATCCCGGATGATGAGTGCGGAAACAGTGCGTTGGAGGAAATCAAACAGGCTTTCCCGGAACTGGAGATCACTGACTACGGTACTCCTGCGGCTTGCCAGCATAGCTTCCAGACAACGGTATATACTAACATGTTGTGTGATGAGTGCGACAAGGTGTTCGAGGGATTCTTCACCAGCGAGGCTCCGGCGTCCTACCGCAACCGTATGTGGAAGAAATTGGAGTCGGCTCAGGAACTTGGTACTAACTGCAAGTGCGGTATCCGTTTCCGTGGTAAGGAAATGTTATTATCTCCGTCAGAGTGCTTGATGGATAAAATGACTTATGTAGAGGATAGCGTTGAGATCGTTGGCGCTAGCGGAGGTTATCCTGATTCTCTTGACGAGGGGTCTCCTATCTGGTGGGATCAACTTAATTTCGAGAGACTGTCCAGCAAAGCACCACGTACTCATGTCGGCGGTAATATGATGGATGACGAGTTGAAGGGCTATGCTCATTTCAACGGTTTTCCGAAACATCAGGATTTCATGGGACGGACATTCATGAACGAATACAGCCGTGTTGAACAAACAGCCCAATACGTGGACTTCCAGATCACGATTAATCCTCATAGGTACTCTCAAGGATTCGGTAAGGTTCTCGCCGATGATCCGGTTAATCTGATCTTACGTGTACGCTATGGCGCTCATGAGGGTGTTCAGGAGATGATTAACATGATCGGTGCTGCCGCTGGTCTTGGACCGGCCATCGTAACTGAGCCGAAATAAAGAACCTTTTTTGCGTTCATATATTTCCTAAAGGGGAGAGATTCAATTCTCTTCCCTTTTTTGTTATCTTTGAGGCAGTAGAATTAAAATATGATATTATGTCTGCGATAAATGAGTATTTAAAGAGACTGGCTTCTATATTCGGAAGCATGGGTTTCTCCGTTCCGCCAGATGACTTCTCAGGTGTTGTTATAGACGGAAAGACGTATCCGGTCATGATGAGGAATGACGGGTGTTACGTGTACTTCGATGATAAAGGAGTAAAGAGACTTGTAAGCGAGGTTCCTAAAAAGGACTATCAGTTCATTAACATCAAGGACGCCCGTGTGTCGATCGTCAACCAATGTTATCGTACTCCGGGAGGTCAGGTAGAGGCTCGTATCCATACCTATATGAATAATAAGGGTGAGATATTGGCCGAGAAGATATTTATCATCAACTCTTCAGATGTTGATACGCCTATTGGTACGGAATTGGATAAGATTCCTGCCGAGTGGGTAGCTATAGATTGTAGCATAGCGGAGATGACCGATCGGGAGTTGATATTCGTAAGTAAATGTTACGCCACGGAAGGGGGCAAGGTCCAGATCGAGGGCGTTGAGTCGGTAGACCCCCGCCTGAACCCGGAGGTATCCCATTATGAGGTGGTAAATACGACTGACGATAGCAATCCTATCGGTACGGAGTATGATAAGATACCCGATACATGGAGTCGTATAGTATGTGATTTCCCGGACATGACCCAAAGGGAGATAATACCGGTGCTTAAATGCTTTGATACCGGAACCGGAAGGGTGCAGATAGAGGGATATAAGATATTTGATTACGAGATGGGTACCAGAAAGGAATGGTATCGCGTCAAGCAAAGTACCGATCCTGAGAATCCGGTAGGTAAGTTTATCACCAGCATAAGCGATGACTGGGTTGAGGTCGTTTGTGACTTCACGGATATGGAGGACCGGGATATTGAGGTAACTGTAGAATGTTATAAGACACCGGCCGGTAAGGTGAAGCTGGAGGTTCTCACGTCATGGGACGGGAATATAGGAGTTAGGGATAAGAGCTATAAAGTCCTGGAGACTACCGATCCGTCACAACCTGAGGGCGCCAGCTTCAGTTCCTTGCCAGATACGTGGGTAAGGACTGTCTGTGATTTCGACGATATGGAGGAGCGTGACATCCGGTCTTATGTCGAGTGTTATGACGGAGGCAATGGCAATGTCAAGCTTCGTAGGTTGGTTTCTTATGACTCCAAGATAAAGGCAAGATACGTCCGCTTCGAGGTGCTTGAATCGGATGACGCCGGCTTCGTTCCGGGGGCCGAACTGGCTACCCTCCCGGACGGATTCTCTTTGGTGTCTTGTGATTTCACGGATATGGAAGATAGGATGCCTATTGATATCGAGGAGTGTTACAAGACATCAGCCGGAAGCGTGCGTATGAGACATGTGGTGTCTTATGACGGTGATCTTGGGAAAAGAAACCAGTTCTGGGAGATTGTGGACTCGTCTGATAATAAGTATGGGCTAGGAAATAGGATAAATAATATCCCTGCGGATTTTATCCGTGAAAGGTGTGCTCTAGAAAGGTTGGATGATCGTATTACTAGAAATGCGATAGAATGTTACTCGACACCGGGAGGATCGGTAAGGATTAAATCCACTTACGTTATCAACCCTTTAAATCATGTTAGGTCGTATAATCATCATGTATTGAGTTCTACAGATAATAATATCCATGTTGGTACTCAATATACCTCTTTGCCATCCAATTTCGCTCGTATCGAATGCGAGGAGCCGGATTATATGGATCGACTTATCGATACCACTGAGACTTGTTATGATACCGGAAAGGGTACGGTGAAGATCAGGAGACAGGAGTCGTTGAACGGAAATCTGGATGTAAAGACTTTCGACTATAAGATCGTTGAGTCTACCGACCCCGATCATCCTATCAATACTACCCCTACGCAGACGATTATTAACGGCTGGACGGTTATCAGTTGTGATCTTAATATCATGGACGTGGATGATTGTTATGAGATCGGTGGTCATAAGATACATTTGAAGGGATTCAGGACAGTCAATCCGGCATTGCAGGATATTAAGTCTATATTGTATGTCGTGTACTCTGATCATCCTGATTATAATGTAGGTGATGAGCTTACGTCTATACCGGATGGGGCTAAGGTGACGATCTGCGATTACGCGGATAAGAGCCAAAGACATATGGTTCCGGTGCGAGAGTGCTATGAGGTGGCCGATGGCCGGTTCTATGTGGAGGGGAGCCGGTTGATTGATAACAATATGGTCGTAGAGCGGACGTCGTTGATGGTGATGGAGTCATCCTCTCCTACCTACCCGGTGGGGACTACGCTGACCGCCATTCCTGTTGGCGCTACTATCGTGGCTTGTTTATGTCAAACCTGTTAATATCAAGGCTATGGTTAAAGTATGTAATGATTATTATATGATTGACGCCCTAGCCGGCGGTGAGGTCATAAGGAAAAGGAAATATCGTCGTGAGAATACGATGATCGGATATAAGTGGTATGATTATAATGGTGTCGAGGTAACCGACCCCATTGAGATATCACGTCTTGACGGATTGGCTACTAAGCATCAGCGTGTGGATGAGGCTTATGATGACCATGCTATTTTCATGTCGTCAACCAACTACGTTAACAGCGTTTCCGGTATACCTATGGATAAGCATATGGTTGTCGTTGAATGGAGACCGGATAGCGAGCAAGGTTTTGTAACCATGGCTCATGATGAGGGTCTTAACGGGGATAGCTATTATATAGTTATTATCAATACCGGAGATAAACAGGCTACGATCTACACCCCCGTGGATCCTGAGGATCCAAAGGATGGGACTTCCCGTGCGGTTGATGGCGATAATATCTCCGTGGGAGGATCTTATGTCTCCATATCCCCCAAGCAGGTAGAGCGGATAAGAGTTACTTTTCGTGACGGTAAATGGTACTATGAATTGGTTACGAAGACATATCCTAGTAATACCGGAGGCATTAAGATTGGGGATGTCGATTATGTCACTTTTAGGTATTTATGGGATGAGAGTTCGGGAAGGGATTTGGATACGATGACGGAGGCTCTCAACTCGAATGTCCCGACTATCGATAATCTTGGTGTTGGTTATAATGGCCCCGGTAACGGTGATGAGTCCGTAAGGAGCGTGCTTAAATGGGGTGGTGATAACACCGGGTCTGGTAAGGAATGCGTTTGGATGTCGGTAAAGGATCTAAGGGCACAGTATTATTCCATATTGCCGGATGAGACGCAATTCATGGCTTATGCTACATGGTTCGCTTCTATAGGTACAGGTAAATGTTCTTTTGAGCTTGTGGGTTATAAGGGCGGTACTATGAGCCAAGACGGATATAATTTCATCAATACCGGTGGGTCTGTAGTATATCAAAACACGTATGATTTTATTTGCCATACCGGCAAAGGTTCATCTACGTATAAGACATCCTACGAGAAGGTGGCTCGTGTTACCTACAATAAGCTCACTAACGAGGTTTATATGTCCATTGGTGAAGCTATAGATCAGGAGGATAATTATGATAAGTTAGAGCGGGAGATCAATAATATAAAGGAAAGGCTTAACGATGTCGAGAACGAGTTGGCTGTCGTAAGACGTATAGCAGAGGGCAAGAACACGGCGTATATATTTGATACGGTCGATGCCATGAATGAGTGGCTGGCGGTTCCGGATAACACGGCTAAGCTCCGTGTGGGGGACAGCTTCTGGATCAGGGAGCAGGAGGTACCTGATTATTGGTGGGATGGAACTCAGGCTTTAGAGCAGGAAGGTCCGAAGGTTGATTTATCTCCTTATTATACGAAAGACGAGATTAATAATATTGTCAATGATATCAATCAGAAGATAGAGGATAAGAGTACGTCTATTATCTTCGATACTTATATCCAGATGAAGTCTTTCGTGGATGATCCAACTAACGCCGATAAGCTTAAGGAAGGTACTATCTTGTTGATACGAGAAAAAAATGTACCTGATTATTATTACGATGGTGCTGGGATAGTTAAGATGGAGGCCGATGTAGAGCAATGTCTTTACGTTACTTTGGCTAACAAGCCTACGGAAAGCACTATAAGTTATACTCAAGATCGGGAGGTGACTAATTTCGCTCCGGGTGCTATAGCTAGATGGGTTGACGCTGACGGCAATGACGTGTTTTATAAGCTTGTTGAGATAGTAGGTGGTAAGGCTAAGTGGATTACCCTTATCGATACTAAATACGGTAATGTGACGCTACAGAGCACTTACGACAAGAACTATGAGATCGTGAATATCGTATCTGGGTCTAGGTTACAGGCTATAAATAGCGAGAAGAATGATATCAAGTTCGTTAATAGTGCTACGGGTAACGTGACTGTCGTGTTGAATGGTACCGTATCAGGGGGAGCCAAGAAGCTGGTGAGTATGCTGGCGGTGAACGAGGTAGTCTTGACCCCCGGGGCGTCGGTGTCGTTTACCCGGAACGGCGATGAGTTCGTGCTCACCGAGTTGTTTGGCGTTACTATCTTCCCCGATCTGGCGGATGCCAATCGTGAGGGAGAGTGGGTCATGAGCGTAGGCATAACCGGAAAACCGATCCTTATGGAGGTAAAGGAGATGCGTAAGTGGGATGAGAGCATAACCAAGGAGCTTACGATAGATGAGCTTAACGAGAAGTTTCCTAACGTGGATATCGGATTCGCCGTCGTATGCAAGACCATCAACAAAGTATATGAGATGGTTAATGGATATAAGGAATGGGTGTCTTATGATATAACCTCAATAAATTAATGGTATGGCTTTTTTAGTAGGATACGACACGGTAGCGTCCTATGTCACGTTTATAGTGAATGAGGATAGATTCCCTTGTTTTGATGGTAAGGGTGCTGATTATATACCCGATCCGATAATATCATCGAATGCTTTTAATCGCAATCTTAGGTTCTCGACATCTAAACCGGGATTCGTGGATGTTGATTGGGGGGACGGGACAAAGGATCAATATCCTTTAGTTAAGATATCTGGTGGTAGTTATAGGATTGTATTCAGGTCTCTTGACATTGAGTATAAGAAGAATCCGGATGATACCGTATGGTGGTATAAGAAAGAGGATGGTTCACAATACATACCTGTCCCTCCACATAAGTATAGCGATATCAGGCGTAGAGAGGTTACGATGAGGTTCTCTAACGTAATTGATGGGGAATTTAATATGGATGGTATTGTCCTTCATGAGTTCCCTATAGCTAATCTTCCTGATATAACTTATTTTGCTGTGGTTAGATCCGTTTTAAAAAATGGTGATATCCCATATGACAGGATAAGCAAGAGCGTTAATCTTCGTAGTATACAGATGGGATCTTTTATTCATCCTGGTGTATGGAGTAATTGGCCAGAAGGTTTTTTAAATATGAAAGATCTGATGTATTTCGGATGCAATAACGTTTTTAACTTTGGGGATGATCCTGATTCTAATTGGAGAAGATTCTCTGAATGGAAGAATCTTACTAATTTTAACTTCAACTGGTGTAATATTCCTTCTTATGATCCGGCTTTTAATTCTATCCCGGCAAAAGATATAAGAATTATAAGCGATCGGAATAATATACCTGTATTTGATGAGGTGGATAAGGTTGGAGATGATAAGACAGGCGTTACCTTTATGGGTGGTGGTAGCTCATGGAAACAAGATCTGGTAGGAGGTAAGTTGAATAAGATTCAGGGCACGTATTGTAATTCAGGCACGGTGCCGGTAGATGATCTTCCGGATTGGTTGTATGAGGTAAGGGAATTTAGGGTATGGACTTTGTATGATGGTAGATTTATAAATACGCAGGAGAGGGCTGATACATTCGTAAATACATTTTATGATAAGATAATGTCGTGGAGTTATATAACGATGTCGCAGACGGCTTCTGACGGTAATAGGAATCAGTTTTATAAACTTACCTTAGATTTATATACTTCCGTAGCTCCTACCAACAAGAGACCATCTGGCGTTTATCAAGCCCCTGAGGGGTTTGTTAAGGGTGTTAGCAACGGTAATCCTACGACGCCTATGGAGAAGGTGTATGTACTTACCAACAACTACGGGCAGACATGGGTCTTGGCCCCTGCCCCAGCTTCTAAGGCCGCCCTTACGAGGGCAAGGCGGGCTGGGAAGGCTAGGATTACCCCGTTCGTCCTTGGCGTAAAGGACGGTCATGTATCCGTGTTCAGCGGAGACGTATTGGATGATAATATGAGTAAGTATAATTTCGCCGACAAATACGAGGCCATAGATATCTGTAACGATCTAGGATTGGACAGCTCGCCGGTTGTCGAGTATTTCAGGAGAATAGAGGAGGGAGAGGTATGAAGTTGATATGTAAGGATACGAATAAAGGGTCTATAACCTTTTTTACTAAAGGCAAATACGCTTTTAGGGGAGTTGACAGGAATGATACTACTGATGATGTGCCTGATCCTATATTGGATGTTAATAATTATAATGAGAGTATACAGTTTTATTCCAAGACCCCCGGCATGTGCGAGGTCGATTGGGGTGACGGGAATAAAGAGCAATTTCCTTTCGTGAAGGATAGGAGCGAATCCATATACGGGCGATATAGGTTGATGTTCAGGAGAAGGGATATAAGTTATCGTAAGAATCCGGATAGCCATCCATGGTGGTTTTATAAGGAAGATGGGAGTGAGTATATCCCTGCGCCTAATCATGCTTACGCTGATGGGATAGATAAAGAGCGGGTCATTACTATGACTTTTACGAATGATATTACATACGTTCAAACAACAAGGATAATGATGGTAGGATTCCCGATATTAGACGCCCCAAGTATTATCAACTTAACCTTATCCATTACCGGCAATGGGAATATAACCGATATCCCTAAAGACAGGATACGTAGATCGGTAAATATAGAGTATATAACACTTAACGAATTGGGTGTAGGGACATTGACATCCATACCGGATGATTGGGATAGGTTGACTAAGTTGAAAGGCATTAATTTAAGTCGAACGGCTGATTTTAATGATACGGAGTCTTCTAATATAAGGAAATTCCCCTCTATGTGGCCTAATCTTGTAACATTAGCTTTGGCAGGTTGCAGGGTTAGGGTATATCCAAGGGAATGGCTGTCTTTTAGCAAGCTAAGAGAATTATATATATCCCCGGGAGTGGCTATGCCATCGTTTGACCCTAATACATGCCCGGCTATGGATGAGGTGGATAAGATAAATCCTAGCTTAAGGACCTTCGATCATATAAACAAATGGTATGGGTCTGTCGTGAGCTGGCATCCGTATATGATCGGCAAGGGGCTGGAAAATATCACTAGCCTTACCGCCTCATATAGCTATAGTAATATAGATGTAAGTAATTTACCGGATTATATATATGAGATGAGATCTATGAATAGCTTTTATATGCATATCTCCTTGTCAACCCAAAGTCGATGTGATACGTTTATATCAACATTATATGAGAAGGTGATGGGGTTTGATTATCTCACCATGTCTTCCTCCGCTTCCGATGGCAAAAGGAATCAGTTTTATGGGTTGTATCTAAGTATGTATTTGGCTGCCAATCCTGTTGATAAAAGACCTAGTGGCGTATTACAGGCACCTTCTGGTTTTATAAAGGGTCAGTCTAATGGCTCTCCGTCAACTCCTATGGAGATGGTTTATGTGCTTATGAATAATTATGGATGGAGGTTTGATATGGCACCAGAGGCTTCGGCGTTAAGGTCAATACGATCTTCTGATATTAACATGAGGTTGTATAAGCCATATAAGCTTATCGTATTTGACGATGGGCGTACTTTTGTAGGCAATGGAGATGTTTTAGCTCATGATACAGATAAGATATTATCGTTTGGGGGCCAACCAGAAGGGGAGTATTTATGTGATTCTATGGGATTGGACAGGAATGTTATTGTAGAATATTTTAACAAGATAGGTAATGGCTAAGACATTATATAAATACGAGGCATCATCCAACAAGTTCGTGTGGTTCACTACATGGGATAGGGCACTTAGAAATTATTATACCGATGATTATAATTATGTACCTGATCCTGTCGTTGGTAATCCTTATAATACGTTTGTCGAGTTTAGATCCAGAAAGCCCGGTAGGGCTAATGTGGATTGGGGGGATGGAATAAAGGAGCAGTTTCCTATGACCAAGGTTCAAGGGGAGGATAATTATCGTATTATATTCCGTTCTTTAGCGATACAACATAAGAAAAATCCCAATACTACGTGGTGGTTCAGGAAGGAGGATGGATCGCAATACGTACCTGTGGATAATCATGCTTACGCTGATGGGAGGAGGGACGTACAACGGGCTGTGTCGATAGATTTTACTTGTGATATTTATTATGCCAATATCCAAGTTTGCAAGATGACATCTTTCCCGATTGTGGATATACCAGGACTTGAGTTTTTGATCGTATCCCATACGCTGTATGTTAATGACGGTATACCTGTAGACAAGTTGTCAAGATCCAAAAAGTTAATTTATATCGATCTTCAAAATATAGGGCAAAGAATGACCGTAATTCCTGAGGCTATAACCAGCAAGACAGAGGTATATTATTTAAATATGTTTAATATGCTTGATCTTAGGGATATAGAATCTAGCGGAATAAGGAATATAAAGAATATGAAAAATCTTCAAACCCTTGAATTGTCTTCATGTTATTTGGATAGGTATATAAAGGAGTTTAATGATCTTCCTAAATTAACTTCGTTGAGAATACATCCTGGCCCTTCTGATATGTGGAATTATTTTGATATAAATACCCTTCCTTTTTTCGAGGTAGATAAGATAAATCCTAACATTACTAATTTTGATTTTTTAAATGACTGGGTAAGTGGAGAAAGGAGGACGGGTTGGAATGATGATAATATGTCGGGTAGAGGATTGGATCATCTTACAGGTTTTTTCGTCTATCATAGTAATAGTATTAGAGTGGATAAGCTGCCAGATTATATTTATGAGATGAGGTCTATTACATGGTTTGTGATGGATTATTCCACTCATAGCCAAAAAAGATCAGATGATTTCGTAAACTCCTTCTACGACCTTGTTGTAGGATGGGATCAGATTACCATGGCATCCGTGGCCAAAGATGGGGAAAGAAATCAGTTTTATGGACTTGCGGTTTCTATGTATGGTAGTCGATATCCTGACGAGAATCAGCGTCCTTCCGGCACGGAGCAGGCCCCAGAGGGATTCGTGAAAGGCTCATCCAACGGGTCTCCCGCTACACCTATGGAGAAGATATATGTATTAAAAAATAATTACGCCCAGAAATGGACGATAAAACCAGCTTGACATGAATAGGAATGATATTATAAAAGAACTTGGATCGTATTTTGATATAGTAGAATTGGTGTGTCCTCATACGTACAATAAGTGGAAGGACAGATCGTGGCAGTTTCTTGATACAGCGTTTCTCCATAATCTTCTTATATTACGGAGGGATATAATTAAACAGCCTATGTATTGTAATAATTGGGACAAGCAGGGGCAGTTTTCCCAACGTGGTCTTAGATGCAACATCTGCCAGATAGTTAAGGATAAGAAAGATGTTTATCTATCCGCTCATGTGTTGGGTAAGGCTGGGGATTTCGATGTCAAGTCAATGACGGCGGAACAGGCCAGAGGCTTGATTTTGGATCATCAAGATATGTTACCATATCCTTTCCGGCTTGAGGGGAAGGTGGGTTGGTTACATTTTGACAGCCTTGATACGAGGAACGGTATACACGCCGTGGTGTTTTAGGTACTTAACGGTATAGTGGTTAACTTTGCGTATAGGGTATAAAATGAAAGACAAAGACATGATAGAGCGAGTGGGGGCTTTATGGAATATAGCGCTTGCGTATGGTGCCTCTTGCTGGGCTTACTTCCAGCCAGTGCATCATTTATTGACCGTATTACTTATAGTATTAATAGCGAATTTTTTGGCTAGGTTAGCGCAAAGCGTAAGGGGCTGGAAGCTCCGTAGAAGCCGTAGGAGGAGGTTTAGTTTCAAGAGATGGCTTAGGGAGGTCAGGTTCACTGATATTCTTAAGGAGTTCGCTTTGTCTTGTTTTATAGTAATGACATTATGTGTTATATATAAGACGTTATACCCGATCGAGGAGGAGGCTAGCATGATACTTACCGTTACCAAATATGGGGTGTATATAGCCCTTGTTGGATATGTGATGCTTTTCTTGAATACGATAGGGGATGCTTTCGCTGACGCTTATTTGGTTAAGGTGTTCAAGGCTGTATTCAAGAGAATAAACGTGTTCAAGATGTTTAGCTTCTCCAAGAACATACCTGATGAGACGTTTGACGATATAAGGAGGATTGCCGATGATGAGGTTAAGGATAAGTCTTAAGGCTGTTTTTTGTTTAGGTCTGTCGCTATTCCTGTCCTCTTGTGGAAGCAGGAGGCAGGTTAGCGACACGTCTATAGATAATCGTTTGATAAGCAGGATAGAGACGATGATAGATGAGGTCATGGACCGGAAGATCGTAGAGATCAGGACATCTGATCTTAATGCTGATATTGTCATAACTGAGAGGAAATTCGATACTACGAAGGAGGTGGATCCATCCACTGGGGAGCGACCCGTGTCCTCCCAGACGGACGCTCATATCGTCATAGGCCGGCGGGACAGCACGGTGACAGCCGATTCCCTTGGAGTTAATAAGACAAGGAATGATATAAAGGATCTGGATAATAAGACAAATATCAAATCTAAGGACGTAGATGATAGGAAGGAATCAAGATGGCCTATAGTGTGGATAGTAGCTGGTATCTTGATGATATTGTTGGTATTGGTGTATATATTTAAAAAGATAAAGGTTTTATGAGAAGAAGGATATTGAATAATGGAAGTGATGCCCTTGTCGATCAACACACAAGATTCTTGATGAGATTTGACAATGATTTTAAGGTTGATGGATACCCCCCCCCCCATAATATTGAGGATGGTTTATCCATTAAGGGAGGAGAGTTTGTTACCGATTCTATAAGAACTGGATATAAATATACAGATATGTATGATTCTTTTGGGATGATTGATACATTTAGTGCATTGTCACCTGATCTATTTGGTGATGGAGATCCATTTACCATTGATTTTTGGTATAAACCAATACAAGTTATTGACGCTTGTTCTGTTGGTCATGAATGGTATAATGGTATTTTTTATTTTGGCATAACTGATGATTATGGCTTATGTTTGTGTTTCGCCACTTATCAAGGATCATATAAGGTCAATACGGGTAAGGTAAATGTTGGTAAATGGTGTCATGTTGCTATGGCAAGGGATATTAACAATAATTTGCTTTGTTTTATAGATGGTATTCGTTTAGGTCAGATACCATGTCCTAATTATTCGTTGAGGTCACATAATATAGATCTTAATAGACAAAGGGATAGAAGTAATAGAGGATATTTTGTGATAGATAATTTCAGGATAAGCGATGGGGTTAGATGGACGTCTGATTTTGATCCTCCTAAATAAAAAGGGACTATGATCTCTCACCGTCCCTTATCTAATTAGTTTTTAAAGGATATGCAAATAGTATAGAGGTCAGTCCCGGATTCGAACCGAGGTATATGGTTTTGCAGACCACCGACTAAACCACTCATCCAACCGACCATGGCGCGAATATATCCATTTTTCTTGATAATATATTCGTTCATCATTATTTTTGGATCTATTTTTCAAGATTCGTCTTTATAGTTATCTTTGTGAAAAAGAAATACGAATGAATCAGATCAATATCATACCGAAGATAATTCATGATAAGTTCGCCGCTAGGATTATCATGGATGATTACGATATAGAGAAACCTATCGTTATTACTGTCGTGGCTAGACGTAACGATGGTGAGTATAATACCCAGATATTGACATACCCGACATCGGGCGTTGATTATGAGGGTAATGTAAGGATAGTGTTTTTCGATGTCGCTAGGTCTCATGTTTGCCAGATAACATCGGTATTTATCAACGGGCATGAGGTCAAGACATATTATACCGATATCCCGGATCTTGATATGCAAGCCCGTTATGACGATAGCTTGTGCCGGTACGATAAGAAGGTTAATATGAATGATATTAGGCTATCGTTTCAGGTGCTAGAGACACGTGATCCCAAGGTGTTGCAGGTATTGGATGAGTCCGAGTGGGGGCTGCTGGAGGATAGGAAGGCGATCATCGAGATCACTACGCCGGGCATGTCCGACCCCGTTACGTTGTTTCTTGGCAAGAATCAGGTCAATACCTTTACCAGCCTAACATTAGGTCTCAATTGTTTTAATTATGATGATTGCAATGTTAAGTATCTTGATCTTCCAGACGGTATATATGATATTAAGATCATAGGTAGCCCTTCCACTTACAATTTCAGTCGCAAGTATCTTAAGACGGATCTTATACGCAGACGTCTTGACCGGCTATGGATCAAGACCGATATCTTGTGTGAGGATAAGGATAAGGATCTTATAGGCAAGATACAGGAGATGGAGGCGCTTATGACTGTAGCGGAAGCTAACGTCAGGTTGGATAATATAGAGGCGGCTCATGAGATCATTGATCGTGTTGGAGAGCTTCTTGAGATGGCTACTAATTGCGTGGATTGTTGAATTTTAAAGATATAATTATGGGTTGTAATACTTGTAAGGAAAAGGCGTTAAGGGCCGAGAGAGAAAGGATTGAGAGAAGCATGATGAATCATTCTTCTTCTACCGTTGTTAGCGATATGGAGTACGCTTCTAGAAGCACCGCTGGTTGTATGGTTATGCAAGATCCGTTGCAGACCATGGAGCGTGACGTGGTTAGTATATATAAGCAAGTTCGTACTAAGGGTGATGGCGTTGGTGTATCTTATCTTAATATGCAGAAAAAGATCCGTGAATGGATCAAGAACCTGCCATATGGATGCCCGCCTGACGAGGAGGTACAGGAAATGAGAAAGGAGATTCTCGATGGGCGCGCAGAGCATATCAAACCTTGATAGAATAGATCTATGTAAGGTCGTAGACGAATGGCTGTCTTGTCAATGGGGTAGATATATGAGATACCATAGGTATAGGATCGGGGACAAGCCCGATATATCCTATTGGGGTAAGATAATTCGTCTGCAAAGGTCATTATGTGATAATGATTGCGGGTTATGCCCGGATGAGGTGAGATCGTTAAAGGAACGTGTTAATAAGTTGCTGGCATGAGAAAATACAGTTGTTCACATATAACCCCGTCCACTTGCGTACCTTATGAGGGTGATCTACCAGAGTGGTCAAAGCATAAGGACTCTGATGAGTGCGTTATGATCTCCGACGTCATAGAGGAGATATATGATGAGCTTACCCGTATTAGGGAGGCCATAGATGTCCGGGATCTTGGCGAGTCTTGCGTGAAGATAAATGGCGATAAGACTGTCGCTAAAATCCTTTACGCTATTGAGGATAAGATCTGCAATGGGTGATTAATGTCCTGATTTTGGGATATTAAAAATAGCCAATCGGTTTGTGTTTATCATCCCGATTGGCTATTTTTGTATGTCCGCCGACTCTCGCGAGGGAGCGGACATAAAGTAATTAATTATTAACTTCAAAATTAGATTAAAAAATGAAGACAGTAAATGTTTTAACAAGAAAGATGGGTGATTTTAACGTTTTTCAAAGAACGAGTGATGGTTATTTTGAAGCGTATGAGTTGGTGAGGCAATGGAACTCTTTGGAAGGGAATGAGCAAAGGAAGATGGATGTGTTTTTATCTTCGACTAAAACAAAGGAGTTTATTGATGCGTTATTAGAAGATTTATCTATTAATAGTTTTGGGCAAAAATGCCCAAAAATTGATAATCAATTAGTTAAGAAGTCTACTGTAAAAGAACATGGTAAATCTGGAAGACCTAAGAAGCAAGTATGGATGCACCCGTTTTTGTTTATCAAGTTTGCTATGTGGATAAATCCAAGGTTTGAGGTTCAAGTTATTAGATTTGTTCATGATCAGCTTATAGATTACAGGGATAAGGCTGGTGATGCTTACAAGAGAATGTCTTCTGCTTTATCTAAGATTGTAGATTCGTCAAGATTTAAAGATAAGGTACAGGATTTAGCTAGGTCTGTAAATATTATCGTTTATGGTCTTCATGAGACCATGATAAGAAATTCCGTAGGTGAAGAGATTAAGGCTAAAGAATTGATGGAACTGGAAATTGATATAGCCAAGATGATTGAGTTTGGATATATAACTACTGAAGAACAGTTAAGGGATTATTTGTATAAGGTTTTGAGAAGCAAAAAGGCTCTTCCTTTGTAATTTGATTTTAAATTGTATCTTTGTGACAAAGTGAATCATAATGGTATACGGTAATAAAGAAATAGTTCGGACGTTCACCAGAAACAACCCGCCTGCCGGGTACGTGGGCGGCTCTGTTGACTACCGGATCCCGCCCAACGTCTATTTTGGCGATACGCAGGAGGAAGCTGACAGTAAGGCTGAGGATGATATCAAAGCCAACGGTCAGGACTACGCCAACACATATGCCGACATAATACCGTCCGTATGGTATAATGATCAGGTATGCGATGAGTTTATCAAGAACAATTGCGTAAGCGGTAAGGGATCCAAGGAGCAGGTATGTATAGAGGAAGGTAGGTTTGTCTCTTATGTATCCAAGAAAGATGCCAATGATAAGGCTAGGGTGGAGCTTGGACGGATCGGGCAGGGGGAGGCCAACTCCGTCGGGGCTTGCTGCGAGGACTGGGCCTCACAACCTCTTCGTGGCTTGTTTTACAAGAACGATTGCGAGGCTGGCACATCAGGCAAGGAAGGTATTGTATATGAATTACCAGCCGGAGCTGTCATATCCGATATCTCCCAGATAGACGCCGATACGTTAGCCTATAGGAAGTTCATGAAAGAAGGTCAGGAGAAGGCTAACTCCGAAGGTAGTTGCTCGCCTGTATTCTATAATACGAAGATCGGTGATTGGTTCGAGAAGATATGTCCGTTCGGATATAAGTCCGGTAAAGTATATTACTCTATCAAAGCAAACAGGTTTAGGTCATGGATATCGGTTGAGGACGCCAATGCCAAAGCCCGTGAGGTTTTGATGGTAGAGGGGCAGGAGTACGCTGATCTTAATCTTGAGTGCGAGAAATGGATTGAGAATATCGATCAGGATGATCAGTGTTATTGGTAAGAATGCGTTTGTGTTTTCCATAATGTTAGATTAGTGTTTTGGAGGTAGAGGCTTATGGTCTCTACCTCTTATTGTTTCATACGTCTTGTTGTCTTATAATCAAACCAAATCTGTATCTTTGCTAAAAACATTAATATTATTCATATGCGTAATTCAGGTGGTTGTTGTCATGATCATTCACGGGAACGTCCCGAAGAGTGTTGTCATGGCGTTAAGATAGATAGGTTTCTTAACAAATGCCCTAACGATCCTTGTGATCCTTGCGATCGGGATTGTCAGGACGAACCTTGTGTTGGTTATGGATGTCCTATAACCTTGTATGATAAATGCGTCTTATACTCAGGCGATGAGTTGGTAGCGGATGGTATAGAGAAAGGTACTGACATTTCTGTCGTTATAGACTCATTGAGGCGTATTATAGCGTCTAGGGATAAGCAGATAGATTTATACCATCGTGAGGTTCTGGATTTGAGGAAGATTATAAACGAGCTTGTCAACGCCGGTGGTAGCGGTGGGGATAGCGGAACTGAAGAGGAGGTATGGTGATATGAATGGCTGCAACAAAAAACAATACAGACCTACTGTAGACGATACGAAAGTACCGTGTTCTACGTACATGAGTACCGATTGTATTTACCCCGGTGATAAGGTACGTGTGGAATCATTGGGATTATCCCCTAATTGCGATATGTCCGATACCCTTAACGCTATGATAAAGGCTATACGGGATAGGGATGCCGAGATACTTGAATTAAGAAGAATGATCAATAAATTGATTTGATATGAGAAATAATTGTAATCCATGTAAGCCGGAATATAGACCGGGGGACGAGTGCAGTATCTACAGTTCCCAGATCATATATGACGGTCAGTCGTTCCCTGAGGCGGATATCAGGAACGGTGATAGCATGAATAGCGTAATCGAGTCTCTGGTAAGGAAGCTGGTTGCCGTATCTGGCGCCACGGCGTCCATCCAGCGTGACTCGTTCAAGGGCGTTCAAGCTGTCAGATTAAGATACGAGCCGTTGAACGTGCTCAGCGTTACCTATTGTGGTACTATCGTCCCTAATGACGGATATGTCGTTTCTGGCAGGTCCGTTAAGTTTAAGAAGAAATATTGCATGGGTGATGAGTTCACTGATGTTAATATCGTATATACTACATTGAATAGTAATATTTTAAATACCTTATGTTATGGCTAAAAGAGTGTACGATACGGTCTTGGCTTCCGAGTGCGACGGCTGGGTATGTGGTGAGACCCTCAAGAAGGGATCTCTCCCCGTAGACAGGTTAGAGCTTGATTCTTTTTCAGAGGCCGTCAGGGAGCTTATAGAGCGTTTTTTCGAGGAGGGATGGTTGCCGGATATGATCTGTGATCTTGGTTGTGGAGGCGCCAGCGTGTTTGAGATTAAGCCTACTAACTTCGAGTATCCTCCTGAGGGTGGCGAGCAGATTCTGGAGATTATCGTAGGTAAGAGTGATAAATGGACTATAACTCAAGCGGAATGATATGAATAATTTAAAAGATATTCTTGCTAAGATCGAGCAAGGCTCCTCATGGGTGTCCTACGACAAGATTTCCGGTACCGGTCCCGACAAGGTGGCTATCAAGGTAGAGCCGGGATGGATGGGTAGGTTGCCTAGGGAGACTTACGTGGCGGTCGAGAAAGGCAAGGTTACGAAACTCGCTACTATAACCCAGAAGGGTATGGAGCGGGTAAGCGTGGATCCGACCAATATCATGTTCGACATGGAGGGTGGGACGGCGGTCATCAACGCCAAGCTCAACTCCGCCTCGGTCAAGGCTTCCTGCCTTACTCTTGGTGGTTCGGTGAGCAAGTCCTATATAGTATCCATGAACGTGAACGGTTTATCCATGAAAGTCCCGGAAGAGGATAGCAGATATATAGTGTATGCCGATCCTGAGGATCCCGGAGCCACTGATTTGTATGAGGCTAGCTTTGTCATAGCTATGCCTAAGAATATGGATAACGAACAGCATCATGAGATGTTTGTCTTGAATGGCAAGGTTGTTAATATCAATCAACAGCCTAATGATATACCTTATATCATACTTGATCATGACTTTGATAACGTAACTAGTGAGAACGGTCAGGTTGTTATCGATATTAAGTCCAATACCGAGTATGATATCGAGCTGGTATGTTGCACTTGCGGTGATGGTAGTGAGCCGGAACCGGAACCACCCTTCAACGTGGATCCGCAAAGGTTGACGCTTAATAAGGATGGTGATACCCAAATCGTGAGGGTAGAGGCCGGAGATGATGTTTCATGGAGAATAACTGAAGGATAATATGGCAAGGGAAATAGATAAGAATTGTGTCGAGGGTAATTGCTTTGCCATTAACGACAAGAGCCATGGGGTAGGCGATAATAAGCTTAATATCGTATACAAGGCTAATTATACCGGTCAGATCTGTACGGCTAAGTTCCGTATAACGTCAAAGGACGGTAATATTGTCAAGGAGTATATGATAGCTCAGGACGCCAAGCCCGTTTATTATAATATCAAGATGGTTCAGCCGTTCACCAAGGACGACTGTCTGGCCAACCAGCATGGATCGGTGGTGTTGTATACGGTCGAGGAAAGGACTTACAAGTCGTTTATCTCGCAGGAGGACGCAGACGCCAAGGCTATGGAGGATATAGCCCTGAACGGTCAGAAATACGCCAACGAGCATGGTGAGTGTATAACCGATATCTGGTATAACGAGGAGCAGAGAAAGACGTTTATACGTAATAATTGCGATAAGTTCAGTGACGGTCAGGAATATGTTTATATCATTCCTGAGGGCAAGTACGTATCTTCCATCTCTCAGGAGGACGCCGATAGGAAGGCTCTTGAGGATATTGAGAAGAACGGTCAACAACAAGCCAATTTGGAGGGTGAGTGTAAGCCTAAGGAGAATATCTATTATGGTAAGTTTAGCAAGACCTTTACCCGTAACAACTGCGACTCCACGCAATATGGTACTGATGTGGTTGTCGATGAGACGATGGTTACAGGGGACTTCAGATCCATCGTGTCTCAGGAAGACGCTAATAGCCTAGCAAGGGCTGCTGTCGAGGCTCAAGGTCAGGATATAGCGAATATCAAGGGTAACTGTGAGAAGATACCGGTATTTACCGGATCGTACTCCAAGGTATTCCAGAGAACCAACTGCCCTGAGGGTTCTACTCCTGTTGACTTCACCGTGGACGAGAAGATGTGTTCTGGATATCCGTTCACTTCTACGGTATCGCAGGATGCCGCCAACAAGCTGGCGCAGGACGCTGTCGAGGCGCAAGGTCAGGCTATCACCAACGAGCGTGGCGACTGTCAGACTAACGTCTACTATAACGTAAGGATGGAGAAGACAGTCACTAGAAACAATTGCGATGAGTTCCATATCGGTCAACCTTATACTTATGTTGTAGCCGCTGGTAAGTACTTCTCTATTATCTCTCAGGAGGATGCTGACAATAAGGCTAAGGCCGATCTTGAGGCTAACGCCCAGCAACAAGCCAACCTAGAAGGTGAGTGTAAGGAGAAGACGATCTACTACGGTAGGTATAATAAGGAGTTCACTCGTAATAACTGTGATGAGACCCAATACGGCACCAAGGTTGTCGTGGATGAGACTATGGTGACAGGAGATTTCAGGTCTACCGTATCTCAGGAAGACGCCAACAATAAGGCTAAGGCCGCCGTCGAGGCTCAAGGTCAGGATGTGGCTAACGTGAAAGGTAAGTGCGAGAAGGTGCCTGTATATACCGGTACTTATACACGTACGTTTACCCGTAACAATTGTGGTGCTGGCACTGGTGGTACTTATACGGTAAATGATAGGATGGTTGACGGTTATCCGTTCACGTCTACCGTATCTCAGGAGGATGCCAATAACAAGGCCAAGGCCGCCGTTGACGCCCAAGGACAGGCCCTTGCCAATATCCACGCCCTTTGTACGTACACCGGCCGTGCTTCCTTGGGATTCACGAGAAACAACTGTGGTGAGTGTAAGATCGGATCTAAGGTGACAATCACCCAAGATATGGTAGAAGGACACCCATTCCAGTCTAACGACTCCCAGACCGCCGCTGACGCTATGGCTATGACCGCCGTACAGGCTCAAGGACAGGCTTTGGCTAACACCAAGGGTACTTGCTCTAACGCCACTATGTATACCGGCAAGGCTAGCTTCGAGTTCACGAAGAGCAATTGTGGCGCTAATCAGGTAGGAAATCCGTTCACCGTGACACAAGATATGGTGGAAGGTCATCCGTTCCAGTCTTGTGTATCACAGGATGAGGCTAACTTAGTCGCTATGGCCGCTGTCATGAATCAAGGTCAGAAGATCGCCGATGAGCGTGGTACTTGCCATGAGGCTCCTAAGTATACCGGTCATTATAGCGAGGCGTTCGAGAAGAATAATTGTCCTTCTGGTCTTATCCCGTCTTCAGTTACCGTTACTGAGGCTGACGTGACCGGAGGTCCGTTCTACTCATACGAGAGCCAGTACGCCGCCGATGAGCTTGCCAAGGCCGCTGTCAAGGCGCAAGGTCAGGCTGTTGCCAACAACCGTGGCACTTGCGACGAACTGAAGATATATGTAGGTAATTATAGCAAGGAATTTACTCCTAAGTGTCCTACTTGTCAGTACGCCGATCCTATCACCGTAACCCCGGATCTTATGGGTCAGTTCTTCACCTCAACCCGTTCTCAGGAAGAGGCGGACGCTTTGGCTAAGGCTTACATTGATAGGATGGGTCAGGCGTTCGTTAACAAGAACTATGATGACACGTGTCATACTAAGACAGAGCAACCGGTATGGGAGACTATCGAGACCGTATGTAAGGATTGTATCTCTAAATTACATCAACGTAATACCAATACCTGCTACACTGATCCTGAGAATCAAGAGCGGTATATAGCTGGTGGTAATAAGACATGCTTCTGGTTTGGTACGGCATCCAAGGCCTTTACCCGTCAATGTGCGGATGGTGGAGTTGGAAGCTCTGTTACCGTAACTCAGAATGATGTTACGGATCCAAGTCCTAGCTCTGATGGTAAGTTTAAGTCATGTGTATCCCAAGCTGACGCTAACGCCAAGGCATTGGCCGCCGTGAACTCTCAGGGTCAGGCCGTGGCTAACTCGAAGGGTACTTGTACGTGGACAGGAAGCTATACCGGACAGGTTAGGAAGAACAATTGCGCTGACGGCGGCGTGGGCGACATGGTATCCGTAAGTAGCAGCAAGCTTCCGGGACACCCGTACACCTCCACCGTTTCCTTGGCTGACGCCAACAAGAAGGCTGAGAACGCGGTTCGTGGATCTGATGGTCAGGCTTACGCAAATAAGAATGGAGGATGTACATGGACTTACGTGGCAAGCCGTGACTTCTATAGGAACAATTGCGCCGGAAGCGGGGTTGGTCAGAGAATAACGGTAACCTCTACGCAAGCCAACGGCGGTACGGCTATCACCAGCAAGGTTTCTTTGGCTGATGCCAGGAGCAAGGCAGAGCAGATCCTAGACCAGAGAGGACAGGATTACGCTAACCAGCATGGCACTTGTGTATGGACCGGTACTGGAAGTTATACTTTCTATAAGGACAATTGCGGTACATGTAAACATGGTGTCGCTCTATCCGTTCCTTATAGTGCCTTAGGGTTGTCAGCGTTGACATCTACAATATCTCAGGCGGATGCCGACAGCAAGGTTCAAAACGCTTTCAGAAATGATACGGCGACTAAGACCGCCGCTCAAGCTTATGCCAACAAGAACGGTGATTGCGCTGACGATGATGATACTCCTACTTATGGTGATTGGAGTTATTATTGCGACGGGTGTACCTATCGTAGGAGAAGGAGTCAAACCAATCCTTGTTCCTCTGCTTCTGATCAAAACGAGGTGGTTGAGTATGATTCCAGATCTTGTGGATGCGGATGTGATAATACATACGATATGGATAATAGCAGGTGTAATAATGGTAATAGCGAGGAGCATTATTCTAGCGAGTGCGATCCTACGGGATATTGGCAGAATGGTGGCGAGCATTGTTGTAATCCATATGACTACACTATCTATACAAATGAGGTATGTAAGGGGTGTTCGGGTAGTTGTGGTGATATATGTGTTCCTGAAAGTCCTCTTAAGGTTGTTAGCGCAGGTGATTTTTGTGCTTCTTCGTCAAGTTTAGCCAGTGAACAGGCTTATAACAAGTATAAAGAGTACAAGGATGCATTACAAAATTTAGTTGATGCTAGGACATGCCCTCAAATGGTATGTAACGATAGGGTCGAGTGGACCGCCACTAAGGAAGGGTGTCCATCTAATTGTACTGCTCCGACATACACGGATTATTGGTCAGCTGGTGGTAATAACGGTGCTTGGTGTGAGTGTGATGGTGACAAGGCCGCCCTTACCGCCGCCGCCTTAGCGAACCTGAAAGAGATCTGTCAGGAAAGAGCCAATGC